TGTTCTTGTTTAAATTAAAATTCCTTATAAAATCGTTTCATTTTCGTTTCTCCTAGTATCCACGTTATATAACATTATGTTGGCACACATATAACCTTTTCGGTTGCGTCTTTTCCAATACAGTTTGTTGTAACAGTAATTTGATTGCCAAAAGGGAATCATCATTTTGTGCTTTTTAAAAAAATAATTAGGGTTTGTGGGTCCGCAAATGCTACAATCAAATATAGGATTACCTGTTTCAGCGCATATTTTGTTTACACAATATAGGCATTCATTTTGATAAAGTCGGTTATAATTAATGGCGAAAGGGGCATACTTTTCATATTCTTTGTAATACACCTCTAAATAGTATCTGTCAGTTTTGCATCGATTGTTGACATCTTCTAAAACTTTTTTATTTAGCATTAACGGCGAATCAAAATTGTACTTTTCACCATAATCTACCCGCAAACTATTAATATTATCTTCTGCAACAATTTCTGTTTCATTACGAACAATACGAATTTTTATTATTTCTTCGTTATACTTTTTATCACCAAGTATTTGTTGAAGAACACTGTTCGACGATTCTACAATTACATACTTTTTATATTGAACGATTGTGGAGTCGTTAAATTTAAAAAAAAATTTTTTTATTACTCCCGAATACATTAACTTTTTTACGGAATGCAACGACAGCGTTGGATAGAGCTCAATAACATCCATAACATTGTCGCTAGTTTTGCAGCACTTCAAACAACAAAATTTAAAAACTTCGTCGTCAACATTGCGGTAGTCGGTAATGACAATAAAAATAAAATTAGTTTTTTTGGACGTTTTGTTTTGTTTAAATATAGTCTTGCAATTGAAGCACACTGCATTATCCAAACCGTGAATAAGCTTTTGAGCAATTCCTATTAAAGCGTTGATAACCTCTTGAATCTCTTTTGACAAAAATTGTGTCCTCAAATCTATCATTTTGAAAATGACCACAAAATCATCTGCGCAACAACATTTATATTATATTTCTGCATTTTAAACAGGTTAGTTGGCTATATAAACGTTGCGCTTAACTATCACCTCATTCGTTATCATGTTCGTGCAACTAATACTCGTCGTCCTGGCGCCGTGTTTTGTTTGTTCGTCAAATATTTTGTGTGTGTTTCCCACACCGGCGTTGAGTCATCAGTCTGTGTTTGCAGCGTACGTCGATAAGTTAGTTATTGCTGGACACAACGTTACCGTGATCACACCTATGCCGCGTGGAGTTCAGCATGTTACGGAAATAGATTGTTCAACTAAAAACGTATTCGTGAATTTGGTGAAAAATTCGACATCATTGAAAAAACGAGGTCTAGTAGCCGACGAATTGACAGTAACTGCTGAAAATTATACACCAATAATAGATATGGTGGTGGAGCAGATAAAAAGTTACAATGTTACGAATTTGTTAAAAAACAAAGATAATAATTTTGATTTGGTTGTATGTGAAGCATACCTTGATATAATTTTAATATTTGGTCATTTGTATCGCACACCCATAATAAAATTTTCATCCGGCTATGGTACCAACGAAAATTTTAAAACAATGAACGCGGATGTGAAATACAATTCGGTGGTGTATCCCAACCTGTGGCGGTCAAACTTTTCAAATGAAAATATTGAACAAGCGCTGAATACCGAATGGCAAAAGTTGAAACAAATACAGAATATTCGATTACAAAAATTGTTTGGAGACCGCACTTCTACTATTTCTGTAATGCAGCAAAGTGTGAAATTGTTATTTGTCAATGTACCCCACGTGTTTGACAGCGACAGACCTGTTGGCGAAAACGTGCAATATTTGGGTGGTATTCATTTAAAAAAACCACGACCGGTGCGCGATATAAAATTAATAGAATTTTTGAATCAAAAAACGAATATAATTTATGTTAGCTTTGGATCTATTTTGGACGCCGCTGCTATGGACGAAAGTTTGTTGACAGAATTTGTGAAAGTGTTTACTAAATTTAATGTGCTGTGGAAGATAGACAATGTTGTTAGTTCAAAATTCAATTTATCCGATAATATTTTGACTAGAAATTGGTTTCCTCAAAGAGATATTTTAAATCATCCCAATGTAAAATTATTTATAACACAAGGAGGTGTTCAATCTGTGGACGAAGCTGTCGATAGCGAAATACCGCTTATTTGTATTCCAATGGTTGGGGATCAATTTGTCAATTGTCGTAGAATAGATCAATTAAATATTGGTGTGGTCGTAAATATTTTAAAGTTAGAAAGCGAAAATTTGTATAAAAAAATTAACGACGTAATGAACGATACTACTATTGTGGATAAAATTCACGCTTTAAAGAAAAATATTCACGACGCACCTATGAAACCATTGCATAAAGCTTTGTGGTATACCCAAAAAGTGTTGAGAAATAATAAATATTGATTTATAAAATAGTGTTTTATTTAAATTTTGTTTTGTTTTTACGATACCTTAAAACAATAGCGATTATTATTAGAGTCCCCAATACAAACACTGCTAGGGTTAAACATATTATTAATATATTTAAATTCATGATGGCGGTGTTGGTGTTTTTTTCTGTGTTACTATCGCTCTCCTCGTCATTTATAGGAGTTACATAATATTCAGGCAAACAAGGTTTTGACAGCGCTTCGTCTAAAAGCGGCGTTAGTTTATAATTATTTTTAGTTTCTACATCAATGCTGTAAAGCATGGCCGATTCTTTGAAATTAAACTGACCGTAGTCCATGTTAAAAGTAAGCAATTTGTCAGAGAACCGTTTTTTTAAATGTATTTTTTCCAGCTCATTGGTAATTTCTTGAACCAGTTCTCTAACAAATACACAATCCAGTGTTAATTTTGAAGACATATATGGAATTCCGCAAGAATCAATGCAAAAATAGTATAGTGATATTTCGTGCCGCAACACAATTTGGTTTATGTCGTCCCATTGTGAATTACGATCCAGTGAGTATTGAATCAGATTAAGAAACCGGTGTGGATAAGAGTTTGTAACAATGTATTGCCCGATTTCTTGGTTACTAGTGTCCAGATAAACGTTTTCGTTGTCGATGACATTGTAAAGTTGCACATTTTTTTGTTGATATTTGTAAATTTCACCAATTAAATCTAAATCATCATCTTTGTCGTCAAATATTTTGGGTGTAGAAAGCACAGCATGGGCAGAAGTATTAGACACAATAGTAGAATTGTCGGGAGTATTAGTGGAAGATACAATAATCCAATCATTATCTCCGGATCCTTCTAGATCATCACAATTAACAATATTAATTAGTGCAAAAATATTGATAAGTGCAAACATAAAAGTTGTGAATTGCATTGTACAATTGTTTTTATAAGTATTGCACTTTATATATGTAGGCTAATATCAAAAATAGCATTATTACAAACATGTAAATAAGAGCGTTTAAGAATATTTCTTTTGTAGTTGCTCCTACGCATTTGTTTTCGATTGTTGTAGGTTCGTAAATTTTGTCGTTTTTGTTCATGATGGAAAAAAATACGCTTTGAAATTTTTGAGAAAAATGTCCCAGTCTCGTAATCGTTCTTGGGTTTTAGGTTTATCGTCTATTAATAATTCATAATAGCGTGTGTAGTTTTTAGGATTCAGTTTCCATTTAGCGTATTTGTAAATTAGTTTTGTCATATCTCTCGGTGGACACATTATATGACCCGGCGCGTTTCCTCCAAAATTAAGACCGCATATTTTGATATATTTTTTTTTATTATCATTATCACCCCCGTTACAAGTTCCGACACTTTCTATAATTTTGGAAATCACTTTAGTGGTATCATTAAAAGGATTGGCCTGACGTAACATCATTGTAAGCACAGTGTTGTAAATGATAAAACTTTTGTAAATGTTTTGAGAAATGTTTGAATATTCCGTTTCGGGAATAGTATTAAAATAATAAATGGAATTGATAAAAGGTTCTTCGCCTTGTTTGTACAAACAATACATTTCTTGTGGTAAGATAACACATTGTTTAAACGAGTACAAACACTGTATGTACATTGTGTTAAAAAGTTGATAAACTTTGGAATCGGAATTTACACTGTCGTTTTTTGCGTGACCGTTTAAATTTTGTTTGTCATTTTCTATATAATTATGGACATAACGCATGACCACGCGTACTAATTGTATATCTGTTTCGCCAGCTTCTTCGATTTCTTGCAAAACCTCATCAATATCAGACTCATATCTTACACCACATATTAGTTTGTATGCATTTTTATATGTCAACAGTTTTCGGTTGTCGTTTGTTGTAAGCAACCATTCGTAATAGGGATCTCCGTTGTAACAGCAATATTTTAGATCAATTACAGTGTAGTGTTCGTACAACGTTTTATTTGGAGTCTTCACACGAATTAGACTGCAATTCGTATGATGTCGACGATAGCGACATTGTTTCTTTGATGCGCGTATTGGTTGGTATACAACAATCGAGCGTACCATAGCAATGTCTGCGTAATTCATTTTTGCTTTTATCTACGACGTGAAAAATAAGATATTTTTCGTTTATAAGTTTTGTGTTGTTTTTAACAATATTGTCCAATATGTCCATCAGCCTTGATTTTGTCACCGACACCGATGTGGAATTTTCAAATCAGTTTGATTTTATAGGCGTTGAAGAAAATCTTTTTGTATATAAGAACAATATAAATAACAATCTTGCGTACTTTTCACATAAACTTGTTGATTTAAACAACGTAGATAATTATACAATCTATTATTGAGAATGGATAGTGACGATAATAGTTTATACGATGTTGGGGGTGTTAAACGTACACGAAAAAGCAGTTTGTCATCGTTAAAAAAATTATTTAAAAGATCTTCTAGTAAGAATAGCGACGTCGAGGAAAATAAAATGACAGACAATAGGGAAAGTAGTAGTAAATTTACACTGAACCAAAGTGGTGTACCTGTTTTAGATCCAACTCCGTCATCGTCTCCAACTCCGTCATCGTCTAGTGATTCGGTCAAAGTTTTTGAGGCTTTTGCGCCAAATTTGCATAGTATGAATCTAGCCACAATACAATCAACAATAAACACCTACTTTAAAGATGTTACTGCCTTTGAGCTTGTTCAATCTCCGGGTGATTGTGCACTGGCGTATTACTATTTTGCTCATTACATGCTTCTTAATACAATTGGAGAACATCCACAAATGTATAAAAATTTGTGTAAAGTTATGTATAAATGTTATCGGGATTGGAGCAAGCAAATTCGATATTTATATCCTTTAGTCGTTAACTTAAACGGTAAACATCCTACCAAAGATATAATGAACATTATAAACCAGCATATATACCTAATATTGAAATTTGTTTATAAAAATGTGTTTAATGAAGAACTTAGTGAAAATTTTTATCAATTGACACACGATTTTCAATCTGAAATACCGGAAAAAGTGGAATTATTGTGGGCACAAATGCGTGACAAACTATTATCTGACCAAATGCAATTATCAGCCATATACGACGGTGAAATTGCATATTTGGAACCTGTTGATAAATTTTACGATCACGAAAAAGACACAGAAACTGTACATGTGAGCGACATAAAATTGAGATCAGCTCCTACGTCTAATAAAAAAGCGGCTTTTTTTCAAATAAGACGTTATTAAAATTTATCCTTTATTTTAAATAGTAAGTTTCAAATCGAGTTCAACATCTTGGTACCCATTTATTGAATTTTTTAAAGCTTGCGAAAATGTTTGTATTTTTTCCTCTTTTCCCTCGTTGATATTAAATGTTTTGCTCTTTTCCACAAACGCTTTTGCGTGCTCATTGTTTATAAAAGGATATTCGAATCTGTATAAAATTTCTCTTTTGTACGGATCATGTTTTTCGTATAGTTTGTCGCATCGTTTGCACATTAAACGTTCTAAATCAGCAATTTGACCAAACGTAATATAAACAAACCCTTTTTCGTTATTGTTAATTTCTTGTACACAAATTGCGCATTCCAAATTTTTAAATTGATCTTGTATTATTGTTTCGGAAGCGATTTTGCACTCAGTTTTTGTTGTTATGAAGACCATTATTTTAATTTGTCTAATCTTAATGGTAGAGTGTCTACCGCTTATGAGCGTTGAAGATTATAAACAAACATCTTTAATTGTAAACATTCTAAGTTGTGTGTTTCAGTTTATAGAAGTAATATTAGTTATAATTTTTGCATTATATAAAATGAACCAATAGGTAATAAACGCAGCGATATACGTATCGATCTACACCATTGTTTTAAATAAGCAATTGTTCCGGTCACGTGATTTTAATAAATTTTTTAAAATAAAAGAACTAAACTTGTTATTTATTTGCAAATGGGTATAATACATGATTTTGATTATTTGTACACTTCCATGTCGGAAACTTACAATTTACATTATAAATTGTCTTGCCAAAATTTCAATGACGAAACGACTGAATTAAAAAAAATTAAGACTTATTTTTGTTGCGCATTAAATTGTTTTAACAAATGCATACTCCACAATTGTGTAGTAATAATTTTGGGTACTTGGTTGGACAAACGTTTTCGAAATAACGAAAGTGATTACGGTTTTACAGGCACGTTTATTATCGACGGTAGACACTTTTCTTTTCCCAACATAATGATGAATAACAACGTGTTGGTGCATAATTTTTTTGACAAACAATACGCACGTGACAAGAAAATGAAACGAATGTTTTTGTATGGTAACTATGATGACGAAAGAACAGTAAATAGAGCCATACAACTCGTGTACGACAAAATAGACGATGTGTTTTATGTTCGTGACGTGTACGCCAAAGATTATATTGTCGATCACAGCATCAATAAGGTTTTAAAAAGCTATTTGAAAAGTAGCGGAAAATGGCCAGAAATCGATTTTATGTTTTCGTTTGACGATTGCTACGAATCGTTACTATTTGAAAAATTAAAAAATATTATGAGTGTAGATTTAACCTATCAGATAGATTCTTTGTCTAACAAAATTATCTATAAACAGTCTTATTTGCTAAAATTGACGTATTTAAACGTTTTAAACAAGCTTCACAGCGTAGACGAAGAGTTTCAAAAAAAGAAAACAATCCTGTTTCCAGTCGAATCCAAAAAAATTTATGATATAATAATAATGGGAAAACTAATACAATCGGTGTCCAAAGCGCTCAGTAAACAAAAAAAATACGATCAGGAATATAATTCTAACAATAACAATTTAGAAGTGTTTCCGTTGCAGCACAGAATTGGTAATGAAGTGTTGCGCGTGATTAACGAAAACTTGCAGCAGGACATGCTCAAACATACAGAAGATTATGTAAAATTTATAGACAGCTTTTTTCACGGCGAAATGACAGTAGCTGGTAAAAAATTTTTCTTGTGCCACAACATTGTTTTACCCGATGTCGATTATAAACGCGTTGCAAATTTGTTTAAACATCTCATAAATTCACGATTGTTATTTGATATAAATTCTACAAAAAATGAGTGCGAGATAAAAGACCAAAATAATTTCGGAAAAATATTACCAAATAAACTCGCACTCATAAACATGCTTGTTGCTTTTAACAATCGTCCGACTAAATATTATTGCGATAAAAGTAATTTGTACGACATTTATTACATTCTGAAAAGAAATCGTTCTCCGATCGAAATAAAAGTGGCTAACAACATATTGTTTGTAAACCATCACGAAGGTATGGTGATGTTAAAAAAAAGTGTTTGTATCAATAACGAAATACACATAAACACTTTGCAAACTGCTTACGAGTACCACAACAAACATAGTATAATTAATAACGACACTGTTTTAAATTTTGAGGATAAATTGGGTGAAAACACTACAGCTGCTTTAATGTCTACCATGATTTTGGAATATTACAAGAATTATTTGCATATCTTTGACTCTATTCCTGTAGCAAAACTGATAGTTAGTTTGACCAATTTAAAAAACGGCATGGTCGTCCTAAAAAACAATTATGAATTTTTGCCATTGGGTAACAGTGTGGTGGTGCATGATTCAATATATTACAACGATCGCACTTTTTGTTTATGGACAATTGTAATGGACAATAAATTAAAAACAGCCGAAGATCCATACATTCCTCATACCCATTTACCCATCGAAATTTATCACAACAAATTGAATAAAATTAAAGGCAAAACAGCCAGCAATATATGTGAGTATAAAAAAAGTGGCAAAAACAATATAATTTTAGTGGAAGGACAAAATTATTTGTGTATTTTTGGGGTTTTGGTTTGTAACAACAAAGTGAATTGGAATTATGATGGTAAAAAATATAAAATAGAATATTGCACCAGCAAAGAGTGGCATGTGTATAAATTTTATATGTATTTTAGAAAAGTTAAAGGGCAAACTATAAAAAAAGTCGATAGCGATATGACGTATGACGCTAACGGAAATATATTTGTAAAATTAGAATTGGTGTACAGCGTTACGGATTTAGAAGGGATTAAAATTTGCGGTGTGCACGGACAAAAAGGTGTGCTAAACGAATCGGAAGATTTGAGTAAATACGTGGCCGAAGACGATGCTAGCGTTCATGCTCAACTTTGCCTCTCACCAATATCTTATCTATCAAGACAGACTAATTTTAATAATATGCCTACAAAATATTGCATTATTGATGGTGTTCGTTATCCGCTAATTTTGATCCCTTACATGTTTTTTAACAACACGCCAGACAATATATTCAAAGAGTTTATAGGCAACAATATTACCGGCTACGAAAAATTAGAAGGAACTAGACTCGATCAATGGAGCATAAACCAATCGTTTATGGGAAACAGACTAGCAGAAGGTCTTCATTGTGTGCGTAATGGTAATAACACGAACAAACATTCCGGCCAATACAATGTGTTTAAATCGTTATTGCATTGCAATAACATTAAAATTACGTTGTAACGGAACAATAAAAAGCATACGACAGTATTTTGTTTATCATTATGTTTGTAATTGTAATGTTATATTGTTTACCAATAACCTTTGCAATGTTTCCTCCAATTTCCAGAAATATAAGTTTGTCATCTAAATTGGCAGTGTCGCCAGAATATTACACTATAATTCTGAAAACAATCGACAACCATGCAATTGTTTCTGTGCCAAATAAAAACGGAAACAGATTACGAGTAAAAGCAAAATCGGTGCCAACTTCATTTAACTTGTTTTTGATTAACAACGGCTACATTCTGCGAAATTATAATTTTAACGACCAGCTGTGTTTAAACACCAAAAATCAGTTTAAAATGCTATCTAGACTGACCACTAACAATTTACCAAACGATTGCACACTGTTTTTTGAAACTAACAAAATTAATAAAAATGTTAACGTTACTTACAAAATAAATTCCAACAAATTATGTATAAACTCTAGTGATATCGAACAAGATTTTACTTTTAAATTGTATATTAAATCAAATAATAAAAAATGGTATTTATTTGTTGATACAAATTCTATGACAAGTACCAATTCACCATCCAAAGCTACTATATTTAAAACAGAATATACATCTTGTTTGAACAGTTTTAAGAACAATTTTGTTTGTATGCTAAATAACGAAAATATTAACTGTGATTATGCTAATATTTTTAAGAACAGCGTTAATGTGTGGAAAAACAAAATTATTAATAATATCAAAAACAAAGTCGAAGCAATAAAGATACCCGAAATTATAATTGCAAAAAACAAATTTACAACACAAATAATTGAAGCGCCTAAATTTAATGTAACAAATGTAACAACTGAATTTAATGTAACAACTGAATCAAATCAATCAAATGTAACAACTGAATCAAATCAATCAAATGTAACAACTGAATCAAATCAATCAAATGTAACAACTGAATCAAATCAATCAAATGTAACTGAATCGAATGTAACAACTAAATCTAATTTAACTGAATCTAATATAACAACTGAATCTAATGCAGCATCTAATGATACCATAAATATTAGTACCACAACAAACAATCCAAAAAAGAATGAGGCGTTTTTCAAGTTATTTTTTAACCATGGTAATAATATAGCATCTACAAAATGTATATTAATTTTATTGTTGGTGCACTTTTTTTGTTAAAATAAAACAATAAATAAAAATAATTTTTTATTCAATTTTAGGCATAGATTTATACACTAATGTAACAAACGACATGTCATAAAAAGCGCTGTCAGGTATTGGCGCTGCCAATTTTAGACCTTTGGAATGTGTAACTCTACTCAACGCAACATAAGTTTGGCCGGGCACAAATACGCGCAACGGGTGTACAGTTAGATTTTTTAAAGTCATTCCTTGTGCTTTATGTATAGTTACTGCCCAACCATAAGTTATTGGAAATCCGATAACTTGTTTAACCATCCCTTTGGTAGAAGTGTTAAAATATAACGTCCTTTTTCTGAGTACACCTATCGCGTCGTCGTGTTCTCTTCTAATATATATCTCATGTTCCTTAAAAGACTCCACAATTCCCAGATCGCCGTTACAAAAACTGTCATTGGTATGAGTAATCATAACTCTTGTTCCTTTACGAACCTTCAAATTTTGGGGAAAAATTAAATTTTCTTGATCAACGTTAAAGCATAGCATGTTTCTGCGCCATTTTGTTGTATGCGTTGATATGTCACACAAAAACTCTTCATTGCTTTTGTTGTAATTGTAACATTGGTTGTTAAGAGCATTGGCTTCGCTGTGGGTGCTGACTAAAGAAGTATATAGTAGTTTTTCTTCGAGCGATTGTGGCGTTTTTAACACCATATTGTTGAAATAGGATAGGCACGTATTGTCGCCAATTCTAAGCAAATTTAAATTATTAATAAAATCGGTTTCTGATTGGCGCATATTTTCGGTCAGCTCAAATAGTCTAAAACATTGCCATACATCTGCTTTGTACGGCGGTAGATAATCTGATGTTTTAGTTACCGGAGGTAATTGATAAAGATCACCAAACACTATTACGTTTACTCCACCAAACGGTGTGTATCTATTTCCAGAATTTTGACGTAATCGAGAATCTATTTTGTCCAGCATTTTTTCAGGAATCATGCTTATTTCGTCGATTATTAAATAATTTGGCAATCCCACGTACGTTTTGACCAAATTTAAATCAAAATCAAACCCAAACAAGGAATGGCAAGTTTTTCCAGAAACGTTGCGCGCTGCCAAATGAGTGTATGCCGCAACATACACAATTTTTTGCAAACCTTGCCAGTGTTCACGCAAAGTTGTCAATAAAGCACTTTTGCCTGTGCCTGCCGACCCGCTGACAAAAACCGGTTTAAAATAAATTTCTTTTTCCGTCAAAATGTCAAATATTTGTTGTTGTTTTTTGTTTAACTTGTAAGAATATTTAATTTCAATTTTCCTTTTTTTTGCATTGATCGGTGTGTCGTTCTTTTCCGAGTAAATCTTTTCCTCCTCCGCAGCAGTATAGCACAAGCTTTGATCCATCGTAAAAAAAACCTTTATCGGCCAGTTCTTCGATGCGGACAACATTTTCCTTGGTCTTGCGTAAACTATTTATACGATCAAACCTATTGAGATAACGCGGATGTGTCACTTTAAATCCCATTGAAATGTTACCTTCTTTATTACACTCGGTGTGCTCTTCTAAAATCTCCTCTAATAATTTATCAACAATTTCAAACTGTTGACAGCAAAAATAACACACCACATTACCACACCAGTAATACATACCGTCACATGCCAGCGCTGCTGCTAAGCCGGTCTTAAAATTGGTGTTTGTAAAAGTTTTTAAACGCTCACTTTCCATAATCATAATTTGACTTCTTTTATTTTCATTTACATACATTTGTAATTTTGCCAATTCTTTGTGTCGCATTTCTTTTGAATACTGTTCGTTTTTTTCGACAAAATGAATTTCTGGCATGTCGCTAAATTTTACCATGTACACCGCCATTATAGCATTAGTGACATATATCTGAGATTGCATTTGTCTATAATGTTCGTTTCGTTCGGTCACAGTTACATGAAGAGGTCCATTTCTATTCACCAACAAAGCGGTGTGCTCCACTCTGTAGGCGCCACGTGTGTTATTCTTTTCCCTTCTTATTTGTTCTAAAGTTTTGTTACGATATGTGTATGGACATTTTATTTCCAACACCACCAATTCCCCAGTTTCCAGTTTAAAGTACCCGTCTGGTGAAGCGCTATATAGACCTATGTCGGTTATAAACAAGCCGCAATCAAGAACATTTTCAACAACTTTTTTGCCTAATTTCTTTTCTATCCGTTCGGTAATTGTGTTAATTATTGCTTTGTTATTTTTTAAAATAGTTTCATTACAAATACCATATCTCATTGCTGGTGTCGAGCCTTCAAAAAAAGTGTTACCTCCAGATGCGGTTGTCCTGTTGATGCGCAATATTTTCCATAACATATTGTTTGTTTGACCACGTGTCGCGTGTTCCAAAGCCATGATTTCTTCTTTAGTGTTGCGATGAGTCAGCGTTAAACGTTTCACATATTTTTGAAGACAATACTTTTCGGCGTACAATAATTCTTGATTATTCAAAACATTTTCAGACACGGCCAACTCGTAAGCCATTATTAATTGTAATAATAAATAAACAACAAAATAATAATTATATACATTTATTCACATCCAGTCAAATTAATTGCCCAATCGTAAAATCGTTGTGCGATAGCACGTCTGGGAGACAGATTAATTAATTTTTTTAACCCAGTCAAGTTTACATATTTTGTTTTTGGAAATTCATCAAACACTTTTATATGAAACTCATCAATGTAAGTGTGGTCGCACATGTCAAATAACACCCTAAGAACTTCAACTAACTTAAAGTATATTTGCATGTTGTTGTTTATAATGACGGCAATGCGTCGTTGTTCGAAATGTCGTTTAGAAAATAATATCATTTTGCGATAAAAATCAACGCCGGTTTTAATTAATAGAGATAAAATGCAGGTTACACGTTAAAAATTGATTCAAAAAACGTATAAATAGTATTGTGATTTGAAATAGATGATAAAAAATGGATCACCGCTTGTTTATTATCGCTCTGATTGTCGCTTCAGGTTTTATATGCGTTATCGCGTCTAATCCTTCTTACAAATATGTAATTGATAATGGTGTCACAATAAATTTGTTAAATAAAACAATTATTAGTGACGTCTCTCCTTATACGTATCTTTCAACAACCAATAAAAATGATGGTATAGGTTTTACTATAGGTGTCAACAATGACACCAATCTGTATTCAGAATTAAGTACATATACTGTGAAATCTACAACAGCAAATTACACATATTATTTTTATAAAGACAAAAACAAGTTTTATATTAGGGATAGCAATTGTAATTTTTTGTGTGTAAATTCATGCGGTTCTGTTTTTTTAAGTCATATACGATACCGACATTTTTGTAAATTTAATATAAAAAAAATTCATAACAAATACAGTATTTACGCAGGAAACCACACTAATCGCGTTCTTGAATTTAAAAAAGACGACAATTTATTAAAAGCAAAAATAGTGTCGAATACAAACAATTTTGTTGACGAGAATACACTCTTTATTTTAAAAAACGAACCTAAACCGAATCCAACGAAGTGTGTGCAAATTTCGAAAACTGAACAAAAGTTGTTAGCTAAAGACCAACGTTGTCAATTAAACACAATACTCAACAACACAGTTTCTTTGTCAAACATTGACGTATTTGTAAAAAAAGATAATAAAAAATATTATAAATTGTTAATGAAATCCAGTGAATACGATAAAGTTTTTATCAAACATTTTTATATAAATAATGTTTATGTGTTACAAGATGTAAACACATGCAAATATTTGTGCCAAAACGAAAAATGCGGAGTGTACATGAGCAACGAAAACACTGAAGAATGCAAAATCAAAATAGATCAAGGCAAAAGTGATTTGTTCATCCGTTTTAATCACAGCAACTATTATTTGACCTACAACAGCATGAATGATTCCATGACATTTTCGAATAACAAAAAAACGTTTATCAAATTTGTTGAAACTGACACACCTCACGTCACCAAACATTGTCAAAATTATGAACCAATTAACAAAAAGCAATTTCAGAAATGTCCGGTGTCCAACAATGGAAATTCTTTCATGATCAATTTACCTAGTCTGTTAATTTTTTTGGCACTTAATTATAAATTGTAATAAAATAAAATTATTAAAACGCTAATTTTGTTTTTATTGCTAAGAATATAGAAGGAAACAATATAACAATACAAATAATAAAACTAATGACTAGAAGGCATATTGTACAGCGACAGCAGGTGCAGCAAAAACAGCAACGTTTTTTATTGTTGTCATCGTCGTCCTCCCAATTTCCATCTTCGACATCATTTATATTTATTTTGTCTAAACAACTATTGCAGCAAAGTCCCATTGTTGGCAATGTGCCAAAATTTTTTTAAAAATAATTTAAATAGTAACAATCACCACGTTTTAGTTTTTTGTCTTAAACACCACGTTTTTCCATTCTTTGTTTTGCGCCAATTATACGATGATTGTACTGTTTTTTCTATTATTGTGCTCATTTTTATTGAAACAGTTTTCAAAGGAAAAGGAGCAGCAGACGCTTTATCTTCCATGTTGAATTTGACCTATTTTTAAGCCTCACTATCTTTTATACTAGTAGTTTAGTCATAAACCTGAGCGCGAGTTAAAACAGGTCTTTTTTAACATTAAATATTTTCAGTTTTAACTCGCGCTCATTTAATAATTGCGATTAATATGATAATATTAGCGTAAACAGATTTGTTATTAAATTAGTCATGATGTTGTTTTCGGAGTTTGCACACGTTTACGAATCAGTAACAAAACTTGCATTAGTTAACGAAATTAGTGCCTTTATTAATAAATATGTAAAAGAGGAAAATAAAAATGAATTATATGTATGGTTGTATTTGATGTCTACTTTTGATAAAAAATTTAAAATTAACGACAAACACATTTTGACTGTATTTTGTAAAATTCAAGAGCCCCACATTGACCGTAAAAATCTGCAAGAAGCATTCAAATTGTATGGAGTCGCTCAAACATGCAGCACAATTATTAAATTAAAAATTAACACGTCACCACTGACCATGGTTGAGGTGTATGAATTTTTGCAAAAATTGCACGATATTCCTTCAAAGAGTTGTCATCTGTTAAAACATTTTAAAAAAATTGTATTCATGTGCGATAAATCTACTCTTTATTGTTTGATAAACATTATACGAAACAGTAATCGCAACAAAAAATTACAAACAAAAAAAAGAAATTTGTATCTATTTAGACAAGTATTAGGTCAACAAGGTTTAGAAAAAGCCGATGTGCTCATGAATGAATTAAAGAAAAAAAATATCAATATGAAAGATTGTATTAAACCTGGCAAACCTATAGAATCGATGTTGGCACAACCTTGCAAATTTTTTGAATGCATTAATTTCAACAGTATGTGTGTAGAAATAAAATACAATGGAGAACGCATTCAAGTGCATAAATTTAAAAACACAGTAATATGCTACAAGCGCAACATGAATATCAATCAAAAATGTATTGACCTTACACCTAAAATATGTAAAGTGTTACAAAACATTGATAATATAATTTTGGACTGCGAACTGGTGGGGACTTGTATTCAATCATATCAAATTATTGTGTTTGACGTGTTGTACTTTAATGGACATTGTTTAATAAATGAATCGTTGCAAAATCGAAAAATTATTTTAACAAATGCAGTTTTTGTTGAAGATCCTCAAATAACCAAAATTCAATACGAAGTGTCAAACGACAAAGTTTGTGTAGAAAAATGGGTGAAAACGATTTTAAAACTGGAAAACATAGAGAAGAAAGACGATGATATAGAAGGTGTTGTAATCAAAGACTGGGACGGAGTCTACGAACCAAAACGCAAAAAGTGGTTAAAAATTAAAAAAAGCTACTTTCAAAATGTCTGCAGCGCCGATCTAGTAGTAGTGGGTGGGTGGAAAAACGAAAAAAGTATTACGATTTATTTAGTAGCCACCCCATTTTATGATTATAACTTAAAACGGTGGCTGTTTTTGCCCGTGTCCAAGGTAAAATATTCAAAAAACAATTATGAACATTACATGAAGCCTTACAACAAAAAAGAATGTAATTGGTTGGTTGCAGACGAGCATTTACGAATACTGGACAAAATTCCTAATATGGTGGCCAAAGATCCGTTGATGATGCCGGTATGGGAAATGGAAGGTGATTTTATTAGAAGTGACAAAGAATGGGTGTGGAATAATATTACACGAAACTACGTGTCTATACGTTTGCCCAGATTTATAAGACTGCGCGAAGACAAAACATTTAGACAAGCCAACACAATATTTGATTTGTTGTTAATGTCCAGTATAACTAATAAGTCATTTAAGTATCCTGAATTGTATAATTTTTTTATTAAAAATAATATTAAAAATTATTCACCTAATTAAATAAATACACAATTAAATTTAATTTTTTATTTTATTAATCCTATCAAATATTTCTGTTTCATCTAATAAAATATCGTACAATGCACGCCTACAATTTACACAATAGTTATTTATATCGAAAACAACATTTTGCAATAATTCGTAATCATTTTCATTAAAATACATTTGGTGACTGGACACAGAGTATTTAAAAATGTCTCCAGAGCATTTGTAGCATACTTTGTTACAATTTTCATAAAAAAATAAAAACCATTTATCCGGCATAATATCCAAACATTTGTATTTTAGGTTCCAGACAAACATTAAGATTTCTTCATGGCACAATTCAAATATCGGTCTCAATAAAACTGCACCTTCGGTCATAAAATTAGACAAATCCTTTTCTAAGTCGTCGGTATCGTGGATGATGTTAAAAACTGCGTCAAAAATTTTGGTATTTTCATTGGCGTCCGTCATCATCAAGTCAAATTTGCACTCGTCTATCTTTTGTGCAAAACCCATTTGGACTGCGTCTACTCTTAAAACCTCAGTAAGACTATACCGACTCAAGCGCGTAACAGCTTTTTAAGTAGTTAATATCTTGATCTGTTTTAATGACGTGTATATGAGTGCGTGATTTTTGTCGTGCCATCACTCCCCGTTTGCCGATCCAAATGTATTTAAAGTTTGGTAGGGTTTTGCGTACTGTGTGCAACAACAACTTGAATTTAGTTGGAGCGGCGGCAAATATTTTGATTTTATTGTACTCTCCATTTTTGTCAATATCATAGAGATGAATACGTTTTTCACGTGATTTTCGTTCCCACTCGTTAACTGCTCGTTCGTTAACCAGTTTTACAAGTAGACCATTTTTTTTTATTGTGTACGTTTCAACGTCTAAAAAATTTAAATTTAAAACATTGCATATTTTGTGTAAACATTCGTCGTAATCGTCCCAGTGTCCTAAACCGAAGACTTCGACACAATTGTCAATTTCAATTTGAGATGCGTGTTGTTTTTGTTGCATTTTCCCTTATTAATTTTGTATTATAATGTCCAACAAATGCGGTGGAAACAGGAAAGCATCCGGTAGATTACTAATGGAACCCAGCACTAAATCGTGTTGTTTATAACAAATCTGATTATTATAAATATACATATTTAGAAACACCACAGTATTGTGATAGATGTCGCCGCCACTAAATTTTACACGTCCGTGGCTAGTTATGTGAGAGTTTAATCCGTTTAACGCTCTTAATGCGACCATATTTATGTCTTCGTTTAAAGTTTTAGCGTAATGTTTAGTGTTTTCCACCAAATCGTGACTCCCTTTAGCCCCACTTTTTATTATATCTTCAAAACACCCTTTTAATTGTGTCACTTCTGTTTCATTACAAATTATTTTGTCTTTATCAATTATTTCACTAAATTTTTTAAAAAGCAAAGTAGCCATATTACTGCTAAACATTAAGACTACATCAGTAAAAAACATTTCCAATCGTTTTGATAGAGGTTCCGTTTTGTTCAATAGCCACAGTTTATAAATCAATGGATACTTTTTTAATTCATCATTTATCACTTTCTTTTTTTTGTACAAATAATACACTTGCTGAGAAACAAAAGTTAATTTGTTTTTGTCAAAACACAAAAAAGAATATTTTGGATCGCAGTATAACAACGACTCCAAATGAATAAGCGAATTGGGATGTGGCAAAAACGTTATCACCTCTTTATCACCGTCACAATCTCTGTTGGCGCCAACAAACGTACCCAAACCTACCTTAACATTCCAATTGACGTTATCGTCATTTTGTAAAACATTTGAAAATTGAGTAGATAACTGAGATATGTTTGGGTGTCTCGTGTTCCACGCTTTTACATTGTTTACCTTTCTGCCATAATATCGATCGATGCTCATCTTTGGTGGTATTATTTCATTAATCCCATTAAAACATTGAACATTAGCATAAAAACTGCTGGTGTTTAAAAAAGTCGAATACAGATATTGTCCGGCGTAACCGTTTTTATTTTGTATTAAATCTTTGATTACTCCTTGTGTTAATGAAATTTTTTGCATGGCACCCCAAACATTGACTAACCCTCCTGTTTTTTTACTATTAAATTTCTTGTTTAAAAATACCAAAAAATTGTGATCCCACAACGTAAAGTTAGGTAAAATTAAATAATCTATGTTGTCGGTAAATTTGTTGGTTTTTAATTTTTTTAGAAATACACTTTCTTCGATATCCGTTACCACTACGTTACTAGTCATGATAACTTTGGATAATGTGTCAGCATAATCAGCTTTAATTTCATTATCTTGGTAAGTGGTAATCAATTGGCCGATAATAGAATTGTAATATGTGCATTTGCTTTGTTTCAAATAATTTAGTAAATCTCTAACAAATCTACCGAAACATTCTGTGTTCATGTAAATTGCGCCTTTTAATGAATGCACATCTTTTAAAATTTGAATTGACGTGACATCTCTCTTTTTAAACTCTATTTTCAAACCGCTCATGTTCTATCAAATTGAGCTTATCGATTGGTATTTTAACGGCAAAAAAACCTCCCGTAAACACGTTACACGCTTTGCATTGTGTACACGTTATTGCGCATTCTTGACACATGCAAAAATGGTAACACGGCAACATAACCGCGTCAATAAATTTGTGGCGACAACCTAAACATTTAGGTATAGAGTAATGTGAGTTCTCATAAAAAGGAGCAGTAGGTAATACTTGATTCGGTGAAACGTTATAATTGTTGTTGTGTGCAATTTTTTGTAAAATCATTAACGGGCACTTGTAGTTTAAATTCTTGTGAATTTTCCAAACGTCACTGTTTAGGTCAAAATCTTTTGCGATTACATTACAAGCATAACAACAAACAGCATCTCCTGTGTTTGTATAATAAAATCCAGCATCGCATAGTTGTTTTATTAAGGGTTTAATAATTTTGGGAAAATTTATAAAACTATTGATTCTGTGTTCAGACAGGGTGTAATCGCCTTTACAAGGCGCCAAATTAGGATAATTATTTGATATAATTCGCGGTGACAAAAATTTAGTATTAACATATTTGTCGGTGTTTGTCAAATAAAATGGACAATCGGGAGAATATCGTTTGTGGTTTGTTAATGTGTCTTCATCACCGGTGTTGTAATTGTAGTCATCATATTTACAATAATAACATATTATTATATCTTTGTAGCCCGTGTAATAAAATCCTACCAAAGCCAGTTTTTCTTTATCCTCATTTCCTGTCCAATCTTTAAAACTGTCTAGTCTATTAACGTACGATTCCATTTTATAACTAAATCATTTATCAATTAATATATACATTAAATAAAACCATGAATTACATTTTGATATACAATTTATTGGTATAACAATAATCGCAAATGTATGTACAACTAAACATATAAGTATTTTCAGGTACCAGGAAACATCGACTGTTGATATCAGGTTCAAATGTGTCTATTTTCAAGTTTGTTTCTTCCATATCTTCTTCTGAAATCTGTTCAATTTTTTTTTTGTTTAATAATTCGTAGCAATCTTTGCATAATTGATTATCTCCAACAAGATATATTTTCAGGCAAACATGTTGGTTAGAACGTGTCAAACTAATTTTATTTATACTTGCCGCCAACACAATGTTCGTTATTTTGCAATTTCGGTAAAAGCTGTTTTCAAGCAATTCTGACGTCTTCTTTTCGTCGGTTACTATGTCAAAGGCATCTAAAATCATTTGTACCGTTTCACTGTAAACTTTATTATTGACATTGTAGTACTCGTTCAAAAATTTTTGTTTAACTTTTAATTTTGTAGTAAATTTGGACGCGTTAATCATTTGTTTTATTGTATTGACTATTTGATTATTTTTTAATCTGCGTAAAATAACTTGCTCCAGAATGTGTGATTTCATTTTGAGATTCTGACCTCTTGTCTTTGTTATCTATTACTTAATCCCCTATTTAAAAGAATTTCCCCTCCACTACTAAATATGATAACAATACCAGTATAAAACCGGTTACAATTGATAATGGTGATATCAGTTTTGAATTGAACATAGCCTTGCGAGGCGGAGTCAGAGCATTAATCACACTTTCTGTAGATATTCCCAGTTGACGTCGTTCAAGATCGTAATATATAGGCTGTTTAAAGTCAAAAAAGTCTAATAGTCCTTTACGAAGATTCGATCGAAACGTTTGTGGGGTTGTACGGAGCGCTAGAATTAGCAAATCTTTCCACGCATTTTCCCTTTCGTTAGGGATTACTTCAATATATTGTCTATCTACAATTTGCCAATTGTATTTTTGCATTATGTCTAAAAGATCTGCAGAAACCGACATTGCACAACCAACAACAAAGAAAAATGTGATAAGCACTGATCAAGTAGTGATACTAAAGAGAATGTTTCAAAAAGGCGCTGCTCGTATTGAAAACGATGTGATCTACAAACTTGATTGTAGAACTATCAACAAAAAAGAACAGAATCTTGTGTATGTCGATAACAAAAAAGATTACGATGCAATTGTTGAAAATTGTTCTTATAATTTTGTTATAGAAAAGCAAAGTGACAAACGTTGGCATTTGCTAAGCTTTGAGAAAATCAAAGAAATCGAAATCGAGCTGAAACAAACTTTGACCTTAGAGGATTTCAAAAGCGAAACTGAAGTATTGATCAATTTTTTTGTTGAAGGAGCATACATTGTTGGAAATAATGAATGCATTAAGATATTTGGTTGTGTCAGCGTCAGCAACGAGTATAAACAATGCGATTTGATAATAAAATTAGACGGACCATCGTGTTTTAATTTTGACTTTAAAGAATCAAAAATCGAACGTGCCAATCGCGCATTGACCATAATTTACACAAAATTGTTAAACAAATGGTCTGTTTTTCAAGTTGTATGTCGTGAATCATATAATTTGAATTTGTTGGTAAAAGATAATACTGTGGTGGTTGAATCTGATATCAATGACATTTTGGATGGAAACAATTTTAACAATATATCGTACACGACTAATAAACGATATGCTGTTGCCGAAATATTGACTGTGTCACGTTGCGAGTACGTTAATAAGGATAATCCTCGCATGATGTTTGAATTTACTACGGAAAACAAACCCCTGATCGGTTCAAAGTTTAATGTGAAGCCAGATGATGCCAATGAAATAGAAAGCGACGTAATAAGCATTAATTTCGAAAACTGTCTGGGTTACAAATTTTATTGTGTTTACAATTATAAATTAAATGATGACAACTCTTTTATAAACATCACTTCTGTAATTAGTATTGACAAAGATTTTGAAGTAAAATCTTTATTTAATTAATGTATGTAAATAAATATATTGGTTTTGGGTCTCAATAAATATTAAAAAATACTAATTTGTTTGATTTTTGGTGTTTGGTTTTACAGCATTAACCTTTTTTTGTTTGTCTTGAACCACCATTTCTTCATTTGTAGGACGTTTTCTAGATGTTTGTGGTTTGTTAATTGTAGAGTCAAATAATTTGTCTGAATTTCGTTTAAATAAATAGGAAATTTTTTTTGTTTTATTTTCGTCGCGTATAGTAATGTTTTCTTCAACATTGCTATCAGTATTGCTTTTTTGTAAGTTTAATAATTGTTGCTCTAGTAAATTAATTTTTTTTATCAAGTCTATCTTTTCTAAGGCTGCCGTATCAGTAAATTTTTTTAAAGTGTTTATTTCCTGTTGAGTTTCTTCTTTTAAAAGACTAACTTCATTTTCTTTAGTTTTTAAATCATTTGATAAAATTTCATTTTCGTTTTGTAGTTGTTTTAATTTTTTTTGTAACATTGTTTTTTCTTGTATGGCATTATCACCGTCGTTGTAATAAGCGTCGGCTTGCTTTTGTAGTTGAGTATTGTTTTTTTTTAAATCGGTAATTTCTTTTTTTAAGGATTCATTAACGTCGTTTGCTTTTTGTACCAAAAGCTTGTATTTTTCGTGTTCGTTGTTTTCTTTTTTTTTTTTAGACAATTCGTTTTCTAACAAAGATTTTTCTCGTTTATGAGCCTCATTTTCGTTTCTTAATTGTGTAATAATTTGACAATTGTCATCGTCGTCGTCTTTTTTTTTTTTAAACAAAGCATTGTATTTGAGCTCGGTGACATTGACCTCTTTATTCGTAGTTTCTAATTGTTCTTTAAGTTTTTCATTTTCTAATTGCAATTTTTGATGTTCTAGTATTATAATATTTTTCAAGTTGTTAGTTTCGTTTATTAAATTTGTAAATTCGTTGGTTTTTAGTATGTAAGCTGATTCGTTATCTTTTATTCTATTGATACAGATGTTTAGTTCTTGTTCTTTGTGCTCCAATTCACTTTGTTTATAATTATAGTTAGTTTGCAGTTGTTGTAGTGCTATGATGTATTCGTTTTTCATTTCTTTAATATCTGTTTCTAGCTTATTTTTCTCATCTGACAATTGTTTTATGGTTGTTTGGTAACACAAATTGTTATCGTTGTCCGATTTTTGTTTCTCGTTAAGCGTATTGTAACAAGTATTTTTTATAGTTTCTATTTCTGTTTGTTTTAAACCTAATTCGCGGTTTAAGTCTTCTATTTTAGATTTTAATAAAGAATTTTCCACAAGCAGCTCGTCATTTTTTTTATCCAAAATATTAATATTGGTTTCTAGTAAACTTTTGTCTTGATTTAGTTTATCCGTTTCTGATAAATATGTATTTTGTAACTCTTCAATTAAAGCCTCTTTTTCTCCCAAATTTGCTCCTAATTGCGCCATATCTATTATATTTTGAGATAAATTGTCATTTTGTGTATCAATTTTATTTGTTTGAGCTGCTACTTTTGAATTTAAATTGTTAATTTGTATAATGTAATTTTTCTTGTCATTGTCGTATTGTTCCTCTAAACTTTTTGCTTTATTTTTTAACTCATTAATCTGTTTTTCTAGTTTATCGCAATTATTGTTTTTTTTAAATTTGTTGTTTTCTTCTTGTAGCTTTTTAAGGGTTTCATTTGTTTCACGCAATGCGTATATGTATTTATCTACCGTATTGTGTTGTTCGCTATTGGTGCATTTTTTTAAAAAATCTTTTAAAGCGTTAATTAAAATTCCGCAATTTTCGATATCCAAATGATCGACATTTAATAACCTTTTTAAATATAATAGATTCGATTCGTCGCTGGTGTTGTTGTTTTTTATTTGTTTTATATATTTAATATATTTTTTTTTTAATTTTTTATTTTGTTGGCTATATTTTTTTCCGCTTAACGATTTAAACAAATCTAACAATTTGTCGTCACTCCAATCGCTGTTTGCCATTATTTTGATATGATTGATGACGCTATTGTTTTCGTTTTTATAATCATCGTCATCATTGTCATCTGTATAATTCGTGTTGTCATATTGTTTATCGTTCCAGGTGTTGTAGTTGTATGTGTGCGTAATATCATTTTTTTTTAGACTTGTTATCAGCATATGTTCGGTGGTCATTGATGACGTGTTATCTTTTTTTAACGCAGGGTTACATGCCAATATAATCCCGCGTATCCGTTCATCATAATCACTCTTACTCGAGCTAATGTTGCTAACTGACTTGTAATTGGCTATTGTTTTTATCAAATTATTAAAAGTATAAGGTGTAACATTAACACCTCTGTAATTGGTCAATATTATGTCGGACATTGATAGAAAACTGCAGGAAACTGATGTTAGACCTGCTAAGATTCGAAAGTTAAATAATGAAGTTCCAATTCGTCGCGGTTTTAAAGTGTATTCAAACGCAGAAGAACTTTTTTCAAAAATTTTAGTCAGTGCCGGTGCAACGTACGACAACACTAACACTTTTTTGATTACTCGTTTGCGTTACGAAAGTGGATTTTTATATTTGTTTTTGACCGGCTTATTTAACGTCCAATTCTATTTTCGTACACCTTGTACGATTTATTCGTTTAAAAGATGTTTTCACAACAGGACACCGTGTATGTTGAAATGCAAGTCATACAAAAGCATGGTGGTTACCGGTTTGAAGCAAAGGGAATGTCATCGTTTAAACGTTTATAAAGTAGATCGCGAAAAATGCAAGGTAAACGATACTTATATCTTGGATGATTTTTGCACTGACGAAAACAGAGTTCAAATGCAATTGGGAATCTATGAAGGAGATTATATAAGATTTAAAGATGGAGTAAGTGTCGACAAGAATTGTTGTGCTATTGGGTCCTTATCGTCTATTGAAAAGGTGGACGTGAAAAATGTTACGGAGCCTATAGAAAATATAGTGGGTTGTTACGATTTGGAAACTTACACTAACCTTCAATCGTTTTCTAATGCTAAAATAGATCCTATTATCACAATATCTTATGTATTGAAAACTCACACTGAAACAAAGCGTTTTTGTTTTATTAATACTCAAGCGCAATCTTTTCGTTTGGATGATGACGTGGAAGATAATATTGAGCTTGTCGATGGAGAAGTAATTGTTATACCCTACGACAACGAGCATGACATGTTAGCATCTTTTCTAAAACTACTGTTTAGAAGCAATCCTGACGATATTTTGGATTATAATGGCGATAAATTTGATTTGCCGTATATATTGCAGCGTGCTGAAGTTTTAAATATTGATAAAAAGTTTATATTTCGTTACGATTTACCGTTGCAGGAAATGAATACGGTTCGTGTCAACACAAAGTTTGGGTACAATTTTGACAATTTTTATATGAAATATTATAACCATCTGGACGTTTACCAGTTTATGAAAAGTTCAATTGACGCATGCAAACTGGAAAATCTTAAGCTCGATACGGTGGCCAGTTTTTACTTGAAAGTGGGCAAAGTTGAGTTGCCAGTGCGCGAGATGATGCGTTTGTACAATGAAAAAGCTTTTGCTAAAATAGTTAAATATAACGTGCGCGATTCTATTTTGCCGTTGGAAATGTATAGAAAGTGCAAAATGGCAAACAAAATGTATGCTGATGCTGGTATGTTGTATATGACACGCGATGATTCAAATTTGACAATTTGGCGCAAAATTAATTTGGCGCTTTTTAATAGAGCTATTAACAACACCACCGACTCGGGACAGTTGGATGAATATTTTTTCAACAAATTTGATTTGAGCAAAATTATGCATCGTAAAAAAGCAACTAAGAGTCGAAAAGAAGACGATGATAACGAATCGGAAGAGGATGAAAACGAAGATAAAGACGAAGGTGAAGTTATTGATTTTAGTAATCTGGAAAGAAGCAGAGTGCCTTTACACCAGATACCGACGGATTCTATTGCCTTGTGTGATTTGAAAACTAAAATAAAATACACGGGCGGTAAAGTATTGTCACCAGTGCCTGGGTTTTATAATTTAATATTTACCCTTGATTTTTCGCAACTCTACACCAGTATAATGATATTTTATACATGCTGTTTATCTAATCTATTTTATGGTGCCAACAATAAATTATATCTACAACGCAACACTAACGCTGTAGCAACCAAATTTTTAAAGGAAAAGGCAGAAGAACGAGCAATGTACAAAAAAGAAATGAAGAAGCATGATACTGAATCTTTTACTTATCAAATGTATGACTCGTGGCAAAATGCAGCAAAGCTTGTTTGTAATTCAAAATACGGTTGGCTCGGACTGGCGTGCAAACCTTTAGCCAATTTTATAACATCTCAAGGTCGATTAAAGTTGGAAGAAGCGCAAAAATTTATAAAATCGCTTGATGAGAATGCCGAAATTAAAAATAAGTGGAATCTGAGCACGTTTAAATTGGACGTGGTGTATGGTGACACGGACTCTAATTTTGTTAGCGCTTATATACTGCCGGAAGAATTTGAACTGATGGGTGGTATTGAAGTGTTTAGGAAATTGATTTTGGAAGATATTCTCAAACCTTTAAACGAAATATGGAAGGGAGCTTTTAAAATGGAACTGGAGAATATAATGTTGGGCACATTGATCAAAGGTAAAAAATCGTACATGTGTTTAAAGTCTAATAACACATTGTACAAGCGTGGTTTGAATGTTAAGAAGGACACGCCTATGTTTCTTAGGAAAGCTTTTGATAATGTTTATTTGCAAGTATTGACTAAACACAGTCTTGATTGCGTATTAAACAATTTATTAAAAACGTTAAAACTAAAATACGACAATTTTAGTGCAGCTACTAGCGAGGAATATTCATTTTCCCAAACTTTAAACGAAACCAAAAATGGAGTCAACGGCAACAATTTGACCATTGCTTACGTACTGTTTATGCAATTACGTAACGACCCAAACACCAAATATGTGCCATCCTCCGGAGATCGCATTCCTTACATGTTGGTTGATAGTCTACAAAAAAAGGTGCGCGATCGCGCCAAACCCACTCAATTGTTTACCGACAATGACGTTATTAGCTGGAGCAAGCATTTGGGTGTGTTGTGTACATTTTTTAATGATTTAATGTCAATGGTTGGTAACGACATTTTGTTTGTGTATGCATTTCAAGAAATATGTTCGTACTTTCAAAAAAAACAGAAATTTGGTGTGATTTATCCATATATAAAAAAAATGACTAATTCACGCATCAAAGACATTGTTTGTAAAGAAATAAATATAAAAAACAAGAAAGATTTATCAGACAATCAATTACAATCTATTTTGGATAAAAAGTTGGAAAAATTTACACACACACACGAATTTACCATGACCACGCGCCCTCCTCCGTATAAAGTAAACGTTTTTCAGTTTAATTTAGATTGTCCTGTTTGCAACGGTAAAGGTGTAGCTGTAGTAGACAAAAAAATGATTTTAAATTTGAGTTAGTTTGTTTTGGTATTATTTTAATTTTGCAGCATTGTTACATTCTCGTATAAGAAAGCTAGCCAGGTTTGTAAATCCATCTTCGTTGTCAACAGAATTCATTATTTGTTGCTTTAAGGTGTCTGGATAATAAGAATTGTTGTCTATAATTTTAATTAGTTTAATCAATAAATCGTTAACATATACATCTTGTTTCAATTTTTTGTATAAATAATAAAATTGCAATTCTGTAAGTTGTAATTTGTTACCAAACAATCTATAAACTAACTGCTTGTCCAATTCGTCTATTAAAAATAATTTAAATATTTTGTGAAGTTTTTCTAAAAGAGTAACCTGATTGGGATTTGTGTCTTTGTCTTTTATATGGTCGTCTAAAATAAAGTTAAAATTGCTTCTCAAATTATTGGAAATATACGTTGTTTTAATAGGATTAAGGCTTACTAAATCTTTCAAAAAGTCGAAATTCATTTTTCCTTATAAATCTGTAATTATTCTAATGACGAATTGTTTTTGTTTAGTAATGCATCAAAAGTATCGTTTAGCTGTTGCTTCTTTTTTAATTTTTTAACATCTTCATTGTACAAATTTTGCGGATCAGAATCTGTGTTGTTATAATAAATGTGTAACACACATAAAAATAAAACAAACAGTACCAAAACTGTTATTATCATTTCGCTACTTTTAAACTGGTTTACAATAACAGCAAACACAATTAATCCCACTATTAACGAAATTATTAACATTGTGTTACACACTCTTATTATATCGCACATTCCTTGTATTGTTTATAATACTTGTTAAATTATCAAGTGTGTATATGTAGCAGAGCTTCAAATGGCAGTAATTCATTCCAAAATATATATATAGTTGTTTATAGGAGGCGGTGATCACTTACCATCAGGTGCACCTCCTACTCGTTAGTATTCGACAAACGCTGTCAAGAGCTTATATTAGTTGAGCAATGTTTTCACAATTAATACTCGATTGTTTAAAAAGTGGCGTGTGCCCTAATTGGCAATGCAAATCTTACGAGTGTATAGTGAACCATAGATCGTTTTATGGTGATAGTGTAACATTTGATGGTTTTAACAACCCTACCAACATAGATCATATATACGACATAGTTGTGGTTACCGCAGAAGGTTGTTGGTTGATATATAGACTTGAATGTGGAAAAATTCAAAAATCACGTCTATACAAAAAATCCAGCGCATACATAAATTTGCAACTAAATTTTGGTTTAAAACGCCTTTATAAATATAGTGATGATTTTTTGTGTAAATATATTGTCTGCGATAATTGTTTAAAAAGTAAAAATTATCATTTTTATAAATTAGTGTTACGAAATAAAAAATCAACTCTGTTTTGTGACAATATTCCTAGTTGGCGTAATTTTAAAATGTGTAAATGTTTTGTACAAAATAAATGTTTAAAAAAAATGTATACTTTTAATAATAAGTATTGTATTGACGTTTGTTTTAACACAAGATGTCATTGTAGTGATTGTAATTATATTATCGAACATAATAAACCTAAACCTTTATATTTATTAAGTTTGCATGCTGTCAAAAGATATAAGTTAAACTCTCATTATATTTTTAAAAAATATTTATTACCCAATCATTAAATATTTTGTATTAAATTGTATTCGTCGCTGTAATTGTCATCATCATCATCATCATTGTTAATCATTGAGGGACCAGGATGAAATTGATTTATGTAATGTTTAGTGGCGCTCAAAGAAGAATGATTCATCATTTTAGAGGTTTTTGTTAGACTGTAACCTCTATTGAGCATTGAGTCTGCAACAAATTTTCTAATCATATTGCTTGTGAAATTATTGTTTTCTGCATCATTTCCATAAACGCAAGTAAACAATACTTTAATGTCTTTAAATCTTGTCGGACTTTTCAAACTTATTTTATTTAATGTATCTGCTGGTATTTTTCTGTACAAATCTAGAGCTAATTTAATTGCACGTTTATTAATACAATTAATGTATCCAAAATTTACTTTAGAGTGCTTTATTTTAAAATTATTTACTTTATGTTCACCTTTTTCGTAAATCGCTTGTAAATCTTCTAGTTTTAATTGATAAGCGTTGGTTATTCTTATTGCTGAACCATTCATTATATTGAATGCGATCGCGCCTCGTATTAAACTTTTGTTGTTGTAAAAATTTTTGTGTTGAATTTCTTTCACGATGTATTCTTGTACTGGAGTAATAAAATCGTCTTTTAAATCAATGGTTTTGTTTTTTGCCAATTTTTTTTTCTTCTCTTTATCCCTGGGTAATTCCACGTTTGTAGGAATTTTATAATCAGGTAATTTCATAGATCTAGTATAGAAATTTATAATCGCTTGCAGTCGTTTTTTGTTAACCCCTCCCAACTCTAACAATCTTTCTATAAACTCTTCTACATCCATCAAAGATTTAGATAGTAATAAACTCTCCATTTCCCTGTCTAAATCGTACCAACCGTAATTATCCAAGTCCTTGTCGTCTATTAAGCAATACACAATCTTTATTAATAATGATTGAAACTCTCGAATTGTAGATTCTTTATATTCTTGGGTTTTTTTCAAAGGTAGCCATATATTTTTTTTTGTTATATCAACGTCCATAATGTCGTCACGTTTTTGACGTTCAACAGTTTTTTTAATTACTTCTGGAAAACTAATGTGATTGTTGATAACTAATCGCCAAATATTATAATTCTCCATAGTCCTCTTCGTCGTTAAATTCTCCGTTGACATAGCTAATTATATAATAGCTTACCAAAAATATAACCACTAATATAAATACCCATGAAACAATAATTAACCACATGGAAAACGTAGCATCGGCTTCAGTGGTTACATTGGAATTTTTTAAATCTGCACTATTATTTGATAGTTTTAAAGGTATTGGTTCAACGTTGTTGTTGTAAAGTAATGAAAAATCAAGTTTAATTTTTTTATTCATTCCAGTCTCTTAGTAAATCATATATTTAATTATAATATAAACGTTTAACAAGGTCGTACACATTATTGCACACTGGGCATCTTTTTGAAACCAGAGATAACGCACAAGTAGCACAAGCTACCACATGACCACAAGGTAAAAAACAAACGTCACGCTCGTTTACAAAGCAAATTTTGCACAAAGTTTCATTTAGTTGGTCGTTACTTTCCTTGTTATCAGGTTTTATTTCAGCTTTAGGCTTGATTACACACGCTTCTGATATAACCTTTTGCACATACTGATCGCCTTTTACAATTTTAACAAATTCACATTTGTCAAACCAACGAGCGTGTTGTTCCCAGGGCACATCTTCGGGTTCCCAATCTTTTAAACCATTGTCACAATAGTAGCACTTTGTTCTGTCGCCTTTATTCGTATAATAAAATCCCGCCTCAGCAAGCTCCAAAGGTTTTTGTGTCATACTCGCAGGCCAGTCAGTAAAAGTTTTTAAACGTGCTTCAACAGTTGAATAGCGCGGTTGTGCAGGACCTTTCATTTGTTCCTTTTTAATAACAAACGGACATCGCGGAGCCCATTTTTTGTGAAATTCTGCCGGATCGTCATTATCTTCCCATTTCATGAACTCCACGTTACAAAAAGCACAGCGTACTTCATCGCCTCGGTTTAAATAATAAAACCCATTTTTTGACAAATCTTTCGCAGTTAAAAATGTGTGTGGCCAATTATCTTTAAAACTTTCTAAACGGTTTATCTCTTCATGCATTGACTTTAACTCCATATCTGATAATGTACAATAATACACACACGTTTGATTAATATATACTTTAAAAAGTTGTGACGTTATAATCTTAAATTGTCTATTGAACAAGGTCAGCATATTTAATGTTTAGCTCCTGTATCTTTGATCGACGCAAAGCTTCGTTCTCGAAAGCCATTTCAGAGAGGTGCTGTTGAATGGGTACTGAGGGTTTGTTAATTTTTTCCAAACTGCTATAATCAACGTCTTTATGTTGACCGTTTTGAACAGCTTTATTTTCTATCAAATTAAATATGTTAGTAGATAAAGTTAAAGGACTGTTTAACAAAAAAGTCAAATTATTTCTAAACCGATGTACTGCCGTTCTGTTGTTTGAATTTAAACAATTGTTAATGTAATACCCGTTATGATCCCCGTACAAAATATCTTCTACAATTCTATTAATTATGTCTGAACATGTTTGTATATTTTCGTCTTTATAAACTGACACGTCCCCTTTTTGATGCAACATAAGTAAATATTCATTGACACTGTTGTTGTTTAATATAGGCAAAGGTTTGTTTTGTGTAATTGAATTAGCAATTTGATACTTGACCACATCACTCAAATGACTAGAAGCTAAATTAAGACGACGTTTGTAAAATTTGTCAGCATAAGCTTTCATGATGGGCGAAATTACAAAAGATTTGTCAAAAATACCGTGCGCGCCGCTTAATTTAATCTTACCATTGTATTTTTTCTCTAAATTTGCATAATATTCAATCAGTTCTTCGTCGCTTTGAAATCGTTTTCCTGCGTTTACTGACACGGGATCCGCTTTAATAGACATATCTCTGACCAAATTCATGCAAGCTATTTGATCTGGGGTTAATTTTGGGGTGTTGTTAGATTTGTACAGGTTAATCATATTTGTTACCGTGTTCCAATTTAATCTGTCCATCTCTTACATAATGTTTGCAATATTCTACCCGTGGTTCCAACAACATGTAATTATTAACAATAAACAACAAAAAAACAAGAAATGCAATAAATATCAGGTTTATTACTGTAAAATTAATAATGTTTATAAGCAAAACTATCAATAGTACAGTGCCTATGACAGTCTGAACACTTTTTCGTTTACATAATATGGTTTCGCAGTTTTGAAATGCGATATTAAACCCATTTTCACCTTCCACATACGCTTCAATTTCTTTTCGACAACACTTTTCGCATAACAATAAACTTTTAAATAACAAATAATCTTTATTGTCGTTTATGCTTTGAAACGTTTTTGGTTGACTACCAGGATGAAATTCAAAATTAAAATTGTTTGACAAGTAAATCTGGGCATAATAATGAGCTAACACAGCTCCCCCTGTTTTTTTTACTTTTACTCTACATATGTTAATAATATTCGGTACCCCAGCAGTGTTTTCAGTTTTATAATCAAAAGCGTATTTTAACAACAATTGAGAGTCGTATTTAACACGTTTACTATTTCTTTCTTGACTCGACATAATATTTATCAAACACCGAAGTCTTATTACTACCAATTTCAAAAATAACTTGGTCTTTGCAAAATTTAATATCGTTGTTAAACACAACAAGCAGTCCCACCACTCCTTCATCTTTTACAATGTTATTAATTATTACTATATATTCGTTGCTGTTGACGTATATATCTTTTAATGATTTACAATTTTTGATGATTAGTTTATAAGCAGCTATACCCGTTTTTTCCAATTTGTAGTCATCGGTACTTTTAACACAATTATTGTCTAAATACAAAATTATGCTATCAATTTCTTCTGTACTGTTGGTCATAATTCTTTTTTTGGCAGTCTATTTGTTTTACAACAAATTTGTTATAAACGATTTTAACAATGAATCTTACTTGACAAGATTAAACGTTCTTAAAGAATATTTAAAACTGGTGGGAGGTGAAAATCGCGATGTTGTGCCATCAAAATTGGCTTTTGTCACAGATGTACAAAAAAATAAATATGTTGTTACATATTTTGACACAAATACACTTAAAATTATTGGGGGTGAGGTAAAAGATGAAACTAAGGAAATATTTAATTTTGCGACTCAATCTTTTGAATCAGTAAACACTAATCCCGACGCCGCAAGTATCAGTTTTTTAGTAAACGATAATAAAAAATTTGTGGTTCACGCGGACGATGGTGATTTGATAATGGAATGTAATAATAATGGCGTTTTTGATGGCAAACAATGTGCGGTGCCTTCGATATGCGAAGGTGCCAACATTAAATTACCGTTAACCGAAGAACGTCTTAATAGATTGATTTTTAACACTCATCAGGCTCAACAAAGACCGTTCAACGAAATCAACGAATCAAAACACCATCCCACGGCGTACATTCAATGTGACACAAACATGGTGCCACACATTGAAGAATGTTTGAATGGAGAGACTTTTGTCGACAATAAGTGTGTTTATGATCCCACTATTATTACAAACGGTCAAGGTACTGTAATTTTTTATAACCATGCAAAATTAACAAAATTTAATTTGGAAAACAATCACATTGACACGAACTTTAATAAGCATCACAACAATCTTAGAATAAGTGAACCCGAAGTAATTGAAAAAGAAATTAAATTAAAAAACTCACCTGAAAAAATCGCGCTTATAAAACGTCAAAATTATAGTACAAAAAATGTGTCCAATGTTTTTGATGAAAAATTAAATTTTAAAAAAAAAATCGCGCTCATTAAACACAACGTAAAATATTTTACAAAAAATAAACCCAAACTAATTAAGGAAAAATTTAATTTAAAAAATTCACCGGAAAAAATCGCGCTCATTAAACATGAGGTTAAAAACTTTGCCAAAAATATTGAGCAAAATAATTATATGATTCCGGTCAATTATGTGCATCCTTTTGATATTTTACCCTGTATAAAACACGGCGTAGGCTACAAATTCACAACCAATAAATTGGCCAACACGCAATTTTTAGAATGTTTGGACAATAACAATCTATTTTTGCACACTTGCAAAAGTGTGGTGGACTCAAAATTTGAATGTGATCAAGAAATGGATTGTATGCAATTTGACAACGGCACAGGTTCTGTTATAAATACTATAAACAGTTTTAATATTACATTTGATACTGGAAAAAGTGTTTGTAAAGATTATAAAATTAAACAAATATTAGAGTGTGATACAGGAGATTTCGTGACCACAAAATCATTTAATCATCCTCTTCAAGTTAAATTAAATCTAAACCTTCCTAAACAAATTTATGACGCGGACGCAGATGCTTGTATGGATTACGATGTACAAAAAATTAGTGTTACCAATGACGGTTTTACTATTGACGTGGTTAATTATCCCGAATTGAAAACTAGTATGATAGGAAGAGTTAGTAAAATACTAAATAGAAAAATGTTTGACAAAACTGATAAAATCACCTCTTTTGTAACTTATAGTCGAGACGTTGACGAAATTGCAATGAATCCAAACAATTTCAATGCATTAGATTGTTTTGACGATAAACAAATTGTAGTAGACATTTTGGATAATACCAAATATAATTTTTGCAATAATAACATGCTCGATGAAGAAATTCATTTAAAATTAAATGAATACGTCGAGAATGGAATTGTGAAAAAAGATTTAAACTACAAAGGTCAATGTCATTACAAAAAAGGCGAAGATTATTTTAATTTATATCACAGACAAATTGATGGGTACAACTGCTTTTTTACCATTCCTAAAACTTTCGAACTTTAAATTGATCTTCGTAAACACTGTGTGTTCGATGTTGGTAAGGATGTCCTGATCCTATAGCGTAATGCTTATTTGAAAGTAAATGATGAGAATTAAACGAATCGCCACAATTAACTCCTCCGTTGGAGTGACACATAGTCCTAATGCTATCTTTTAATTGATTTAATTGCGATTCTATGTGTTTGTGTTGTTGTAACAATTCTTTTTGCACTTTTTCTATGTGATGATATCTGTTGTTGTGATAATTATCGATGATGTGGTTGTTCATTATAAAAAATCCTTATTATGTGAAACAATGATAATTACATTAAGTATGAAGCGTTGTTATTATTTCCAGGATACCCATCCCGTTAATATTTTGTGTTTTGGCAGAAACAATTACTATTTCAAGATTAAACAATTAGCTGCATGTTTTCATGTTTGTGTTGACCGAAAATTTTTACCGAATCGATATGTTGTACATTTTGGTGATTTGAAAAAAAAATATCCTAATAGCGGATACACTTTGCATCCGTCTACCCTGATGTTACATGTAAACGGGTTAAATGAATTTGCCATAAAATTTTGCACAAACGGTCAAAAATTGCTTTTAAAAAATTTTATAAAAAGATGTTTTGAAGGCGATAACAAACTTATTAACGATGAATATCAATTTATCTCAAAAAACAACACCGATAGCTTAGTAGAAGATATTGTTGAAATGGAATGTATCAATTGTGTGTATGGAGTTTTGTCACCTCAGAACATTGAGTTCTTTTCGTATTTACACAAAACATATTTTAAAGGTGTCGATGTAGCGCAATATTTACAATGTTCACCGTCTTACTGCATTAATAAGTATGTAGACAATGAAAACATGGTATTGTGGAAAGATTTAAAACAGTATTTGTTGAACAAATTTGTGTGGTCAAATTTTGAAAACCGATGGAAAGAGAATACTATTTTTTTGAAGACTGAAGGAGTACGGCAATTGTTTATGGCGGTAGTCGGTAACGATGATGATTATCGAAATTTGCTGGTGGAAGTAGACAATTATGACAAAAAGCAGGATCAATTATACATAAAGCGAAAATCTTTTTACAAGAAAAAAAAATTGTTAGCGGATGGATGTGTGGTCGGAAAGCTGGTAACTTCCGATGTTGATTTTATAATGACCACTAACAAAAAAATTTTTTTTAAATTGGGCCAAATCTCAAGATATTTTAATTTAAAAATCAACAATTATGAACAATACATCGAGCATTTAATTAAATGGAAATGGATAAAACAAAGTTTAAAAAGAACTAATATTAAATGGAAGCCGAACATGATGATGGTGGACGCTGATGGTGTATTTAAAATGTTAAAAGACGTAAATTTGTCTGCCGAAGCCGATGACTTTATGTATTCTACAATTTACGAGTTGAAAAAATTTGAATGCAAAAGTTAATTTGTTAAAGGCAAAATTTTAATATAAAAGTTAATTTGTATAATATAAAAGTTGATTTGTATAATACAAAAGTTAATTTATTTTATCAAGTTTTGGTTAAAGTTTAATATTTTAAGATCAAAACACGATGTTTAGGTAGGTAACAAAATTCAAAACACGATTTATTTAAATTAATTTATAATTCTTTTAATATAAAGTTTAATTACAATTTGAAATTGAGCCCCACACTGCCTTTTTTTTCCACAGAATCAATCTTAAAGCTAAAATTACCTGTTATTATGTTATTTATATTTGGCAACGATCTTTCTTTAACTAACCCTTCGTGATCTAGCAAATAATTATAATATTGTTGAAAATCTGAACGCAACAATTTAAACAAATCCAAATAAGCGTTAGAAAATATTATTAAAAGTGTGACGAAAGGAGTAACATAAGTTTCGTCCATTGTAGGAGTCGGCTGATTGTCTACTAACATTATTTTATTAAAACAATAAAGATCGAGATTGCGCTGTTCAACTTTTTTAATCCTGTCAATAAGTTTAAAAACTTCTTTTTTGTCATCATCTGGCTCGAATTTTGTATCAACATCTACAAATTTGGATAAAATTCTGTGTATGTTTACAGTGTCTACATAACAAGTTATAGTTTGGTCCTCGCTGTCCAAACTTTTGTAAAACAAAATGGGATCCGTGGCCACAGCCATTTTCCTGTCTGTGATTCGGAAAAACTTTATATCTATAAACTGTTTGTTATGCGGCAGCATCTGGTTGTTAATGAAAGCAAGCGAATAGTATACAAAAGTAAATATTTTATCTGTTTCGTTACTATCAAACAAAACTCTAATGTCGGGAATGTTTAACTCTTTCACGACTTCAACAAAATATTTGGCTACCATTAAAAATAATTGACGTTTTTTGTTTTTTTGAAGATACGCTTCATTTTTGTATTCTAAATCAGTGACGTCAAATTCCTTTTTGTAAAAATTTTCCGAATCCACAATTTCTGTCACGGTTCTGTAACTGTCAACTTTATTTTCGTCGGTTCTTAAACGGTTCATAATTATTAATGCTTACATATCTAAACACAAAAACATAAATGAATGGCCAATGTTTACAATTTACGTGTTTGTTTGTGAACCGTTTAAAAGGGGTCTTGACAAAATAACTTCATCGTAGCTATCAAGCACTCTTTGTTCCAAGGTAGCGCGTCCGTCAAATTCCAACACTGTTCTAATGCTAAACTTGGGTTGAATTCTGGGATTGTCTAATCTCACCGGATGATTAGGGTTATGCAATGGTGGAACAATTAAACCGCTATTGTTAAATGTGCATGTGTTATTATCTTGTATTTTGATGGTATAACCTCCAATGCTCATCACAATGGGTCTAACCAATCTGTTTATTAAATTTTTAAGAAAAGGTTTGTCATTAAATTTTTCGTAAGAAGTTTGGTCTAAAAAAGTTCTAGTTTCATTTACTGGTAAAACGCGTTCGCACAAAGCGCTCGGTGAAATCATACCCATTATAGTATTAATGGCAAATTCATATTTCAACCACATTGGTTGTTCGTAATATTCTTGTTGGATCAAAGTGCGACATAATTCTTTACTAGCTTCTTGGTCGTTGTAAATAGTGTATATTATGTATTTCTCCATAGCACTGCGCGTCGAAGTGTTTAAGCCGGCTTCATGATTCAACGGTATTAAAATCCTGTCGGTGGATTGTTGTGGTATTAGCGACTGACCCACCAACATTTTGAACGATTTTCTGTTGTCTATCCCAGACGGGATTGTAAAACTACTTTTGAGAATTTTAAAATATTTTCCCAAATGATAGTTGCAAATAAATGTTCCGTCCAATCTGGAATTGTAAGCGTCGGCACTGCACGGAGATCCCACATCGTCACACCTAAACACGTCGCCTACTCCTTGAAATATGCAGTAGTTTGACAATTCACAAGAATAATCCATGACATCCATGCTGAATGTGTCTTAATTGATCTATTTATGTATAAAACTAATTACAAATAATAAATCCTTAAAAAATGGAAATTGAACAAGAACTGTCTTATACTTTTGCTTACTCTCAAGACGTTTTGTATCGTATAAAAGATTGGTTAGACACGAACGTGCCGCTGGTGGAAGAATACGTCGAAGTTGTGGACGAAAACGATATTCGAACTCGAATACCGGGAAAATCTATTAAAAAGGAAATTATCGAATCCAGTCGTTTAGTTGTGCCGGTGATCAATAATTTTGTTCCAATGATAAAACGAGAATGTCACGAATGTGTTTATGCGAATTATAGTAAAAAAATTAAACGTTTATGCAAAACGTGTGTTTACAAAAAAGATGGTATTGAGATAAAATTTGAGCACATTTATTATGAATATAACGTGGGCGATTCCCTAGATCCTTTGGTAGCATCTAAACAAATATTTTTATATAACATGTTACAACCAAACGACCGCATAGACATAACGACAAATTCTCATTTGGGCACGGATGAAATTTTGGCAAATTGTCGACTGGAACTGGAATATGTAGATGTATTGCATAAATCGGATTTGCAAAAAGCTGCGGAGTTTGTAAATTACATTGAAAACAACGTTCTACACGACGTAATTATTACACCGTTCATTTCTCATACCAATATTTTTAATGAAATCTGTTATCGTCCTTTTGTCGAAGAAAGAGTATTCAATGACGTAATGTCAGACATAAAATTGTGGGCATTAAAAATTAATGGTATTAGAGGAAAAGCGTACATCGTCAACGGTAAAGCGATATACATACAATTAGATGACATGCAAATGTTCTGTGGTAATCTATACGAGACACAACTAAAATGTAATAAAAAACAAAATGCCAAATTCAATCATGAGCTCGATTTAAAACCGCTAAAAGTTATTGATTCTAAAAATTCTAAAATAAAATCAAACTTATTATTTCACAATCGCATTATAGGTTTACAAATTGAAAATGTCGAAAATTGCTTTTACGTAACGGATATATTAAATGTTTTTAAATACACCTACAATAATCGCAACCAATACGACATTTCGGAAAGTGTCAACCTGGATGTGTTTGACGCAATCAACTTTATAAACAATCAAAATTACAATTTTTCAATAGACAATAAATATTTACTTTGTTTTCAAAAATTTTATTTTCACATGTCCAACGTTGATAAAAATTTTGAAATAAACGACGGTTTTGTAGGGGTGACCAACAACGGATCTCTAGTAAAAATTAAAACACAAAAAACATTTGAAATGAAATATATTGATAAAGGCAAGTTTGTTTGTTCATTTGGTGAATATATTTGCGAAAATAAAAAAACAGCCTGGCTACCTAATTCAATTTACGAAGTTGTGATTGTCAAAGACAATATTGTGCGCGTGATCAAAGAAAGACCTGATCGGTTAATGCACAATTAATTAATTTATTCCCAAAAGATTTTTGTACAAACGCCAGTCCATTCTTTGAAAATTATTTAATTCGGCATTGGCGTGTTGAATAGGTCTAAAACTGTTAACGTGATTATGAAACAGCATGGAATGGTAGACTAAATGATTTTTGTGTAAAATATTTTTGTGACTTTGGTTGCGCGCAATCTCATCTACAAGATGCAAAGGATCTCCCATTTTTTCTCTGTACAACGCTACTTCGACTTTTTCAAATTCATATGGAAAAGTGTCAATAGTTAAATAATGTTTAGCACAAACTGGGCAAAATAAAACAATAAATATATTGTAAAAAACCCATTTTAAATTCTTGATACACGCCATAATTATATCGACGTCGTATGATTGTCTATTAATTATAATGTCATCTCCTATTAAACACATTAAATGAATACTGTCCCATATTGTAGAAAATGTAAATACAAAATTTTTTGGTTCCAATTCAGACATAGTCAACTCCTTTAATTTATATTGATACATGTCTTTAAAAACAGCCATCTGTATGTCAGAACCCAGCGATGAAGCCCATTCAACCATTTCATTAACACGTTGCTTTTGATTATTACCATACATTATCAAACAAATAATTTCGTACAAATATATCACTTCGTTTTTAATGACGTGCTTTAATTCAGTAGAAGGCGCCATTCTGATCATGTCCAACAATCGATACACAAACAACGAAAAGCTTTGTTTGTAACGTTCAACGGTTTGCGTTTCTACAATCATTTTCTTATATTTATAACAATATGAAACAAATATATATATACATAAGCAAATAATGTCTTTAAATTTGTACACCTATATACCTTCGCCAAACGTTATTTGCAATGACGACATCGATAGTACTAAGAATTTCTTTATTCAAGGAATAATAGAAGCTTTAAACGACGATTCGAAAAGCAAATTTGCAATACTGTTGGAAATGAAACGTGAACAAAGTGTGTTATTGAAAAGATTAAAACACGACCTATTACACCACAACAATGGTAATTATTACAAAAACCACATTTTGCTAGATATCCTTAGTTTATTTAGCGTGTATTGTGACGAATTTGACAACATCGAATCAGCTTTTGATATAGACCTAAAAGTATTATGCCAAGAAATTGTGTGTACCTTGTTTGAATTGTTTAACTGTGTCACCGATATTACAGTTTACCTAAAAGCCGATTTGAATGACGACAACGTTATAGTGATATTGTTGCACGAATTGCAAGCATTAGAGTTGGTAACATTAATAAAAACTGTAAGTTTAAATTAGACGGACTGATTTTTATAAGATAAAACATGTTGGGAACTATAGTGCTATTATTAGTAATTGGCGCCGTCCTTTATTTGTTGTGGGTAAACGACAAACTCAACACAAATTCGTTAAATGATAGTTCTGGGCAGTCCGGCGATTCAATCCAATTTACACCGGAAGGTAGAGCCAACGTTCGTTTTAATAATACCAAAGTTAAAAATGTAAGAATTGCTCATGGAGACAACGAAATTAGCAAAGTAAGCGTGGCTGAAGCGCCAATTCGTTACGAACAAATTGTGGATCAAGGCGAAGGTTTGGGTCACAACACCGTGTTTATGGGCGTTTTGAATGCTCCTCTAAACGGTATTAACGTAGAACATCGTGCAACCAACAACGTAACGATTAAAAAATTTAAGAATTTATTTATAGTTTTTAAAGGAATACAATTTAGCGAAATAGACAGCAACAATTTGATGGTGAGATACGAAGCAAACAAAATGGTTTACGCTCTCATCGACGCCAGCAATAGCACCATACCAGAATTATTGAGAGACGTCAATTACCCTATTTGTGTACTGTCAAATAATTCTAGCGCTCAGCTAGTGCTAAAAGAATGGGGATACACGCAAATAAACGACAACGCGACCTTGTTTGTAAAAAATGAAAAAAGTTTTAGAATAAACTAATTTATTAATATATTTATTACACACCCTATCATTACACATCCTCGTCAACGTTTGCCTTAAATTTAGGAGGAAATTTCATAAAATACTTTTCATCTAAACTTATTTGTAAACCGTTATACATTTTGGTGTCAGAATTATAAAATCTCGAAGATGAATTGTATTTGCGCCTAAATTCGGCACACAAAACGTCAACACTTACATGTTTTCGTCTTTTATAATGCAACATATGCGGCACATACTTTTCGGCGCATTTGATCAAATCAATCAATTTTTCTTCACTAAATTCAGGCGCGCTTTTGCATTCTTTGACATTCATGACATACAAAAGCGCCTCTAATGTAGTGTTATATATGTACAAACATTTTTTATTATATTTATAACTGTTGTCACCTTGCAAAATACATTTGTAATATAATTGACCATCATTTGGGTCGCAATTGTACATTACCACATTGGCTAAAAAAGCTTTTACCGGTTCCGCTAATTTCGACACAATATCTCGTTCTTCACAATAACGCTTACGAATGTGATGCTCGTACACACTACCACTAAAAGGTTTGCTTTCGTTAAATTCATGATCAAAGTACATTTGTCCTAAACGATTACTACACGCTCGATCGTAACCGTCAGTTACAAATATTTTATCTTCATCATTGTTGCAAATTAGAGTCTTGTAAGTGCTGTTAAATTTTTCCATAACACCGTAATTACAACGCGCCTGATCAATTTTGGTACTGTCAACTATGCCCTTTAAATAAGCTTTTGTTATTAACTGAGCTTCGTTCATTACATACAATTGCGATTCATACTTTTTTACCTTTTCGTCCTTTTCATTTTTATTATGCTTGTAATGCTCTTTGTCCTGTTTGTAAACCAATATTATAGTACTCAGCAATTCCCATAATGAAGATTTACCGCAATTTGGTTTTGACGACAACACAATACACATTTTTTCATAATCAAACGGTATGATAAGCGAAGCGCAAAAGTTGATTAGAGCTTTAGAATTGTTAGTATGATAATTAGTAAAAACTCGAAAATAAGTATAGCCCATTACAACATTTGAAATTTCAGAAACATTTCCGGGCAAATCTCTTAGAAACATTCTAATATAAAATCTCGTCAACCAATTGTACATACTTTCATTTTTTCTGTATTCAATTAACACATCACTCCACACATTGTATTCGTTTACAATTTTTTCGTATTTTTTATAATACGAACCAACGTTTTTTAAAATTCTGAGATACTCATATTTTTTATCATCACACTCCCCCGCGTTTCGAATCATCTCTTTAACACGACCATCCATATTATCTTCTCCATATTCCACGCGCTTCAAAATATAAATCATGCCCTCGGTAATTTTTTTCTTGTTTTTAAACACATTCTCGCTAACTTCAAAATCACAACCCTCCAACCAATCTTCAAAATCGTGGTAATGACTACACAATAGCGCCCAAAAAAATTTTTCTATACTAGAATTTGGCCACAAAAGATGACATATAATAGCAGCTTTTAGACCCAACACATCCACATTAACAGCAAGTGAAATAATATTTCCTATTGGCTGGGTCAGTTGATCCTTCAACTTTAAAATTAACAAAACAATGTCGGTGCCTTTACAATCAAGCAACCAACCGACTAATTCTTTCCATTTAAAAATCAAATCCTGCCTGACCGTCGACATTTTTTCTCCCACCACCTGACAATCATTAATATTATTTACCACATTATAAAATTCCACCAAAAATTTACGCGCATGATAAATTTTTAAAAGAGTCAAATCCATATTAATGGAATTGTACAATTGTTTGAATGTATCCTTTTCCAAATATGTTTGATTTTTAGAAATAAAATTTTTTTTTAACGTTGACATTACAATAAAAGGGCAAGGTTCTTTGTATATTTTTTTGCACACATCGAACAAACCAGACTGTGTCATATAAAAATTTAGCGTTTTATTAAACACCAACTCTGAAACTGTCACCTCCGGACAAGCACTATATATTCCAGCGATGGTGTGATCTTTCTTGTTTTTGTAATTTTCGTATATACCACCAGTAAAAATATAATCAAACTTGTTAATTTTAATCTTTTTGTAAAAACCCACACTTTTAGTAGTAATGTCAACGTCAGACGCTTCTTTGATCGACGACGAATTTATAGACCAAACTCCTGTTTTTTTAAAAATACTTAAGTGCAATGCAAAATAGGCGCTCACAGAATCAAAAAATTGCTCCATTCCATGATCAGGCGTTACAAAAAATTGTAAACTGTTTAAAAAGTTTTTTGCCATCTTTTCAGTGGAAAAATAAACAGTGTGATCAATAAAAACCGTTTCGTCGCTAGTTAATTTTTCACAAAGCGTTTTTACAAAATATAAAATATCCTCCAATTCATATTGATTGTGCATCTTTATCGTAGCTTCGCAATATTGCCATATGCAAATAATTAAAATATATAAAGTAGAATACTTATTGTTGGTCAAATAAAATTTCAAAATATTTTCGTTATTCAGAGAAGGCGAGCATTTGGCCAGCATCATCTCGTTAATCACTTTTAAACACTCATCTACAGTGTTGTTAATATCAATTTCAAACTTTGAACATGGTGACAAAGTGTCAATAGTGTTATTGTTGTTCATTTCAACATCAAATGGTGACGGTATAATGCAAGGATCTATCCAACGCAAACTTTCAAAATCAATACTTTGGCATACAAACTGATAATCAGGCAAAAAAGTTCCAGTTTTGATGGAATCGTCGTTTACCAAAAAATCAAACCACATCTTTTTCGAAAAAACGTACTCGGACCCGAAATAAATTCTTGTGTCCGAGTCAAAAGTTAAAACTTCATATTTGGGCACAGTGGCAGTGTTGGTAAACAACAATTGATCACCACGCACAATTTTACACGAAATGTCAATGTTATGGTTATTATTGGATAATAAATTAAAATTACCCAAGTCGTGATGATGACATAACGGAATTAAGGCGGGTAGTTTGTAACCCATATTGATAAATAAGTATAAAGTCCATCCCAAAAAATTTGCACTTAATTCTGGCCACACCATGTATTCTCCAACACGCAACACTTTTCCAATGTCATTGTTGCGCAATGTTTTAAACTCAAACATATTCGGGTTCTTGCTCAATAAATCCAAATAATCTTTATATGGTATAAACGGTATCACTCTAGTGCTGCAGAAATTAGGCACCATGCTCCATGTGTGTTGCGTGGGTAAAGTTGACATCAATAATTTAAAAAAAAACACCGCATCGTTGCATTGGTGTCTGACCATTTTATTTTGAGAGTTTCGGAAATACCAATAATTGTGTGACAAATTTTTTGTTTCATTCACATTTTCATAAGAATTCATAATGTCTTCGACAGACATTTTTACAGTATTAATAATAGGGTTGTCGTTGATAATTATACTTTTATCAACACGATACAATCCTCTTATATATGTCGCAAAACGTATAATAGACGCCAATCAGATTAATGTGGGTCCTTACATTCGAATGTTTGAGCGTGACAACGATCGATTAATTGTGGTAGAACCCGAACAAATAGTAATGTACAACACAGCAGGTGCACTTTATTACTATTTTGAAGGTGGCGCCAGTCGACGTTTGTGTCCAATCAATGAATTTGCAATAGTTCGATTCACAAAACCTGATATCTACTTGATTAATGAAACTGGTACATACAATATAACTTGTACTACTACTAGCTCCTTGAATATGTACGGCCACTTTAATAATAACTCTTACAGCTGGAACCTCCCGGTTTTTAATGACTCACACTCTATTATCGATATAATCAACTACCTGTTATCTCAAGGTTACATATACATCAGATAAAATTTTTTTCATAATTAATAATATATTTTAAAATTTGATTATGCCATTTTTGCCAATCATCAACAGGAACCGGACATATGTTTAAATTAACAAAATTATCGTAACTAATATTGTTATCGGGCAAGTCGTCAACCAAAGTGATTGATTTTATCAAATTGACATTATGTTTATGCAAATACCATAAGACTACTTTTGGTGATTTTGGTAAATTTTTAAAATCCGTAATGTCTAAATAAAATGGAGTACTTTTATAAAACACGTCGTATTGTTGGTCTTCCTCTTCGTTTACACTATATTCACCAATACGCCTGCCCTCCGACAAAATGATATCAAAATAGCCATTCAGTTTGACCTTGTCTAAACTATGAACTACATGCTCCCGATTACCATAACTCCACAAACATAAAATGCAGTTGTGCATTTTAAGTTCGTCCAATGATTTATATATGGCATCATCTCTAATTCGCACTTCTTCTTCTTCTGTAATTAGTGTGCTATCCATGTCAAACACAACAACGTGGGGTATTTCAAAAAATGCAACGCTGCGCATCGCTAATGCATTTATTTCGTTGACGTCAAAAACTAACCATTCGTTTAATAAATCAAACGTTGCCGGACGCACATACAAAGTAAATATATGGCCTATGTAAGAAATTTTGAAAGCAGTTTTAAATTTTAATCTAAAATCCTGCATTTCATCTTTGGCGTACAATATTTTTTGTTTATATTTTAAATTCCAATACTTTGGAGGTTGTTGAAAAACTATATATTCTATATTGTTGAGAGTTATCGGATCAATCAATTGTACATCTTCGTATTTGTTTACAAATAAAATATGTCGCTTAACAATCGACCAATTGTTGTGAAAAATAATCCAACGATTTTCCATTTGTTCAATATTTTTAGTAAATTTCGCAACGACAATGATTATGACGGTCTCGTTAATTATCTTACTACCAACTATCCGCAAAATGTAAAAAACCGGACATTCAATTTCAACAACACTGGACACACATTTCACATACTCTATGCTTATGTACCATCATTGTCAAATAAAGAGCGTAAACAAATTCGACTAGACTGCATTGAAAAACTGTTGCAAAACACAAAGAATGATTTCAAACTTTACGAAGATCTTATGAACATAATAATAGATGAAAATAAATGTCCATGCGAACTTATATCGGCGCGACTCAACGACAATATATTGTACAACGAAAACTTAAAAAATAAAAATTTTGACATCAAACCATCAAAACTCAAAAAAGAGCCTATCGATGCTATTCTTTTCAAGTATTCAATCAATTGGAAAAATAGTTTAAACAAAAAACGAAGCGCTGGCGGTAAAAGAAAGAGTGGTCTCAAATTTAACACTGACAAAATTGAAGTCGATTTAAAAAATATCGTAACACCATCGACGTTGTCGAGTATTTGTGGATTTACAATAGGCCAATGTGAACATGTGTTAAAAACAGAAGACCATCAATTGCGAGCTGGTGATGAAATTGTGTCTTTTATAAAATATTGTATAAAATGTGGATGCACCTTTAATAAATAACAGAAATTGTATAAATTTATTTTATTTTATAAATTTACAAATTATTTATATAAATCTTAGAGATTAGACGTATTGGTTGACATGATACTGATGACTGCGACGTCTGTACGGCGATCGTGATCTCGACCGCGAGCGAGACCTTGAACGAGACCTAGCTCTTGCTGCAGTCCTGGAGTAGGATCTAGAACGGGAGCGGGAACGAGAACGTGGACGCCCTGGGCGACGTCTGTAGACCATTTTGTTTCTCAAATATACCTTATTTAGTTTGTGGACGACAATCTATTTCTTTTTAATGTTATCGGAGGTGTGATGATCGTAGTTTTGGTTCGCTTTCTGGATCCCACATCACCGACCGCCCCTTTTTCAACAAATTTTATTTGCGAATTTTCACGTACGCGATCCAAAATTTGAAATCGTTTATTATAATCAATCATGTTGAATTTTATGTTTTCTGCGGCACTCTGTTCTACCGCATTTATAAATATGTTATTAATACTATTGAACACCATTCGACTCATGTCGCAGTGTTTTTCTATCATAGTAGCAACATTTTCAATCATCATAGGACTGCTGTTAAACTGCAATTTGTTATCGGTAGCGACTACATAATGAGACGTTTTTTGTCCCACCAACAACTCAAATTTATCCGCCAACGCCTTGAAAGGTTTTACTTCTTTTTCGTAAACGTTAACGTTGGAAATAAATTCTTTTACTTTTACTTGAGGGTATCGCGACATCTCATTGTTCAAAGCCCTTTGAATATTAGTAATCATCAAGACAGCGGATTCATAATCAAGTCTATAACTTGTCATTGATGTAATATCGCGTATGTTGTCTAAAATTAGTGCAATTTTATCGGGACTAATAACAGGAATACATTCGCGTTCTTTCCTAAACAATGTTTGTTCTAACATTTCGTACAAATGTTTGAATTTCGGTGTATGTGCTGCATACAAATACAATTTAACAAGATCTTTTACAAAAAATGGTACCGACGACACGGACGCTGACACAAAATACGTAGCAATCTTTTCAGCAGCCGCATGATATTTTTTAGCATCAAACACGTTATTAGCGCTAGCTGATGCAATAGTGGTTCTAATAGGTGTAACAATTTGTTTAGTCGACATCGACGTGTTATTTATAGGAGCATTTTGTAAATGCTGTGAAAATATTGCACCGCCTTGTGTGACGATTAACTGTTCCGCAGTTTCAGCAGCTTCATTAATTAATTCACTGAGTGTGGCCACGTCCAAATTTATTGTCGTGGTATTGCCGAAAAGAGGAAAAAATTTTTCCCAAAAAGGGTAGGACATTTGTGTGTCTTCCATGACATTTTTTAATTTTTCGATTGTTAAAAATAATCTAATTTTAGCGCTACTCATTGTGCATTGCCCTTATTCCAATGTTGTTAATAATTAATAATTTTTATTCTACAAATCCATACGTACGTGAGTATGTTCAGGTTCCAAAAGGAATTTACTATTTACTATTCCGTAAATTACATCCAAAATATCCACGGCATCGTCGGGACCTTTAATCAATAATTCATCACCTTCTTCCTCCAATCCTTTTATTAATCTTTTTAAACTTCTGGTTTTTGGCGCCATTCGTTTTAAAACATTAATTTTACCTTCGGAATCATCATTTCTAATGTCGCGACCTATACCTTGCACAATCAGAGAATGTATTAAAGCGTCATTGTTTTTAACAATATTTTCAGAGCTAGTGTCAACGTTGGTTCCACTAAATAGACTGTTTTCTTCCATTTCCTTAAAATAATTAACAAATTATTTATATCATCCCAAAGATACGGTTTTTTGCAACAACATACTTACATCATTTTTGAGATTGTATTTATTAAACAAACGCACTACACATTCTTTAGGCGCCACAAAATTTTGTGATATTTCCATAAACAATTCGTTTTTAATAGCATATAATTTTTGAAGCATCTCTTCAAAATTTTCATCATTGTACTCTTTAAACAACACCCTACAAACGTTACGTAACTCTAAATCTGCCGGAAAACAAACATTCATATTTTTAGCACCTTTTGTCACCAAACGTTGTTCGTTTCTTTTTTTCGCTTCTAAAAATATTCTCAAGTAAAAACCGATAAATATTTTGTGAACCAATTTGCCAATCTGTTTCGTACAAAAATGCTTTTCCATAAATTGACGCAGAGGGGTGTAAATTTTAGTGTTGTAAGTGTTATTGTTAAAATTTAATAGTAAATACTCTGTGTCTTGAACACCCATTATGTATTCGCGACACGATTCAATTAAACCATTGCATTTTTTAAAATTCCAAAACTGTGGAGTAGTCTTGTCACTCAACAGATTGTAAAAAAATTGCAACAAAGTATTTGTAACAATGGTGTCTATATTAAATACCTCATCGTCGACTTCGTTCATGTTGGTTTTAAAAAGTGCAAAAAATAGCAGCGGAATACCCAACATGGGTCTAAAAAATATATCCCATCCGTTTTGAAGATTAACATCCAACAGTGATAAAGCTTCTGACATGTACGTAGCTTTACATTTTAAACACTGAAATTTTTTCTTTAATGCGCAATCATTGCAAAAATCCAAATCTACACCCACCACGTTATTATAATAGGGACGCAAATTTTTCATTATAACTTGAAAACATGGCATTTGACCAATAAAATCGTTATCAATAAATAATTTAAAAATTTGTTTAACTTCATTTTCATTATCAGTTTTTTTCTCATAATCGTTCTTGATCACGTTTATTACATATTTGTACTGATTAAAAAAAGTCAATTTATCGAAAGAAAACAAACTTTGTTGATTAAAGTATTCCGCTAATAAAAATGTCAAGGTATCAATTTCATAGGCCGACATTGTGCAAGTAAAAGTGACATAGGTATTCTCAATCCCGCGTGTTTCGCACAATTTGTAAAACTTTAAATTGTACTGAATTTCGTATTGCGACTCATTCATTTTCTGTTACCTTATAAATTAGTATGTTAGATCCTAATCCAAATAATATCGTACAATTTATGAATCAATTACCAGAAAATGTTTTGAAACCAGAACATTTGTTAGCGTTTAGAGCCTTAAAAACATTATGGTGTTATAAAAATATATACAATTACAATTTGCTTAAACAGTTTTTAGATATTTTAAGCGATGCGGAATTAGTAGAATTTGATATATTAATCAATTATAAAACCAACCCAAAATTTAACGTACTAATTGAACATAAAATTATAGACCCATGGAGTTTTGATAACAATAATTTTTTAAAAAATTATTTAACAAGCGTACCTAAGTTTTTTGAATGGTTGCAAAATTACAATGAGACTAAACACATTATCTATTTTAGCGATGATTATATTATCAACGTGCTGGCTAATTATTGTGTAATAAATACCAAAGACATTTTGAAACGTTTAGTGATTGAAATGTATAATAAGACTAACCGTCACGACTTTTACACATCATTACGTGTTAATTTGCTAAACGCAAACATACTAACCGCAGCGCCCTTAAGAAATGACGCCTGTTACAGATTTACACAGTTTGCACAAAAAATACGTAACACTCTACCGTTATATTGATATATTTGAACGTGATCTACCTCCACCACGATTGAAACGACCCCTTGTCTACCCCCCTTTGGATCGACTACACAACTGTGATTACACCTTAATTAACGCTTACTGTAATCAAATCTTTGCAGGTATAAATATAAGAGCGCAAAATAATAATTTAAATTCAGTTAAATATGAACGATCAACAGTTAATTCCGATTAAAAATTTGACGCTCAATTACGAAGGCGATCTAAAATGGGATTTAAAATTGATAAATTTTTTAAATTTAAATCCTTACGACGTGGAAAAAAAAATTAAATGTGCCACAAATGACTTTTTAACCAACATCGTTCAATTACAAAAATACACGCGCCTCAACGATATTGCAGCCCACATTTTGTACAAAAACGAGAGATTGATATACGACGATAAAAAACTGCAAATATACAAGATTGACAAGTCGGAAAAAAAGACTCAATATTTGTTTGGATTTAAAACGATGAGCAAACCGAGATTGTGTTTTACGTGGAGTGTGGCGCAAGTTAAATTGTGCAAAGGTGGATTTGGCGATTTTCATATTCTGTCGCTGGCCAATGAAGCGCCAATTATTAATACCATGGAACAATTGATGGGCGAATACATGTTTAAAACTAACAGACAATGTGAACCGACGCCTTTATCGATGGAAGAAGGAGTTTTGGTGTCTGTACCGAAAGATATTGTGGCTAAAGAAAAATTCATGTCAAAATTTTATGTTTTAAACAATACTGACAACGTTACTAACATCGAAAACAACACGATTGAAGAACCATTTATGTTGTCGCGCATGACCGTCAACAAGTATAACGAATTGTTTAATATTTCTAGTGAAAAAAAAGTCAGCAACGACGTCGAGTTTATAGTTTGTACTGTATTTAATGGTATTGAAGAAAAGGCAAAAATGTTGCCTACAAAAGAGACGCAATTGTCGTTTTCTTTGTGGTTGACGCCGTTGATATTCATTTACGCGGATAAAGAATAAAAAATACATTTAACTATTTGTTTGTTTTTATTTTAATAATGTGGTAACATGAAAATAACTAAGCTATACTTGACATATGATAAATACCCTCTTTGGTTAACTAAAGATTTAATGATATATATGGGCGGCAAAAACATACTACACAATATCGACTGGATTCGCAGTAAAAAAAATTGTTTATACATTAAAAAAAACAATATACTAAATTTGGTAAAATCGATGGAATTTTATTATCCAGACGGAAATCTTTTTCAAATTAGAACGGAGGACGATGAAAACGTTGACGACGAATGGTTTAACTAATTCTTGATCCACAGTTAACTTTATTTCCATCTATACACTGTCTCTGTTCTATTGAAAATAGTTCAAACAAATCTGATCTACATACAAGATTGTAGGACAATAGATCTGTTGTACAAATGAACATCCTATTACATTGTGGTGTAGGAAAAATGTTAACATTAGACAAGCCGTCCCAATAAGGTCTGCATAATTCAGTCACAGTTGGATATGGCGGATTATATCTTTGTTTGCAGTCAGTAAAAAAATAATGATTGCAAGAATTGGTGTTTTCATCGAACCGTTCATCGAAACTACATGCCATTAAATTACCAAAACAGTCATAATACTGTTGACAATTTGACGGGTTTGCACGAACACACGAAATTGTTTCAAAATCGTCATTCGGTTTTTTATGTTGTACAAAAAATAAAATCACAAAAATTATTAATATCCACAGCAGTATTTTTATCATATTATCTTAAGTCACGTTTTTATAATACACAATTATTACAAATGATAGGCTTACAAGATATTATCTCTTCGTAACACTTTTTCCAAATCTCGCCACATATATAACAAGCGCTTTCATTTTCATTTTCACAATACAAACGTCGGCGCATTCGCATCATCATCGCAATGAAAAGAAAACTGAGCTTTACAGAAAATTCACAAAAATTAATAAAATGCGAAGAGAATGACGAAGATATATTGATTAGCTCACGCACATCTTACATTATTACAAAAGAAAAACTGCGCGACAATGACGTGCCAATGACTGTGATAGTCGAAGATGACAATTTGTTTTCTGCAAGTATATATTTAAAAGAAGGAGACCGAAACTTATTTGAAAACAGCAAGAGAGATGTTTTAAAATTTTTGTTAAAAGATAACCTCAAAATCATCAAAGGAGAACAATACGTTGTCTATGTTTCTATTTAAAATATAAATTTGTGTCAATTAAAAAAATAAAGTTTATTGTATCAAAATGCTGTTTAATTTTCTAAGTGTATTTATTTTTATTAATTATGTAACGTGTCATGGAACATTGCACCCTAAAATTAGACCTTCGTTCAATTTTTGTTTAAAAAAAGATGACACTATAGCGGTAAGATTAAACGATAGCAGTGATTGTAAAAAACTTATTATCGATGTTCACAAATACAATAACAATTTAGTTATTAATTTTAAAAACTCAAAAGGAATTTGTAGTTTTTTGTGTATTGATAAATGCGGAAACGTTTATCACGACAGCGTATTATATACAGAAGATTGCGTATTGACAACTGCCGCTTTTGAAAATGTAGACACATTATCAGTTTATCGAGGAAACTATTCGGACTTTTTTGCAGCCCAAGATTACTATGTTATCCCTTTAAGTATGAAATCTGGAAATTCAATCGAGCGTTTCTACAATTATTTGGCGTTAACATTTAACGAAATTTCTAAAACTAAAAAATGCAATTTAATATTAACGCCATTAAAATCTACAAAAATGTGTACTACCAGTTATCTAAAACGATACGAAAATATGGATTACATCGATCGCAAAAATTACCAAGATTATTCGTTTTGGAACAAATTATTGATAGTTTTAGGTGTCAAAAGTTATGTAATTCCAAAAAACGACACAATTTTGTCGTACAAAGAATATAATTAATATTACGACCTATACAAAGGATATGTATTTAAAATTTGTATTACTGCATCGTATTGTGACTCAGCAACAGTTTGATTAGTATTTGTAAAATATAAAGTTCTGACATCGTTTACAACACCGTATCCTCCATCGGTGGTACCTAGAGCGTTCAGATAAAAGGTAATAGGAACATTGTTTCTATTGTAATACGTTGGAGAATTCCAAACACAAATTTGTCCAATAGATCCCATTTTTGGAAACGTTCTATTCGCGCGGAAAAAGTAACAACTATTTCTATAACCCGTGGATACGGTGTCTCGAATGCATGGATTAAAAGAACAGCTAATATTACCGCATTGCTGAGGATTGGTGCATTCGCCGATTCCGGGTAACGGGCAAGTTTGGACATTAGTGCGAAGATAATTTAAATGCCAATACCCTTGAAAAACATCTACAAAGTCGGAAGATATATAGGCTGAATTTAATTTAAATTTTAATATAAAGAGTGTATTAACTGACGTCGTAGGATGATTCGTCAAACGCTTGTATAGCAACACGCGGTACGGTTCTTGCACATGATTCTGGTTTACTTGAAAAACTATGTCCGCGTCGGATTTAAGACTGTTGCGAGCCCAAAATACTTTAAGATCCGATCGGATTTCACGTCTATCAACAGTTAATGGTTTGATACAATAATTTGCAATTTCCCAATCATGTTCTGAATATTGGACATTTAACATTGAGCTGTTACTATGCACGGGATACAAATTATGTCTAATATCACATTGACACATTACTAAAGGTCCGCCATCAACCCCTCCGGTAGCGTCGTACAACACCCTACCTTCGTGCTTTTCCCCAGTTAAAGGATCAATAGAACACGGATCGGGTAAACAAATATTGGCGCCAATTTGTTGCCGATAAACAGAATCGAAGACTGGATGATCGGCACGTATAAAACCGTCTTGACACGGCGGTCGATGATAATAATTTGTAAGCAACATCACGTCTCTCATAACTTGTGGACGACAATATGGAGTGTTTGTTGAACTAATTTCTGGTATATATCCAGTTTTGCACAAACAAACCAAAGGTGACGAGTTAATGTTGGCAATAACACCATGAGGTTTGCAACCGACAGGCAATGTACAATCGTCGTATATATTCAATTGAGTCACCAAACCCGGCATATCGCAGTGGCATATTAAAGCAAAATTTTCACTATCCACTCGCCTCAAAACCCACGTGCCTGTATTTGGGTTGCAGCTACGTGCACTTCTGTTATCTAATGCCAAACAGTACTTATCGCCAGGATTGATTACCAACTGATAAAATTCGTTTATCTCTAAGATAACAGTCTCATGAAATTCTTGACACGACGCCAACGACTCTAAACATAGTTGACAATCAGCATTAGAAGTGCATCGGGTTGGCGTCGTGTGACAAGACAACTCGTTTTCGTTAATTATAATTTCTTTTGGCGGGTTCAATAACGGAACATCCAAGTTGTCATATAAATATAATTTTTTTGGTGTATATATTGCGTAATTAGCTAGATTTGTATGGTGTGCGAGGACCAAACAAAAAATTACAACGGAAATTATTAACAACATCGACTTATTGAATAATGTACACCAGTAAACAATTAGAAAAAGTATGGATGGGCGTGAACTATAGAGAAGACAGATATTGGGCTTTCATGAAACCGGACGGTATGTGGTTACACAGCGACTCCAAGTATTCTAAAGAGAAGACTTTTAAAAGTTTTGAACACTTTGAAAAATTTGTTCGATCACATAATGTTCAAGACATACATGTAAAAATGTTAATAGACGGCTCCAGAGAATGGGTAATAGACGTGGACCATAATGATAACGATGAACGGTGTATCAAATTGAAAAATATGATCTCACATTGTGTTTTTGGAAAATTTTTTGGTCACAATTGTGACCGCATAATGTATTCGGGTAATAGAGGTTTGCATATATGGTTGAATCACAATGATTTTGACATGAGAGCTGATAAATATTTAAGAACGTACTATTACGACGACATGTTACAAGTTCCCAAGATTATAGTAAAACCGTTTGTTGAACCACATTCTCTGCATGAATGTTTTTTGGATGTGTTTAACAATCTTTGGATTAAACGTGAAATTGAAGCTATTTATCCGAATATAAAAATAGACAATTTGACTGCGCTGGTTAAAGAATTTTATCCTTACGTGGACAAACAAGTGTTTGTATCTACAAAACAAATAAGAGCTCCGTACAGCTATAATACAAAAGGAAAAAAGTTTAACTGTGACCATGAATTATTATTTGAATAAACTTTTAGATTATTTGTTTGGAAATAGAATCAAGAATTGTGAAAAAAAAATTCAGTTATTGACTAATGGTGTAAACAGATTGTATCACAGAGAAGAAGACGACGCTTCATTGTGCATGCGTTGCGGAAATTTGTTAGTAGAAGACTACGAATCGACCGACAACGATTCGGATTCGGACAGTTCTAATTTTGGAGTTTTTGTAAAACCACGCATCAACAACCACACTCATGTGAGATATGTCACTGGAAAGTCTGACCATTACATTTTGAGAAAAAACCTGTATTATGACATGGAAAATATTGTTGATATTAAAGATAATGAACCAAGAAAGAAAATTAAACTGATCAACGATACATTGCACGATTCGGGTTACGAGTTGACTGATATTAGTAAAACCAGCAAAATTATTGACGCTAACGTCAATTCTGTAAAAAAAATAATTCAAAATGTTGTAAACAATTGTGAAAACAAAAAGGGTTAATAAAATATATTTTTTTAATTATTTTATTTTATTTGTCAAACAATAAAACATTTATCAATCAGCTGCTGCACATTTTCAATGCTGTCTGTTTCAACTATATTTGCAAAGCACACAGTGGCGTAATAATCATTTAGAAAGTTGTTGAAATAAGTGCAATTAACTGTGTCTTCACACACTGCCACCGATAATCTATCATAATGAATGCAATGCAAACAATAAAAATATTCATTTAGTATGTGGCTAATTAGCGATTGTGCGTTATCTTCCATTGTTCTGAAGACAATAATGTAGGCCAATATTCTCATTGTGCTTCTGGGTTCACTGGTTCTACTGCAAATTCAATTAGGGGTTTTATATCGACTTCATTTGGCATACTATCAATAATATCGGGAGCTGGTGCCAAATATTTTTTTAAATCCGCTATTATTTCTGTTTTCAAAATATTTAACAAGCCATTAAAGTCACTTAAAATATTGCTGGGAGATTCCTTCAGTTGTTCGAGTAACACTTTAATTTGCGACAATTCTTTTTTGGTTTCGTCATCCATTTCTTTTTGATCTCCCACAAACAAATCTCGCACCAATTGACGTAAATTGGTATAGGCAACAGAATCGCTTTCTGGAATCGCGCTTAAATATTTGCAAATAGCGATTGCATGAATAAAGTTTTTCCCATTATTTTGCACCTTGTACGATGGATGAATAGTGTTCCATATTTGAGTAGTGCTTATGCGTGTAAAAGGCGAAAGTAAATGTGCTACAGCTGTTACTTCTGCATAACCGTTTACACCTTTCTCATCGTTTGTCACCAAAAACACCTCAATCGGTCCAGAATTATAATCAAACGACATTTTCACCTTATCAAATTAAACTTTTCACATTCTAAAAACCACATTAGGTCTACGATAAAGAAACATTGCAACTGTTTATTATCATACAAATTTTTAACATTATAAATATAATCAAAAAAAGTATAATAATTGCTATATTTGTAAGTTGCCAATTGTCGATTTTCCATATACGACACATATTTTGTGAGATTCATAAATTCGATCCGCCGCACTAATTCTTGTGTACGAAACTTTTGTCTGATCATGTCGACTTTGTATTCATACTCGTAATCTAATTCTTTCAAACGAATATTGTAACTATTTGGTTTCTTTTTGAGATAATACAAAGTGCCTACCAAAAATGCCACGTAAATCACATATTTGTACATTTTAGAATTATCTTGCCATTCCAATACAAACGGTTTACTACAAATACACAATTTATCAAAAACCAGTCCGGTTTCCTCTATAAATTCACGCATAGCCGTTTCATATTCTTTTTCCCCCGAATCATGTTTTCCTCGAGGTATACTTAGTTTTTCCACAAACGGAATATGCTTGTTATATTTTAAATTTCTGTTTATATTGTCATTGTATGATTTGTTTGATTGCAATATTATCGCTTTATTATCATTGGTGATTACAAATAAACCGGCGTGTTTTCCTTGTTTAACCATTTAAAGGTATTTTATATAAATTTGATGCGTGTTACCTTATAATTTCAATAATTCGGTTCGGATCATGTGACCCTGTCGTTATTCTTTTGCCTTTAATAAAATCCACTTTAAGTTCCATATCGTTACAAACAGTTTTATTATAAGCAGCTGCACGTTTAAGAGCATTACATCGTCGCGAATTTAATTCCAGCGGGTGCATAATTGGTGACTTCTCTAAAGTAAACGAATTTAAACAGCCGCCGTTTATAATTTCCAGCAGGACAATTGTATAAATAAAATATAAAGTCTCGTAATCGTCATAATAAAAAATAAATCTATTTTTCAAACAATAATAGTAAAATTTCATTGAATTGTAAACATAAAACGTTTTGTGTTTATGCAAATAATTTTCAGTGTCCGTAACAAATATAACATTTATTAAACGATGTTGTATCAAGTCGGCTAGCTTTATCAATATTCTTTCGCTTTCCATATTCTCTTTTATCATGCATACATTATCAATCAAATTATTTGAAATTATTTGAGAAAAATAACGCGTTAGTAAACTCAAAGTGTAAGAAGCGTTATTGACATCCAACTCGAGCACAACATAAGTAAAGTTACATTTATATCGTTTGGTAATGTCGGCCACAGAGTTTATTGAAGATAGCAATTTTTCAAAATCCGTACAATTCCAACCTCGACCCAATACCCGTTTTTCTTTAGACACATGATGCTTAAAATCCAAACCGCTTTGAATTAAATTAGTTGTCATGCGTATGCTCAGTTGCTGACCCAAAGTGTAATTGTTTTCATAACTACGTTCCCATAAACAATTTTCAATAAAACGGTTGATTTTGGTGTGATCGTTGAGATTCGCTATCTCTTGCAAACGATCAAAATCACCTTTAAACCAACGATCTTTTAACAGCAGCCCTAACAAAGGAAAAGACAGACAATCTGCGAATAAATCCAAATCTTCGGGTAGACTTTCTTTAATGTGTTTTATATTAAACCTGTAAAAATCACACCCGTAAGCTATGTAACCCTCTTTTAATATTAATCGTTCGTTTTTGACATAATTTTCTGCACAACACCAATATGCGCGCAACTGCGGTATCAAATATTTTACACATTGAGGAAAGTATTGAGACACGAATGGGCTGTGCTCAACAAATTTATGAGATTCAGATTGAGATTCATACGACATAATTTGTGAAGATCAGGCTAACGACATGAATATATAAGAATAATTAATTATCTAATACACATGTCTTCGTTAAAAGAACTATATCATGAAATATTAAAAACACAGCAAGATATTGCTGTGACCTATAGTCGTGTTGTTGGGGTTGAAAATGAATTAAAGAAAAAACTAAGCGAAGAAAACAAAACTGAAAGTATCAACGAGCGCCTTAACGTATTGCAACAGCAATTACAAGAACTACTCAGTTTTGTTAAGCCTGTTAATGCGTTGTCGAATGATCTCATCACTAAAAACGCAACCGACTACGATAACATTGACATAGATATAGAAGATGATGTAAGCGTCGAAGATAACAAAAATTCTGATACAAGCGATCACGTGGATACAGCTGAAAATGTGATCGAACCAAATGAAAATAATGAATAATAAACACAATTTAATAAATTAATAGTATAATTCACAAGAAAGCTGTACAAAATGTTGATTTGTAAATTATGAATTCAACTTGAAACGCTAAAATTATTTTCAAAAAGTTTTAGCGTTTCAAGTTGAATTCATAATTTACAAATTAATTGCCAAAACAAAAATTTGTACATATTATTTTGTAAATTTTAAATCCGAGATAATTGCCGAAAAATTTTAAACTGAAAACTTTTAGCGTTTTAATTCGCATTCATTGTTTTATCTGTTATCGTCTAACTCGCATTTATGTTTTAATTGTAAACATAGGCATTTGTATATAAACGCCTGACATGATGAATAACTTATCAGTCATCATGGAAGCTCTTGTGCCGTTTGGAGTAAACAATATTAGTTTAAAACAGACGCATCATCATTATTGTGGGTTTTACAGTTTGAACATTCTTGCAAGTATCATTAACAATGTTGTAATTATTGACAATATTCATTACGAAGTCAGCAACGACACGGCAATTGATTGGGCTTTTGACGGCGAAGACACGATAATTACAGAAAAACGTTTGTTATACACAAATGCAGATCTGCCGCTGTATGCAACTATATTTAACCTAAACCATGATATCGTCGGAATGGTGCTTCGTGGAATACAAACTAGCGACGGAAAATATTGTTACGCTCTACAAGATGGATTTCGGTTGTACAACAACCATTTGTCAAATGTTAATTTAATTGTGCGCGAAAAACAAAAAATTATTGCCTACGCTGATCGGCAATTTGACAATAAACAAGAGTTGGTGGATTATTTAAACAACGACGAGGAGCATAAAAATAGTGGTGCAATTTTATATCACACTAATACGAAAAATGCACAATTAATTTTGTACAAAAAGGGACTGCAGATTAGTAACTGTCATCTTAGGAAGACTATATACGCGGTTTAGCATTGCGTTAAGTTATAACGATTATACGAAAAAAATGTGTACAAATTTGAGTGCAGTCGTGTGTTGTTTGAAAAAACAACAGCCTGACAGGATTATTAAGGAAACCAAGCACTTAGTTTTAATTTGTAATCAATGTAATATTTAACCGATAAGATAATAAAAAGTTTATATAACTTGCTGTTTTTCTAAGATACTACACATACTTAAATAAGAAATCATGTCTAAAAGACGCCCCCTTAGAGACATAACCAACAATCCAGATCCCGAATATACGTACGAATACGATTCAGAAGATAACTACGAATACCCCAATTCTATAATGAATCGTAATCACAGAAGTCGTAGAAGTACACCCAGAAATCCATCCCGAAGCCCATCCCGAAGCCCATCACCTCAAAGGCAGAGGTCCAGATCTCGTTCACGTTCAAGATCCATTGATTATTCGCCAGTAAGGAGATCTCGTTCACGTTCAAGATCCATTGATTATTCGCCAGTAAGGAGGTCGAGATCTAGGTCCCCAATAAATCGTAGGTCCAGATCAAGATCAATTCAATCTGACGACACTTTAATTTTAGATTAATAAATAGACGCAAATAATACAATTGTATATTTTATTTCTAATATACTTCTCCTACAATATCGCTTACATTAAGTATGGCTACTGTAACACAATTAGACATATTAAATGCAGTGCAATATTTATCTAATCGTGAATCGCTATCTTTTATTTCAAGATGGCGCAGTGTTTTTCCTCACATATTGATAGATTATAGTATTAGGTGGGCTACTAACGATGATTATTACGTACCTCCACCAATGCGACAAACTAGCGCTATCGTGGTGGAAATAATATTTTCGAAAGAAGGTTGCGAAGCTATGTCCTGCTTTCCTTACACTGAAACAGGCGTAATCGATTTTATGAAAAGTCCTATCGGTGGTTACACTCAGACCTCGAACACTGCAGTGCAATATAATCAGCCGGCATGTTTTAATTTGGACTCTGCGTTGGCTGCACGCGATGGTAAAATACAATCAGTAGAGCTGCGATATACATCGTCTAATAAATGTGTAATGGTGGATAGTTTTACAAAAGCTTGGTTAAACGCGCCTTATATTCGCACAGACGCACACGTTGTGCGTGGTGTTGACGATGTGCCAGGATTTGATGTGTCGTACGATGATGATCCTGCTTTTCCTGAACGAATTAAAGGCAAATTTAACACGGCCTATTGTCGCCGCTTTGGTCGTTCTGAAATAAATAACAGTTGCTCTCAACCGTGGTATGAAACATTTGTGTCGTTTGTATTAGGCGAATCTATATTGACCACCTTTAAATTGGCATCGACAAACGTTTTTGATGATTTACGTGATTTTGATTACAGTCGTCCATCTAACATTCTGCCTCCTGCACCACCTCCTGAAGGAGACGAAATGTTGTTTAAATGGTTAAACACCAGAGACACTACGGTGGATGTTGGAAGAGAAAACAATTTCTTGAACAATAAATTTGATATGGTATTGGGACAGAGCATAATTTATGTCGCAAACGAAGGCTTTAGCACTGTCGCAACTCAAAATACAAATATGCACAGTGGGTTGATGGAAAATTTGCTGATGCGTCGTCGTGAAGTGTTACAAAATAACATTAATTATAGTAACAAAAAGAACCCTAATCAATTTAGTGGTTACGAAAATAGTTTCAATGTGAACCCTTCAACAGACGAGTTAGAAATTATAATAATACAATTTTTAGAAGACCATGCTTTTATAATGAGTATATTAACGGACTTGGGTTTTAGTGTGTTAGAATCATCTTTGAGTAGTATGTTGCAACAATTAAACAAGGTGTTAATACCTTCGTTAAAAAGGATGCTTAGTTTGCAAAGTCGCCGAGTGACCGCTGCGCTATTAGGCGAAACATACAAAGCGGCGATGATAAACGCGTTGAATCGTGCTTTTATCAGCACAATTTCTACTGTTGCCAAAGCTACCGCGCGAACTGTGAGAGCTGCCGCTTCAATAGCCAATTTGGCATTAACATTTCTAACTATCGCCGACTTGGTGTTGATGATATGGGATCCGTTCGGGTACAGCAATATGTTTCCGCGAGGTTATTTGGACGATTTATCTTCTGCTTTTTTGTCGGCCTATTACGAATCTATTGATGCTCCTACACGGGACATAATCGAGTTTAAACCTCAACATTTCTCAAACTTGATCATTGACGAGGAAGAAGAGTATTTTGTTGAAGGTATGTTACATTTAGCAGACTATCTAGCTGTCTTAGATGTAAACAGCAATGGACAAGTTATCGATTTACTGCGAGGTGTAGAAGTGTACGAGGTTAACGACGAGGAAATAATAGGTGCTAGTTTGGCGTCTACCACATGGGCCTATTTTAAATGGTTTTGTGCTCGTCATGATGCATTAATAAAGACACCAAATGCTAATAAAATTTTAGTTGTGCCGTCAATCGTATTGTGTGTGGCCGGTCTAATCTATTCTTTAAAATACCACAGCGTTTTACAAATAGAGCAACAAACAAATATTCATCTCTGCTTGTTGCTGATCATTTTATTGTCCTTTTTATTATTATTCACACCGTCGGTGCAATATTATTCAGCTTTGATCAAACACAGATATGATTAAAAAATATATTATAAGAATAAATTAAAAAAATGTCTAAACCGAGTATTTTAACGCAAATTCTTGACGCTGTGAATGTTGTTGACCAAAAAGTTGATGTTATAGACCAAAAAGTTGACAACTTGCAAACACAATTGAACAATTTTCAATTGGATGACATTACTGCTCTTGTCAACGATGTCAACGAAAAAGTTACAAACATTCAAGACATGCTAACCGGCTTGGAACCCGAACCAGAACCCGAACCAGAACCCGAACCAGAACCCGAACCAGAACCAGAACCCGAACCAGAACCCGAACAACTAAGGCGTTCTGTTGTTAAATCTCACCATAAAAAAAATAAGTGAATAGCTGTAATCAATTCACGCTGTTTCAAAAGGAAATCGATGTTATACGCCACATATGAATGCGAACAAAAACTCAATTTTTTTTAATATTAAAATTTTACAAATTAAATCGTAGTCATTTTTGAATATATTATTTGTCAAATTAAAATGTACAAATGTTTGTAATAATTTTGTACATTTTATTCACAAATAATAAGTGTGATATAAAGTAAGAATTTTTTAGATTTAAAAAATTTTTGAATTATCTCGCACTCATCTTTAACACATGAAAGCTATATGTTTAATAAACGGGGATGTCAAAGGTGTTGTGGAATTTGTTCAAGAAAAACCTGATATGCCAGTACGCATAATGGGATCATTGAGTAATTTGTCGCAAGGATTTCACGGATTTCATATTCATGAATACGGTGACGTCAGCAACGGTTGTGTGTCTGCCGGTGAGCATCTTAATCCGTTTCATACAACTCACGGTGGTCCTTTGAGTGATACACGACATTTAGGTGATTTAGGAAACATTTATTCTAAAGGATTAAACGTGATTACTAGATTTGAAATCGTGGACAACATGATAAGTTTGTATGGTAAATACAACGTTTTGGGGCGAAGTTTAGTAATACACGCTATGGAAGATGATTATGGCAGAGGTGATAATGAATTGAGCAAGATAACTGGTAATTCGGGAAGTCGTTTGGGATGTGGCGTAATTGGCGTAAAATACGAAAAAGAAGTTTCATTTAAGGGTGGTATTTAAATTGGCTATCACAAAATTAGTTATGTTGTTGACCAAAAGTCAAGTGTACGCTATAGTTCGTGAAGTAATTAATTACAAAAAATCGACTAATAACACTGTAAACGTGACCTCGCACGTAGAAGATTGTGGTTTTGCAGACATTCTTAGCTTTATTAAAGAGCACGCGGACCATATTTTGGTAAAACGTTTAGACCATCCAGACGCTTCAATAGCTCCGCATATAAAACGATTAGAGTATTTATTTGATTTGCCAACTTTAATTGATACAGAATATAATTATTGTATTGTAAAAAATGACTGAAATTGAGCCAAAAATATCCAACAATAACGCCGAAGAGTTGATTGACATTACTCATGTGCACAACAGGGATTCGATTCGTAAACTTTTTAAGGACAATCATTTTAAGCATTTGTTGCGTGACAGTCAATACGATGTGGAGTTAAAATTGGAAATTGGTGTTAACGGACGACGTGTTTTGGTGCCTAAAAAGAAGAAAAGCTCGTCACCTTACGCAATAAATTCTTTTATAATTTATACTTCTTTTTTGAGCAACGCCAAGATTAAACTCGTTAAAAACAACAAAGCGTGGGAAATGATGGATTTAGTTGATCCTATTACAAAAACGCCGTTTGACGACGACGGTTACCAGTTTAGAAAATTATTAAAAATGATTGAAGAGTTTCATCAAGAATTTTCTGGTGACAGTGAAGAGAAAACTAAAGCGATACGAAAACGAATTGTAAATTACGCTAAATCTATGCTTACTGCAAGTTTTAACGGAGAACCCATATTGGAGCCAGGTTCGGTGAAGTTTGACTTTGACGATGATTGCTGTGACGAAGTAAAAAAAAAATATTTAAAAGCCGGAGAAGATTTATACAAACACGCTGATGGTTTTAAGGAAAAAACTGATAAATTCAAATTATTTTTAAACCGACATCGTTTACTGAAAAGCGATGAAGAAAAAGAGGAAATTTTGAAAAGGAAACGCGCCGCGTCGACTGCAAAACGTCAATTAACAGCAAACATGTTCAACGATTTCGATTAATTAAAGCAAAAATCAAGCTGCATATTAAAACTATTAGGGTAAAACTTATGACAAATAAAATAACATGTTGTATTAAAACTTTATTTTCTTTTATTAAAACGTCCAATTGATCAAAATTATCCATTAGGCTTACAAAAATTAATTACAAGAAATAATTGTAAACAGGTGCGTGCACAAACGCATTTTTGTAACCAATTTCTTTGTAAAAAGAGGATGATGGCGGCATTAACGGTTTGTATGTAAACGGATGTGGGTTTTTGGTGGGCATATTCAATGGCACCGGTCCGGCGTTTGTGATGGCAACCCCTTCATATTTACAATATAATCTGACATGTTTTTCCGTACCGTTTAAATTGTTGAGTTCGACAAAAATATTGGGCACCAGTTTGTAACGCAATATTAAAGGATTAAAAATATTTACAAGATCGTGCAGTGTTCCGATATCGTTTGTGTTTATACCCAACAATTCTAACGAGTCTACTATGTATTTATAGCTGGGGCGACTGAATACGTTGCAATCGTTTCTGGGTCCACCTCGTATTTGTTTTCTGGTCGATTCCCACGATAGTTCTTTGTGTATAGTAGTCAATTCATCGTAATTTAAATAAACACATACTTTAACGCGACTTACATTGTTGCTCAAAGCGATTAAAAATCGTTTGGTGTTTAATATTTTAATGCCCATTGGAGTTTCTTTGTCGAAATGAATAAAAAAATTGGATTTATTACTGGTTTTATCTAATTCTTGAGAATCTCCCGCTAATTCACCCTTTAAACAAACCATGCCTTCTTCATAATCGACTTGTAGCGGACAATGATTGTTATATTGAGTACGGTCAATTGTTACGTTTTTGCAAAAATATAGGTTGTCGCTTAAAACCACATTAAAAATCAAAGTGGTACCGACACCAGTAACTTTTATAGGAAGTATTGCGTTCCAATAAACTACGACGCCTTTTTTAATATCTTCATTTTCCTCAAAATTTGAAACATACTTGAGTACTCTAACTTTATTAAAATTAGTGAAAACTTCTTTAATTATAACTTTTTCGTCGGCAAACGTGGGAACAAATATTGTAAGATCTGTGGCGTTATCTTGAACAATAACATTTTTGTACGGAAACAATATATATTTATCGCTTATAAAAACGTGTACACTATCTAAACAAATCATTAATGTTGTGTTTGACCTTAATATATTAAGTATAAATACTTTGTTTGATTAAAAATTTACATCAGTTATATTCGAGCTTGTAAAACATGCAGATATTCGTGAAAACCTTGACGGGTAAAACTATTACATTAGAAGTTGAAAGTGGAGATACTGTCCAGAATGTGAAGCAAAAAATTATGGACAAAGAAGGCGTCCCCTCCGATCAACAACGCCTAATATTTGCCGGAAAACAATTAGACGACGAACGTGTTTTGTCTGATTACAATATTCAAAAGGAGAGCACTCTTCATTTGGTGTTGCGTTTGAGAGGTGGTAATGATTGGATTTGTATTTGTTCTGAAGAAGGAGTGTGTATGATAATAAAGAAAATGTAACAATTTTATGTGATTTCATTAACATACCTCCCTAAAGGAATGGGTATAAATTTATGTTCATACAATATTCTTTGCACCTCTTGTCCTCTGTTGAGTTTTACAATACACAATAATATAATGCAAATTATAGCAGCAGCAATGACCAAAGATATCATTAAGTATGGAGTCAATAGTTGACGCAAAAGAGTTTGCGAAACAATTAATAGCCGATAAATGTAAAACTTTGATAGAATCCGCAAATATGCTACCGGACAAAGAGCTGGCTATAATAAAAAAGGCTCACAAAGAATACTCGGACTCGCCCACTCAAGCTAATTTTAACAATATTAAAAAATTGATTTTACAGACAAAATATGTAGAAGAAAGTGTAGAATACAAAAATTTTAATAGAGGTACGTTTTTGATTGCTTTAAATCTTATTGTAAACAAATGCCAAGACGTGTTTCCTAACTATAAAAGTTTTTTTGTAAATACCGCTAAACGTTTGCAAAAAATTGATCCTGACATGAAATCTTCGCCAAAAGATATGCTAAAACATTATTACGAATGTATTGAAGAAATGGAAAACCCAAAGTTGGACGACCACTATATGGTATCCTACGCCAAATCAACAATGACCAAAATTTTGTACGACGCAGTGTCAGAAATGACAAATATGAACGGAAGCACAATTAATCTAGAGAGTAGCAAAAAAATAGTAATCCCACCCAAAAAATTGGTATTTGTTAATAAAAAACACAAAAAAATCAAACCCATATTTATTTTTTTCGTAGAAACTACATGTTCCTCTTGATCCATACTTTCTAGGTCATCAATATCAGGTAAAAAAACGGGCTCATCTATTTTGGGCTCATTGGGTTTTACTTTGACTTCGTAAACTTGTTTTTTTGGGTATGTAGACGTACGAGCCTTGCGTTTTAAAGTCGGTTGTCTTCTTTTCCTAATTTTATCGGTTTCGGTTGCGCCATGACAGGTATCAGCTTCGAATTCGTCCCAATGGTCAGTCCACTCTACATTTAATGGGTTTTCTACGTAGCTTCCTTCCAAGTTTACATCATTCATTAACAAGTTTGATAATTCTATTAAAATAGTCTGTTGATTTTTTATAATAAAAGGAGTATTGATGTGCGTTTGTATGATTATTAACAAGTTTTTATAAAATTCATAAAAGTTTTTTAAATTTAATGCACCTCTTTCTATTTCGAACATAATAATCATCCCAGAATTATTAAAAGTAACATTGTAGAGTTCGGCAATTATTGTCAAAATTTCTTTAATATGTGTATAATATTCATGATTTTCTCCTATGGCTGAATAAGAATCGTTTAAAGCATCATTTGTCTTAAGAAGTTCAGTTTCTAATTGTTCGATTTTACTTTCCAAATCAACAGTTTCTTGTTGACACTCTTTTTTTAAATTGTCGATTTGGATATTATTTGTATTTATGATTGTTTCCAACTCTTCTTGTTGTTCATTTTCTGTTACATCTTCGCCTTCCGTTTTTTTACTCTCTGCCCGTCTGCGTTTAGGTTTTTGTTTTTGCTTAGCGCGTTCTAACTGTTTTTCCAAATTTTGATATGATCTAGGTACGAAAGCCCTTCTTGCAGTTTCTACACTTTTATCTAATTTTTTTTCTAATTTTGTATTTTCTTCTTTAGTGTCTTCTAATTCTTTTATTAATATTGTATTTTGTTTTTTAATGGATTTTAAATCTTTTTCTGTGCCTTCTAATTCTGTTTTTGTGTCTTCTAAATCTTTTTTTAAGTTTGTATTTTCTTTTTCTAATTTTGTTTTTGTGTTTTCTAAGTCTTCTAAATCTTCTAATTTTGTTTTTGTGTTTTCTAAGTCTTCTTTTAATGTTGTATTTTCTTTTTTTAAGTTTGTATTTTCTTTTTCTAATTTTGTTTTTGTGTTTTCTAATTTTGTTTTTGTGTTTTCTAATTTTGTTTTTGTGTTTTCTAAGTCTTCTTTTAATGTTGTATTTTCTTCTAATTTTGTATTTTCTTTTTCTAATTTTGTTTTTGTGTTTTCTAATTTTGTTTTTGTGTTTTCTAAGTCTTCTTTTAATGTTGTATTTTCTTTTTTTAAGTTTGTATTTTCTTTTTCTAATTTTGTTTTTGTGTTTTCTAATTTTGTTTTTGTGTTTTCTAATTTTGTTTTTGTGTTTTCTAAGTCTTCTTTTAATGTTGTATTTTCTTCTAATTTTGTATTTTCTTTTTCTAATTTTGTTTTTGTGTTTTCTAATTTTGTTTTTGTGTTTTCTAAGTCTTCTTTTAATGTTGTATTTTCTTTTTTTAAGTTTGTATTTTCTTTTTCTAATTTTGTTTTTGTGTTTTCTAATTTTGTTTTTGTGTTTTCTAATTTTGTTTTTGTGTTTTCTAAGTCTTCTTTTAATGTTGTATTTTCTTTTTTAAGTTTGTATTTCTTTTTCTAATTTTGTTTTTTCTTTTTCTAATTTTGTTTTTGTGTTTTCTAATTTTGTTTTTGTGTTTTCTAAGTCTTCTAAATCTTTTTTTAATTTGTCTGAATTTTTGTCTAATTTTGTATTAGTGTCATCTAAATCTTTTTTTAAGTCTGTATTTTTTTCTTTAGTGTCTTCTAAATCTTTTTTTAAGTCTGTATGTTTTTCTTTAGTGTCTTCTAAATCTTTTTCTAATTTTGTATTTTTTTCTTTAGTGTCTTCTAAATCTTTTTCTAATTTTGTATTTTTTTCTTTAGTGTCTTCTAAATCTTTTTCTAATTTTGTATTTTTTTCTTTAGTGTCTTCTAAATCTTTTTCTAAGTCTGTATTTTTTTCTTTAGTGTCTTCTAAATCTTTTTCTAAGTCTGTATTTTTTTCTTTAGTGTCATCTAAATCTTTTTTTAAGTCTGTATTTTTTTCTTTAGTGTCTTCTAAATTTTTTTCTAATTTTTCTAATTTTGTTTTTGTGTCTTCTAAATCTTTTTTTAAGTTTGTATTTTCTTTTTCTAATTTTGTTTTTGTATTTTCTTTTTCTAATTTTGTATTTTCTTTTTCTAATTTTGTTTTTGTGTTTTCTAAATCTTCTTTTAATGTTGTATTTTCTTTTTTTAAGTTTGTATTTTCTTTTTTTAAGTTTGTATTTTCTTTTTTTAAGTTTGTATTTTCTTTTTTTAAGTTTGTATTTTCTTTTTTTAAGTTTGTATTTTCTTTTTTTAAGTTTGTATTTTCTTTTTCTAATTTTGTTTTTGTGTTTTCTAATTTTGTTTTTGTGTTTTCTAAGTCTTCTAAATCTTTTTTTAAGTTTGTATTTTCTTTTTTTAATTTGTCTGAATCTTTTATTAATGTTGTATTTTTTTCTATAGATTTTTCTAAATCTTTTTTTAATGGTTGTATTTTCTTTTTTTAATTTTGTATTTTTTTCTTTAATGTCATCTAAATCTTTTTCTAATTTTGTATTTTTTTCTTTAATGTCATCTAAATCTTTTTCTAATTTTTCTAATTTTGTTTTTGTGTCTTCTAAATCTTTTTCTAATTTCGTTTTCAATTCTGTTTCTATGGTATCGTGATCACTCAACTTTTTTATTTTTTCTTTACAAATACTTAATTCTTCATTACATTTATTCAATTCGTTATTTTTATCATTAAACATGTCTGTGTACGATTCTTTTAAATGTTCGTAGGTATCATTCAAAGAATCGTATTCTTTTTTAGAAGTATTAATGTCTACAGTCAATTTTTCATTCTGTACCTTTAAATCGTGTAATTCATTTTGTATCGTAGTATTTTGTCCCAAACCGTAATTAATAGCCAACAAACTAAAATCGGTTGCTAAAATGCTGGTATTTGGGTTGCAAGCCATTATAGTTCTTGCCATTTGTGTAATAAAATCTTGTACCGATTGGACGTTGCTAAACTTGGGTCTTTTCATGATTAATCGTTTAACTTCCAAAGACTGATTTTTGGGAATATCAACAGTACTATTGACAATTCCGATATCTTCGTTGTCATCTTTGTAAATATTTAATAATTTATTTTTTTCTTCGTTTAGCGCTTTTAACACCTTTACTAACAACACTTCTGTGTCTAACGCTTCCAAATCTAAACGTTTATCTAACCATTTACCATTATCAATGATTAGGCCGCTGTTAACAATTAATAAATTTCTTAACCTTTTTTCCTTTTCTGTGCACTGATGTCGTTCGACCAACCAATTGGCTACAGATCTTTTCATTCTTACTCTATCTTTTTATCTAGACTGGTTTGTTTGTTAGTTTCATAATCCTATTATTTATTTTGATCCTATGTCTAGATTCGAATATCCATGAAATTTTTTTGGCAACCCTGGCGATTCGTGTTTTAAAACGTTCTCTATCGATTGCATAATTTTGCCAATGACCGACACGCGATTGGCGCGCTGCAAACAACCAGACTCTCATTACCAAAATTTTCGAATTCTCTATATCAAACGTGACAATTTTTTTATCGTTCGTTTTTCCATTCAATTCTGCTTCTTGTGTCTTCCCACAATCTAGTGGTGGGTTCGTGTATACCATTACCGCTTAAAGGTATTATACCATCCAAGGTAAAAGTGAAAGCAAAATCGGTGTTTTGATTAAAAATATCTGGAGGACACAAAAGCTTATTTACTCTATATTCATTGACGGGCGTGTCTAATGACAAACATTCCACGCGAAAACTATAAGCACGTCTGTTGGTATCTAACCTGTTAATTATGGCAGCACATTTGCTTGTATTGTCATTTTCGTCAATATGTTGCACTCTTGTAGTGTTAACGTTGCCACAATCGCAAATACCAGTCTCAAAATTAGGTCTGACATTTCGGTTTACCCATTGCACGGACGTGCATACGTTCGGTAAACATTCAATGTTATTAAGTGGATTTAAAAACATTTGATTATGTCGCATGTCCAAAGCGTCGCATTTAATTTCAAACCTGCGATTACCGTTTTCTAATTTATCATCCCAGCTATATCTAAAGGTATTAACGACAGGATTAACTTGCCGATTTAATAGATTGTCCCATAACACTATTTTGTTAATGTCTTCAGGTAATATATCATCGGAGTGTTGCCGACCCGCCACTTGAATTAAATTTCCTTCGCCAGCAAAATATCTAGGATCCTCGGCGATACAAGTCCATTGGTTAACACTATGTAATATAAGTGATGTTTCGCTATTACAATTGCGCGGTATTGAATTCATTGAACAATAACCGCCGCTCATCAAACGATTACCGTTGACTATAAATATGTCGTTAGGTGCTACATAAAAATATACGGCCCTTTCGTCGTTGCACACAGCGGTACAATCAAAAGTACCAGTGTTTTGTGCTGTAACAAGAGTTGGTACTGAAAAACAATTACTGCTACCCTCTAATGTGTCAAAATTAGTGTGCCAACGAACAGTGGGTAAAAAGTGTAACGGAACGTAGCGTCTTCGCTTCATGCTATCTTTAAAATCTTCGTCTTCTAGCAATTCTTGGCGATAATTAGCGTCAAATGTTATTTGTTGGTGAGCAAAATACAAAGGAACATATTGTGTGAATACTATTAATACAAATAAAATAATGACTAAAATCAACATTACCTGATTGCTTAATAATTAGTATTTTTAAACCCTATGATTGTAAAAGTATTTCCAGATATAAACGTCCATGTATTGGGTTATATTTTTCAACCATGGTTTTTTGTCACCGTAATAGTTGATGATGTACGGTTGTTGAAAATTTTTTAAAACACTGTAGTCACCCGCGTTCCAAATATACAAAGGACTCAATTGAGTGACATTAATCTTTTCCGCAATTAAAGCTTGTGTCAATACAATTTCATCAAACCCGTTATTGTATTTGTTTGTATTGGTTATACACAAATTGGACGGTGTCAACAAAATGTCAATTCTGTTAAAAATTTTTAGAGAGGGTGTGAAAACAAAGGTTCCTGTAAATCCTAAAAAATCGTAATTCTCAAATATAAATTTTTGAACATTGTAATCTATAAGATTTCCGTATTTAAAAATTTTGTAATGCGGATTGTAATTGTAATCGAAACACATTGCGTATCTGTGTTTAAACAGATGATCAATATTTTTTAAAACTATCTGATCCGCGTCCAAGTACACGCACCTATCGTACATGGTTAATTGAAAACAACGCCATTTCGTAAATGAAAAATCTATCCATTTTGTGTACAATTCTTCTTGTCGTTTAGTTAACATCTTGCCGCACTTGAAATACATATAGGGGACTTGAATTATTTTTGTAAAAACTTTATTTAAATTCTCAATTTTGGTTACATCGTTGGTGACCAAGCATACAAGATCGTGACAAGTGCCCGATTTTATCAAACTTTTGGCTAAAGCGATTGCTCCTTTGACATAACTATCTCCTAACATTACCAATGTTACGTATGCACATTTCATGTTTACTTATTATGTTTGCATTTGTAGAATGCAAAGATATAGTACAATTACGTTTTGTTATGAATAAAAACAATAGTTTTGTAGAAATCGATAAGGCCAAATCGTCAAACGATAAATTGGCTGATGAAACGGAATACAAGAATAATTTAATTGAGATTTATAAAAATTTAGAAGACTACAAAAAAGAGTTTGATAATGTGTTACAGAAATTTGATAACAAAAATTTTGCAGCTTTGCATGAGTCTGAATATAAACGAAAAGTTAAAAATTTAAATTTGTCATCATACAATGTACGTAGATACAAACGTTTTCATGTGGATTTGAAAGTTTTTTGGCCTAACAAACATAACATAACGTACAGTGTGATGAAAAAAACTATTCCAGATCGTTTTAACTCGACTTTAATTAAAAACGAAACAGAATTTGCGTTTGGGGTGTGGCAAAAAGCTATTGCTTACAGTACCAATAAAAATATTTTGCAGTTTGTAAAGGTCGGTGATGATAACAAAGAGGCCAACATAAAAGTGCTATTTGCTCAAGGCAATCACAGCGATTTGTTTCCGTTTGATGGACTCGGTGGTGTTTTAGCACACAGTTTTCCGCCTCCTATAGGAGAAATTCACATAGACGCCGACGAAAATTGGTTAATACAAAATAACAACGACGACGACGACAACGGTGTAATATTTTTAAACACGCTTGTTCATGAAATCGGACACGCGCTGGGTCTGTACCATTCTAGCCTAGAAGATTCCGTTATGTATCCGTATTATCAAAAAAATGATTATCACACTTTAAAAACCGATGATGTAAATGGGTTATATGAATTGTATGTTCAAAATTTTAACAAACCTGAAGAAATTATTGTTATTCCGGATTGGGTGTACTCGGATTTATCAAATAGTATAGACGCGAAGTGTGATTTTCTTCCAAAGTCAGTAGCATCGATACGTAACGAATACTACTTGTTTAATGAAACTCATTATTGGAGATATAGAGATTTTGGCTTTACCAACTTAATAGCAATTGGTGAAATTCAATATGGCTACTGGCCCGAAGTTTGTTGTGTGGTAAGCGTTACTACATTCGAAAATAAAATAGTATTTATTGACAATCATCTTATGTATTCCTACAATACTACCACACTCGACACTGTGGTGCCGTTAAAAGTAAAATACAAAATATTGTTTGAGGACGACAATATAATGTACGGAATAGTAGATGGTAAATATTTGTATTCTGCGATAACAAATGAATATTTAGGTACTATAAACAATAAATTTGTAGGAATCACAAAAGTTGATTGGGTGATAATAAATCCTAATGTTGTTAGCGTAGGCGTGGGACGAGGAAAATGGTTATTTAAATTGATCAAAAATGATAAAATTTATGGTAACGTTTATCACGTAGTTGGGTCGGTGATGTCTTTGATGTATAATTGTTAAAACTTAACAATGGATAATAAAACTGTGAGATCATAAAGTGTCATTGTTAATCATGTCTTCCATGGATTTTGACCTGGAAAATATTGTGCGTGAGCAAAATAAAGATATTGAGATTTACAAATTGGCAATAGAAACTTTGAAACGAAATTTGGAATTTGTAAAACAAGAAAAAAATCAAATTATTCAAGAACAAACGACTGAACGCGCTAACTGGTGTTTAGTTGACAAACAACTCAATGAAGTAATAACGACGTTGGCAGAGCAATTGCGGAATATGGACAACGAAATAAAGGATTTAAACAAAATTAAACAAGAGTTGCATAATGTAAAAAAGGATCTTTTCAATCAAACCAGAGAAATGATAAGTGATAAAAAGGAATTATTGGTCTTATCAAAAAAAAATAAGATTTACAAAAAAAAAATTAAACAACTTATGCTTCACATCGTGGAAAGTAACGACTATTTAGATAATATAATTTGTGACGGTGATAATTTAATAAAATGATGCATTACCAAATTACCCACTTTTATTACAAACCCGTAGACAATTTAGAATCACCTTTGCAAAAACATTCCATATATGTGTGTAAAAATAAATTTGACGAAAATGTGTTATGGAGAGGAGAAAAAAAACAAATCAAAAGTGTTATTAAAAGTTATAATTGTGATATAATTTATACAATACAAGATTTTGATTGTGTCTGGGATTTTGTGTGTAAATCTAAAAATGTCATAACACTAATAGGTATCAAAATGTTTAAAGATACAGAAAAGATTATAGAAGCAGAAATCAATAGAGTAATAAATTTCGAAGACAATTATTATTACAAAGCTTAACTGATACAAGTTTTTTATACAATTTCTTTTATACAATTTCTTTTATACAATACAATTTGTAATGGTTTTTTTCTTTTATTAACATATTTGTTATAGCAGTATTGCAATTGCATAATAGTTGAAACAAAAGTCTCAAAAATTGTTCATCTTCTGTGACGCAATACATGTTGATTAAAGAATACATTTCTTGTACAAGCGATGTGAAAAGTTTAGTTTTTTCAGGGTTCAATTGTTTCGCCAGCTTAATAAATATTTTTTTCTTTTCAAAGACAGAATCCATTTTCTTTTGCAATCAGATTGTCAACTTGAGCCACACATTTTTTTTCTTGTTTATAAAAGTTTTTTAACGCTTTATACACACATGCGTTTTCGCAAGTCTTGCACTGTAATTGTTTTACAATCAAATAATTAAAACATTGTCTATTCGTGTAGCGTTGTTTGCGCACTCTTACGCATAAATTGTTAAACGCTTGTAAACTTTTAGGGTTTCGATTAGTGTAAAACAATTTTCGATATAAGCCAATCAAATCGTTTCTGTCGTCCAAAACGCCTAAAAAACAGACATTTCTTTTTTTCGCATCTTGAATAATTAATTGCTCTTCTTCAAAATCAGGCGACTTTTCAACTAGCATTTTTAATGTTTTACCTGACATAACAAAATATCTACCGCCAGGCAAAAATGTGTTGTTAGCTCCAATATTATTAAAACGTCTTAAAAACTTGTCAATTTTGTAAGTCTTCGTCTCGTCAATAGCGACTCGCGGATGATACTCCTCCATGCTGTAATGAAAAGTTGGCGAGCATAAGTGATTAAAAATTCTCCCATACATATGCAGTACCTAAATCGGGATTTAATTGGTGTGCAAATCTAATAGTAGCCAAAGGTGTTGATCCGTTTTGATGTAAAGTTTTGTACATTTTGTCATGTTTGTCCAATAATTCTTGAATAGAATTTGTTTTTGCTGGCGCTACTTCAGAACATAATTCTAATAATATATTTTTAACACTCCTCAATTCGTATTGAGTTTTATCATACTGATGTTTCAATTCTTGAAAAGTTTCTTCTAATTGATTGTACTTTTTTGAATAATTTTTTAATAAAACTATTATGTCCTCGTGCATTATTTAAAACTTACATTATGTGTGAGATAAGTTAAAATATGGCGAGTCAAATACTATTCAAATTAATTTTCACAGAACGCACTGTTATCATTATTCTTATTTGTTTAATTATAGTAATGGTAATAATGGTCATTCAACAATTAGATATTATTAATAGTAATATAAGTGATTCAGATAGGCCTCCCATAGATCCTCCAATAGACCCTCCTCCCATCGATCCTCCAATAGACCCTCCAATAGACCCTCCTCCAATAGACCCTTCTCCAATAGACCCTCCAATAGACCCTCCTCCAATATCACCAGAACCACCGACAGGTCCGGCAAGTGAAGAATTAACAGCGTTTCACGAATTTTTTAAAAACACGTTAATGTCGCAATTTAATCAGAAAGCTGAAAAAATTGTAAATCCCAATTTCGAGTGGAACAATATTACAGTGTTTAATGGACTCGAACCGTGGACTAGTACATCAGATTTTGGCACAATGTGTCATGCTGTAATTGGATATTGTGTGCGCTATAACAATCAAAATGACGTTCTATATAAAAAAGCAACCTTGGCCGAAAATTTAACTAATAGTTTGCGTCTGTTAGGGCAACATTTACCAGAGCCGGCACCTCATCAAAACGCACCCTGGGGACCTGTAGCCGATTGGTATCATTTTACAATTACTATGCCTGAAATGTTTATGGTAGTCACGGCAGTGTTGTCAGACACCGACCTCTATTACGAATGCGCACAATTAACAATAAAATGGCTCTCTTTGTATTTGCCTACAGCTACGTCCTCAATGGGTTGGACTCGCACAGCCGGAAACGCAATGCGTATGGGAGTGCCATATGTTTACTATATTATGTTGAAAGTGCATTCGCTGCAATTTATAAAAACACTAGATTCCGTTCAAAGTGTGTTGGCAATTATAAGGTTTCCTTATGTTACTGAAGGCAACGGACTCCATGTAGATGCAATTTACATAGATCACATCGATGTAAGAGCGTATGGTTATTTAATAAACTCATTTTTCACCTTTAATTATTACATTTATTATTTTGGAGTTGATGTGTTAAATGCAATTGGACTAACGCAATCAATTTTAAATGTTGCCTCTCCTGAAGGCATAGTCAACCCAGCTGTAATGTCACGCAACGGAACTTTGCATTCTAATGTTATTGGAAACTTTGTAGAATATTATAATGCAGTTCATTCGTCTGATTATTCTAAAGTACTAACTAAACTTTCAGACCTATATTACGGGAGTGTAGTGGGTACTACAACTCGACTTGCATATTATGAGGCTGATCCAACTAACAATATCCAAGCTCCTTTATGGGCAATGAATCGTCGAATTTGGAACAGAAATAGAGCTATAATAAATTACTCAAACCAAACCCCGGATAGTGTTTTATTTGAATCGGGTGTATTAAATCAAACGACAAATGGCATATTACGTGTGCCGTCTACAACCACATCGACACAATCATTTAGGCCACAGATCGGTGAAACAGCATTAGTTAAAACACTAAATTGCGGTGCCATGTTATCCTATTCGCGTTTTGCTGAACTAAACGAGCTCGAGTTCATATCTTGCACTTTGTACTATAACGAAGGAATGTTTCAATTGTATTACAACATGGGTGTTAAAGAAGGCGCTCTCAGTGCAAACGGTCGATTAGGAGTTTTGACGCGAAATATAACAGTACCTCCAACAGTATCTCACACACCATTATCGTTTGCGCAACAAAGAGAACAAAATAACAATTCTAGTGAAGGTTCAGAGTACAACGGAGTGGTGTGTTACAGAGTTCCCATAACTAATTTAAATATTCCTTCATTAACAACAAGAGTTCAAGGTAATATGGAAATAATTGAACAAGTCGTTGCGTTAAACGCGCTAAATACCAAAACCGGTTCGTGTGCTTATAAATTAAACGTTCAAACTTACACAGACGACTTACGTGCCTTTTTATTGGATGAAGGTAAAATTTATGTAACAGTTGGAAACGTAAAAACTCTGTTTAAGTTTCCGTTTTTGGCTATAAAAGAAGGCTCCAGGTTGGCGATAAGTAGCGCTTACGAAGATGTGAATTTAGACGTTAAAGTAGTAGAAGATATAAAAAATGATATTCAAGAAAGAAATACAACTGTTCCGGTCAACTGTGTTTTAGATAATGACACGTTCACTTTGAATGATTTAAAGTACCTTCAATTTTGGTTTGATTACGAGGGATAACGGATATCGTCATCTAATTAGTGACGCGCATGAAAGGATTAACGAGATTACCCCCTATCTACTATCTAGCGAAACCACAGCCAAGGGAACGGGCTTATTATAAACCCGACTATATAGTTTTGTTAATCGATTTGGTATACATATCGGTATTGTTCTAGTAAAAGCACCTGGTGAAAAAGAAAATAGTGTATAACCAGATGCACATTGACAATCTTTTACTTCAAACGGATTCTCTTGTAATTGTAACTCCATGTTTCCATTCTGACAAACATACGATTTTAACGAACCATCATCGTTGATTACATCGCGATACAAGCTTAAACACATTGTTTCTACGACTAATTCGTTTATAGCATTTAAAACTACAATCAAGCCTCGATTTGCGTCGCAATCGTTAATATTTTCTATTCTGGGACCTTTGTTACAAAACCCACCTTGGTCACAACGCATTACCATACCGTCTATGCAATTATCTCTACATTGATCGTCCGTTAAACAAGGTACATGCACGTTGTTACAATCCAAAATGTTGTGTTTTTGAAATAAAATATTTACTCGTTTGTTATAGGTGTTTTGTTGCGCAATCCAAAAATGAATTGCTATTAAAATTATAACTACCATTATACCTAACCACCACATGATTACTTAAGATAAGATAATAATTATAAATACTGCAATGCAATGCAACATGAACCAGCCCATATTTAGCAGCCATCATAGCAACCGTCATGTCGGAACAAGGTTTCTCGCCCAAATCATTATCTTTTTACGCCTACAAAGTGTTTGTACCATACCGTAATTGTGATAATATATCGCCAAATTGGAATAATCTACCTAAAATTATTAAAGATCAAGAAATGCAGTTTAAGTTAGAATTAGAACAAGACAATATTGCAAAAATGGTCAGAACGTGGACTCCAAAATTAGCAACGTGGGATTGGAGTTACGGAAAACGGTTACCAAAGCCGATGTTTGAAGTACTCATGATGTACAATAGCCGTTCGGACGTCGGTGCGTCGAGATTGTTGTCGCACCGTCCACAATGGTGTGAAGAATTCATGATCTATAGAACAAAAAGGTATAAAAGAACAATAGACGGTAGACAAGAATATATTTGTGAAGAATGTTGTAAAAATGACTACAACAATTACTATATTAGCGATATAGACCCGATTTCTACCGCTTTTGATTTTTACGATTATTTCGCTGTTATGACTGATAAAAGTAACTGGTGTTTAGACTGTCAATTTACACCATTGTTCGAATTAGTTTCTTTATATGCAAATGAACAATATGACGAAGACGATGAATATGACGAAGACGATGAATAAACAGTAATAATAATTCGGTATTTTATTTTAAATATAAGAAATGCATTTTTTTATGTGCGAATACAATGATCTTTTTCAATTCGAATGGCCCGCAATATTAGATCGAAGCACTCTTCATTTGTGGTTAGGAATAGACTGTTTGAGAAACAAAGGTTTTACCTTTCCAATCAATGTTCCTGTAAAAAAATTCAACAATGTAACATCACACATAATACAGTCTAAAAATAACGTTATCGTAATAAAACAAAAAAAAATTAATTTGGACGATCAGTTAGATTTTTGCAAATCGACAGATTTATTGCTCTGTAATCAAGATAACGATGTATACCAAACAATATTAGAGCAATTTTTATTTTGTCATCTTCCGTACTATTTAAACACGCACCTTAATAATCTTCAACTTATTAGTTTGTTCGATGTATCAGATTATTGGAACATGCTTAAAAATTGTGACATGGTTAGAAAGTATTGGTTATTTCGCCTAAAAATAGTTACTTTAACATACGAAAAAACTAAAAATGAAGTCCAAACCAATTTAGAAGTCCAAAACAATTTAAAGACTTCAAATAAACTCACGTTTACTGATATAAAAACTTCAAATGATGTAGAAACTGTAGAAACTGTTATTAATAATGTAAAAATGCAATTTAAGTTGTTACAAAATTACAATAGCTTAGATAAAGTCTACGTCGCATTAAATTTTAATAAGCTTTTAAAAGGTTCAGTAGGGTTACTGGAAGTGTGGTTAAAGTGGAAATAAATAGGTTAATCTATTATATTTTATTAGTACAAAAATGGGTGTTACAATTTGTTGTTTTTAGACTGTCGTAATTTTATACACTCTTTTTTATAGAAATCTACGGCCGACATGCTTTGAATTAGTTTGTTATTCACGCTATCCACGCACATTTTTGATGTTTTAAACGCCTTTTTTAGCGCTTCGTTTTGATGCTTTAATTGCTTTATTTGTTCGTCTTTTTGGTTGATATCATCAAAAGAGTTTAACAATTCTGCTTTGAACTTTTTAAAGTTGTCCGTCATCATTTCTTCAAAATGGGGTCTTTTTAGTTTTATGATTTTATTATTATGATATTCTTCTTTTGCTTCTTTGAGAACTTGATATTTTACAACCAAATCCATATGCTCATCTTCTAAAGCTTTAAATTTGTTTTGCTCTTTTTGATAATCTTCACGTAAAATATCATGACTATGCTTGTAGATTTCATAATCTGCTTGTAAAAGGTCAAAATCTTTAGATTTATTTTTTAATAATTCCTTCTGTGTGCGCAATTGTTCTTGTATCATCTCTAGGTTAGTTATTTGTCGTTTTTGACGAGCGTCCTGTTTTTCAATTATAATTTTTTGTTCATTATACAAAGTTTTGTAATCAATAGTCTCATTATGCTCTGGCTCTTTAAATAATTCGGCTTGTTTGGTTTGTTTGGAGTAGTCTTCTGTTAAAACTTTAGACTCTTGTTTGGAGTAGTCTTCTGTTAAAACTTTAGACTCTTGTTTGGAGTAGTCTTCTGTTAAAACTTTAGCTTGTTTGGAGTAGTCTTCTGTTAAAACTTTAGCTTGTTTGGAGTAGTCTTCTGTTAAAACTTGGTCTTCTGTTAATTTGGAGTAGTCTTCTGTTAAAACTTTAGACTCTTCTGTTAACACTTTAGACTCTTGTTTGGAGTAGTCTTCTGTTAACACTTCAACAGACTTTTGTTTGGAGTAGTCTGTTAACAAATCGTCAATGATATTTTTTTGAGTAATATTATCTTCATTTGTAGTAATTTGTTGTACCGCAAAAACAGTTTCCTCGTAAAGTGAGGCAATTTCCTCGTTAAGTATAAGAGAAAGACTGGACATTGTGCTGGGTCTAGATCACAACCATTAATATGAGCGTGAATTCGTTTGCTCACGTTTTTATAATAATTGATAAGTTATCAGCTCAGATAACTAAGAACCGCCTCTAAATACACCTAAGATAAAACTGATGTTATCTTCAGATAAACCCAAGATAGCAAAAGGTCAGCAAGATAATAATCCCATTAATATACTAAACCAGTTGAACCGGCTAATTAATTATACGACGGTGATAAATATACACGGTCACCTTTACAACACATGTTTTTTATTTTTAAAACGAACACGATAACGACTATTATGCAAACAGAATAGACTATAAATTTTAATTCCCACCACCAATTGCCAAAAAGGTTAGAATACCAATTAGCGTAAGAATTATCGTCTGCAGGTGGTAATTTTAAAACAGAATCTGTCTCTTCTTGAGTCAACAATTTTTTTAAATTGTGCGTAACATCAGTTAGAGTGGTAAAATCTAAGCTTTTGACAATTTTATATGGACGATAATTTAGCGGTATTAAAAACTGTGAAAAATTAAAATTAACGACTCTACACGCGTTTTCATTATAATTTAAAACATGTTTGCTCATTAATTTACTCCTAGAAGTTCTTAATTTGCAATAATTTAACAATGTCAAAATGCCTGTCCCTTGCAATGTAATTTGTTTGTTATAGCGCCCGGAACCGCAATTCAGTTGCGCATTAATAGGTTTTTCGTTAACCATAAACAACCATTTGTTAGCATTATTTAAACTATAAAATATCTCGTTTTGGAACTGAGTAGCGTGTACTTCGCAGTTATTGTTATGGTTAAGACCCCTAAATAAACGCACATCACAATTTGGCGAGTAATCGCTTTTTTTGCTTGTCATGGAACCGTAACATAATGTCAAATTGTCTAATTTCGTGCAAGTACTAGTGTCGTCTAATCTTACGTAATGCTTAGATTCGCCTTTTACTTCGAATCCTATATATTGACTTTGAGGAATTAAAAATTTACACATTTTGTTTTTGTCGCAATCGGGTAAAGAAACGGGTTTATACATATCAAATTTAGATTTATCCATTCGTGGTACTTGTATGACAAACATTAATTGATCTAATGGATTGATAAAAACATTACATTGCACAATATGCATAACTGTATGCATGTCTTCAAAGCTAGGTTTGATCACCCATTCTGTTTCCTTGTCATAAGCTTTTGAATCTATTTTTAACATTTCATCCAATAACACATTAGGGTTAATAATTAAAGAAGATAACTTGTTACTGTATAATGCAGTTTGAATTCCCGTAATTATTTTATTATATGTAGTTTCTATTTCTTCCAAGTTATCTTTTAGATATATTAATTGGCTGTCCAATTTACAATCTATTTGATCTTCTATTTTATGTTTAATGTTTTTTAAATTTTCTGCAATATGCAATGTTTCATTTGTCAATACTTTAATGCGATAGTCTGTATTATTTGTGTGATTGGATAATTCATAAAGTAAAGCCGCATCGTTATCGTCCATGACACCAAAAAAGTATTTATTTGCGCGTCCTACAAAATTAAAAGCCCCTCCAAAAAACCCCCTTTTTGTCCGTTTACTTTTTTTTGGCAATTTTTTGTGCACTAATAAATACTCTATACTATTGTGAGTCTCCAATAGATTAGCAATTTTCCTGTTTATTATGTAACTGATTTCACGTTGATATATATCTTTATTATTTAAACATTTTTCTGTTTTATTGTGCAACGTGTTTGATAATGCTTTTAATTCAAAAAGTCTATTTTTTAATAGCGTATATTCTATGTTTAATATAAAACTCCATGTGTTTACGACAAAACCCAGAGTGCTTTGAAATTCGTAATGAAAACCAGCTTTTGTAATTGGCACAATACTATAGTCTGGCGTAATACCATATTCACCATATTCTGATTTTGACGTTTTTATCACTAACCAAGCTATTATACACCATAGTGATTTCATTATAATAAATAACAGTATATTTATTTAATAATTTTATATAAACTAATATAATGGATTTTACGTGATCGCAAGTAAACGTGGTCCATAAACTACATCCATGTAATTACACTAGGGCTGCACTCTGCTGGACACAGGCCTCCTCTCAGAATGAGCGGGCTTGGGTAGTAGTTCCCACGCGGGCGGGGAACGAGGTCCCTGGTCGATTCCCGGAACGAGGTCCCGGGTCGATTCCCGGCCGGGGCAGATGTATAACAAACAATACTACATGGCATTCGTAGACTATTACAAGGCCTTTGACTCTTTGAGACACGACTTTATATGGAAGACACTAAAGAAACAGGGCGTAGAAAGCAAGTACATATTTAGAAAATAAAATGCGTCTGGTAAAATGTACCTGTGTTTGTTAAAATCAGATTGCCTGTCTACTAAAATTGTACTACGTAACGCCGCCTTCGCTGTGCGATGCAGGCTAAACGGGTGCGGGGATGATTCGTGACAAACTCGTGACGTCACCGTAAAGTACGATGAGCCGCAGCGTTAATTGGATAGCGAGTGGGCATTCGTAACTTAGTCATTAATACGAACGCAGCAATGAAATGGCGCTGGAGGCTAACTAAAAAGTAAAGGAAATAAAAAATAAAACCATAATTAAAAATAATAAAAAATTTATTTAAAAACCATAACATAATTTACACCCAGTTCCAGTTCCAGCTGAGGAACGTTAAAAATACTATATTACAAGTTGATAGGAACACTTCTCCCATCACTATACACTACTATGTCTTTATATACAAAAGGGTTACAGGCCAATAATAAGGCTAAATATTACCGCGAGACCGATAGCGAACAAGTACCGTGAGGGAAAGTTGAAAAGAACTTTGAAGAGAGAGAAATGACAATAACCGCAATTAAGTACAATGAATAATATAAGCCAGTTAAGAAATGTCATGACAGAGCTTAAAGAAATAAACCTTTAAAAATATAGGTTTGCACTAGGTCTATAACGAGGTAAGTTCAAGTTTTAAGTATTAAAAAAAGCCAAAATTATAAAATTAAATGAGCCAAATTATTGCCAAATATAAAACCCTACTGTGCACACCCTAACTCTATACGACCCAAAACATATCGTTTTGTCCGCACATGTCACACAATAATGATTTTGGTTGTTGACACAAAATCATTATTACATGCCCTAACAAAAGGCAACTTTTGGTTCATTTAAGTCTTATAATTAGAAAAGTCTTAAACTAGAAAAGTGAAAAGTCTTAAACTTGAACAAAACTCGATGAGTACCTAATGTTAATAGTAGACTAGTAGAGTATGGCAACACCGGCTTAAACAGTTCAATTACTAGCAGCAGTTAATCTTTATAGTGTGCTTCCCTAGAGAAACTAAATATAGCAATAATAAAACTAATATAGCAATAATAGGTACAATAGGTAAATAATAGGTACTAGGTAAAACTAATATAAACCAACACCCCACACACCCCACACATATATGATTGAGTCCAATAAAAGCTTACACTGTAAATAAGTTAAACATCTACAAAGCTTCTTCTACTAACCCTGCTTTTTTAACATGTTTAACAAATCTATGTTTAATTGCAGTCAGTTCGCTTAAGTCTTTACATATAATAGTGCGCATATTTTTTTTGCTAGTATTGTTGCACTTATTAAGAATGTAACCTTTGGTGCTCTCCCACAATTCCTTAAAGTCTACGTTATCGTCTGACTGCAGCACCATGGTGGCTACAACAGTGAAAGTCGAATTTTTTAATTTGTTTCTTAGATAACTAGTGGCGCCGAATTTACATGTTAAAGTATTATTCTCCTGCAACAATACAATAGCTTTACATTGAGAACGTGATTTGTTAAGGGAAACGGTGCGGGTCGAACGAATTCTTTTAGCGCGTGGTTCAGCTGTCGACTCAGCTGTCGACTCAATATCTTGTTTACGCTTGGAGGGCGCTGAAGGTTTAAAGACATCTGAGACATCTGGATCCGAAGTCAAAAGACTGAAATCGGTGTAGTAGGGGTTGAAGTATTTGCGTGCACGTTTAGGCGATACTGACTTGGCTTTCGTTTGCGACCTGTCTCTGGAACAGGATCTTGACGATGCAGAAGACGAAGACCCAGAAGAGCTGGACGTAGACGAAACTGAAGACTCTCGGGTGGGACTTCTTAGGCGTTTTGTGGGAACAATCTTGCGTTGTGTAAGATACACAATGTCTTTGGGTGCTGTAGCCGCTTCATTTTCTGGTGTAATATGTACGGGAGACATTTCTGGTCTTGGGGTGGCTGGTAATTGTGCCATGTTAAATGGAGACGGTTCTTTAGGTGCTCTACTTGGAGTACATACATAGTCATAATTTTTAGAGCGTCCCGTATCCGTATATTCCACAGTTTGAGAGGGTTCATAAGAAGGTTCATAAGAAGGTTCATAAGATGGAACATAGTTTATGTTACTAGTGCCCCAACGTTGTATAAAATCAACGTTAATCGTAGGATAATCAGTTTCATGGGCAATTGTGTAACGCTTATGCGTTATAGGTTTAGCTTTAGGTTTATCACATACCTTCATCTCTTCCCACATAGTATCGAAGCCACTGTCATATTTTTTTTTTAACTCCACCACTAACGCATTTAAACGCATAGCTGCGCCACTATAATCACGTTTCACAACATTTTTTAAGGCGGTCACTAACTTGTACAAAAAGATGATATTAGAATCATCATCTTGATTACACTTATAATCATGAGTAAGGATCACTTGATAGAGCTGATGGAGCGACATGTTGCAAGGGCGCGCGGACAATAAATGAGTGCGAGCTCATCTAATGCTTCTTTTATATCCGTGGTAATCTTTCAGATTATTTTTATCGAGGCCACCTTATCAAGGTTAATTACTTTGTTTGTTATAGATAATTTATTTTTATCGAGGCCACCTTATCAAGGTTAATTACTTTGTTTGTCTCAAATTATCAGTCACGTATGCCTGGCAGGTCACGTATACCATTGATAACTAGGCAGATTATTTCGATAAGAAAACAAACCATTTTATTGCATAGCAGTTGACGATTGGACGCAGTGTAGACTTTGCTAGTTAAAAAGGGCGCATTTCGCGTGATTTACCGTAAAGGCGGACGTTTTATTATCATCGGATTATTTTCTAATCGAAAAAAAATGAGGACATGATTGATAGGCACCGCGTGATAGGAGCGATAAACCCCGCGTGATAGATTAGGATGACGTCAATGAACGGGTATATAAGCCCATACAAATTAACTCGCACTCATAACGTTTACTGCTGTTCTACGGTGCACTTCTCTCCAGCCTTGGTAAGTCCTTTAAAATATAGTATTGTTATTATGCTTGTATTAAATAAATTAATTTATTATTAAATTAATTTATTTGTTTTATTGTAGTCTGTGAAACCTATGCTCTACGGAACTCTGTTTGACGCGGAACCCAGTCTGAAACGAACGGGCTCTGTCTTTGCTGTCTACTACACTTGCTGTGGACTCTGTCTTTGTCTTTGTTGCGGCTCTTTGCTGAACTCCTTTGCTGTTCGACGCGCCTGTCTGTTATAATGGGTAAGTGTTTCTTATTATACATATTGAATTAGGTGTTTAGTTAGTTAGTATTATTGAGTGCACTCGGGGCACATAGTGTTGGCACATAATTTTTCCGTATAACAATTTTTTTCGGCAGTTAGTTTATACTTGTTTTTTTTTACAGCTTTACAAAGAAAATGTGGTGTTTGCAAAGTTGACTACGCGGTGATTAGATATGGTTATAGCGAGCCTTTTTTAATGTTAAATTGTGGGCACTATTTTTGTGAAACTTGCGTTTCTGAGCTATCTTGCCCACGAGATAAATACTGTACAGACTATAGATTGTGTCCTACGTGCGACGAAATGACTAACCGATTAATGTCTATTAGGAAAGGTGTAGCTTATAGTGGTTTAGTACATAAATCAAGATGCGTTTCTATAGTTAATGGTAGATCGTTTTCGGTTTTATATAGGGAAAAGTTGAGATTGTTTAATAATAAAACTACTAATTTCAAGATCGATTCTATTACGCGTCCAAGAACCCGGCATAATCAAAGTTCACGTAACCAAAGTGTCAATAATAACCATAATGTTACTCACAGTGTTGTGAGTCGCACTGACGCGCAGTACGAAAGTGTCAATGATAACCAAAGTGTCAATTGGATTTTTGAGAGGTTAAGAGATATGTTGACTGCTGATCGTAATTCTGATAACAATTCTGATAACAATTCTGATAATGATTCTGATAATGATTCTGATAATGATTCTGATATCGAGACTATTACACCTTCTCCGTTTGTAACTAGATGTAATTGTAATACTTTTTGCAATGGTTATTATTGTGATTTTGAAGTAACCCCAGTTAGCACTACTGTTACTGTAGTTGACCAGTCTTTAGTTAAAAAGATACAGGATAACTCTAAGATTCTGTCTACTATTAATTTGAGTAATGCTATTAGGTGCGAATTAGAAAATTTTCTATGTCTAAACCCAAACTTTTCTAAGGCAGATTTATATCAATTTGTTTATGATAAAAGAAACAAGTGTAATATGTCAGAGGCATTTTCAATATATGTAGCATTTTTCGATAATGATGTGGTAAACGATTTAGATCTATCCACGGATACTATATCCAATACTAAAACTCTTATATCCAATGCTAAAACACCTGATGAATATGCTGCATATATATTGCGTACCCCATTATATGAACAGTATATGAACAATAAAAAAAATAAAGGAGATGAACTTGTTATAACCGACTCTAATGTGGATACTGATGTTATTATGATTGATGATGATACTGATGTTATTATGATTGATGATGATTAGTTATTTTTTGATAGTGTATTCTTTTGTATTATAATATTAATTAGGAGGCTAAGTTGGAGGCTAAGTTGTTTTTTAAAGAAGTAGGACGCCGGCTGCGGGACCGGGGATTAGACTCTTTGTATTATAATATTAATTAATGTATATAACTAGCGATGTAATTACGATATTAATAAAACATTAATTTTTTTTAAGTTTGTATTTTATTACCTTTTTACAAAGTAGACAAAATCTTAAGTAACCTAGAAACCTGGTCAATCAGTAACCTGGTCAAAATTTTTTTTATTAAAAAACGTAGTTACATAGTAGACAAATGCGCTAACCTTTTGTTTTCTGTTTGTTTGCCAGATAACATATTCGATTGCCTACCGCAAGAAATGTTGGAAAAACTTGGAACTTGTCTTAAAATTAAAGACAAAATTAACTTTGAAATAGCCACTAAGAAACACATACTTCCTGACGTCATGGCGGTGACTAAATTAGCAATGGGGAATAGCAGTTGTTTCTTAAATCATGATAGTGTTGTTAATCCTATCTTGTATTACTTTAAAGATAAAAATTTTTTAGACTTGTATAAGCGACATGTTAAGTTGTGTAGAATAAAAGTAAATGGTTGTCTATCCAAACACAAACACTTTCGTATTCCGCCTAACTATAAATTATATAAATATCAATACATGGCTGTCGATGGCGTGTTTTACGGTGTTAGGAAACACTTAAAAAAATTCACTTTTTCTACATATGCTATGTACGGAAACTTATTTTTTGCTCAGTATTTATTAATACATGATAAGTTTGTAAACCAATGTTTATATGTGTATAAGCCAAAGCCGGTCAACCGACCTTACGAACTATATGGTAATGAAAACCCAAACGAACATTTGAGTTTAAATCTAAAACTTGGTACTTATAATATACCAAAAAAAGTGTGGTCGGAATATTGTATCGCATTCCCAGGATTTCGTTATTAGGAGTGACTTTGTTTATCGTATTTTAATAAAATTTTTTCTATTTTAAACAATATTTTATTTTACACCAAAATGGGTTCATTTAATAAATTAAGTACAGCGTCTTCTGTTTTACTTATACTACATATTAAACAGTTAACTCTTATTTCAAAAACTATGTCTGTTATAAATATATTAGCAAACGCGTTAGCTCTTTCCGGTAACAAACTTTCATTATCGTAACCTCTATTAATTAAACGACTAACTAATAAACCCACCCCCAAAGATGTAATAAACCACTTGTTATTATCTGAACACGGTTTAAGTTGTTTGAGGGTAGTCTTTTCTGAATCGGGCAATGAGAATAAAATCTGAGTAGGCAGTTTCAGGATGCGTAACACTTCGTCTGCGCCAACCCACAATGTCATGTCTAAAAATAGAAATGGAACATTGACTCCATCAAAGTTTTTCGTAAAGAGACAGGACATTTTTATACTTATAATACGACAATTAATTAGTTGCCTTTATTTGCACGTTTTTTAATAGCTTTTCGAAATCCTCTGTGTAATCGTTTAATCGTTTGACTTCTTTTTGCAAAGACCCCAATGTAGAGGCTACGTCTTGTGACAGATTACCACTAATAACAAGTGGTTCGTTAGTGGTAGTGGGTAAAGTGACAAAAGGGTCTGCTATAGTAGGCACTGGATAAGTGGTCGTATCCCAAGTGTCTGCTCCCCATTGCGCCACTGACCCAGAAATAAACGCGTTAAGAGCGGCAATAATGCTGGACAGTGCAAGGGGTGTATTAGTATTTAAATTAGTGACATCTCTTTGAAGGTTGTCAAGGACACTCGTAATAGAGTTTACTGCGTCTGTAAGATTAGTTGTGAGATTCGCTAAATCTTCGGTAACCGTGTTCAAAACGTTTTGCAAGTTAGTCACTAGGTTGGTTAAATTTGTGATAGCATCTAAAATAGTAGTAAAATCACCACCCCCATTGTTAAGTATTTGCTGGACGTCATTTAAAATAGTCTGCAAAAGCGTGGTGTTATTTTGCATCGCTTGGTAGATTTTAGCTAAATAATCACACTTATTCCCACCCCCCGGACCAGGATTTGGGCAGGGTCCAGAATTATGACCAGGCGGGATCATACACAATGGGTTGGTAGCACCGCACGAGCTAGGGTCTGCTATGTAACTAGCAATAGTATCAAACATGCGCTTAAATGACGCCCAATTGGTTAACTTGGTTTTGCCAAAATAAACCGCGAATCCGACTTCTGTGGTAAATAGTTTGTTAGCAGGATAGGTTGTGTCGTTAGGCGCCAAATCTTGCCACAACTTTGTTTCGCTTCTAGGAAACTCGTCTGCGTGCGTTTTACTATGTCCCAAAATACTTAACAATTCACTGACTCCGACGTATGGTTTATCTCCGATTGTACCACTATAAAACACGGGCACGTCCGTTCCGTCCACGCGTGTCGAAAATATGAGCCTGGACATTATAAATTATCTTATCTAAACTAATTTTCTAATTAGCGAAAGATAAGCTTAATTTTCTAAGTGTGCTAATTTGACGAAAAGTCGAAAGACGCGTATCGGTGTCCGGGGCCTGATTTAAAGGTCGGAGACCAAGGGTGGTGGACAAAATAATGTGTTCTTGTGTTCCTTAAATAAGATAATAATTAAATGGCCTCTATTCCGGCAGATTCTAAAGCTTTTCTAAAACCCTTTGAGGGAACAGATGTGACATGTCTAATCTTAGATGTAGTAGCTTGGTTTGGCGCCGACGAAATTGTCTCTATACTAAACCAAAATTTGTGCACAGCTATTAAAAATTTGCCATCTTCTCAAAAAGCAATGTGGAAACAGTTAGAACCCCAAGTGCATAGCGAAAAACAATTTATAACCAGTTTAGGTGTGCGTATTCTTATTGGACGAATAGACTCGGTGGTACCACAACCACCTTTATCGTGTCACGCGTCTTATTACAACAATACACTTATAGAACCTTATCCTTCTACCAGCACAAGATTTGATCTTAGTCGCTCTTTGCACAATTTAGGTAACATTTTTATTAACGAAGCTATTTATGACGTACGAGCTTATCCACAATTAGACGAAAATAATGTCAAAATAAACAAAATTTATAACATACTATTAAAGAGAAACACACCATAATTTTATTACAGTTTATTGACAATACTTTCTAAAAAATCTTTTCGTAATTTAACAATTTTTTGATTTGTTTTGTTTGGATTTTTTTCAATTTTTGCCATTTTTTCTTCGTGGTAAATTTTACGAGTGTATTCCTTCTTTAAAGCTGATATACGGTCCAACTCTTCAGTCAAATTCATCTGCAACAAAAAATTAAGATAACAATGAGGTATAAATTCGGCGAGACCACTTTGGGGTGATTATAAGGACAGGTATCGACGGTGAAGATTACAATATTATAAACGTTCTGCGGCTGGAACTGGAATTTGCGGCTGGAAGTGCGACGAATACATGAACAACATGTGCATACTCATGCCAGGTTTTGAAGCTCACCAGACGGTGATTTTAGACCAACCCAATTTAGAAAATCGCAATTTTCGTGATATAGTGTACATAAATAACGTATCACACCCCGATCTTGTGGTCAATAAAAATGCTATCATGGCGTTTATAGTGAGTGGTGAAGTGAAACAAGTAAAAGAGGTGACCACCGAGTATGCAAAATTTTACAAACAAAAGTACGATAATGTGTTTAGTACAATGTATGAAAATAAATGTATGCTTGATTGCAGTAATGACATATCTGCTGACGAGTTTATTAGTAACAATTACATTGTCGTTGCTTTTAAATTGCAATATGCAGAGGAAAAATGTGTCGAATATTTGAATAAATGGCAATGTGAAGAAGATGAAATCGTTGCATTTAAAAATAATTGCATACCGATTTTAATGAGCGAAAAACTCAAAAGCGCATACGTGGTTTTATGTTGCTTAAAACCGGAATTGTTAAACGAAGATTGTACAGTATGCGTAACCTACGAACCTGTCAATAATATTGTTATAATTCCTTTACAACATGAAATATCTGAAAAATATAAATATGATGTCCTGGCTATTGTAAGAGGTGTTGGATGCTACAAACTACCGTTGGCGACGATTCGAAATTTAAAAGATGTTATTAAACGTTTAATACAATATGATGCAAAAGTTTTGCATGAACTTCCTCATGTATTCGAAGAAGATTTTAAAACCGATAAAATGTATGATTCAATTCTCGATTCTATTTCGGATTACGACGATGTTATGACAAATGTCAAACACAAGCACGTTATTGATTCTCTTATCGAATTATTGATAAATTTAATTGTCTATAATAATATAAAGTTAGACGAAACTAAAATATCCGAAGAGTTTAACAAAATTTTGACTGCAGGGGGATATAATATTACAACTATTAAAAGCAAGGATCCCGCAATTGATAGCGTTATTTATATGGATCCCAATAATAAATATTCTATAATTAATGGTTTGTTGTATGATATGCGTGACGAAACTGTTGTTGTAAAGATTAATACAGAAAGCACCGTCAACTCCAATTTATATATTCATGGTTCTTTTTAAAATTGTTTTACCTTGTAAGTTAAATTAAATGGCTTCTTTTTTTACGGGTCTAAGACGCACTAATAAAGTATATCCAAACACAAACAGTTTTTTGTCTGACCATGCGTTATTTATTAGAAACCAAACACCTGTAGGTTTTAATTTAAACAATCCTACCACAATGGGTATTGCCGGAGGTAATGTTACGCCGGGTTATAATATAAACGGTACCTTTGTTAGCAACGCCAATGTCAATTCGGTGCTTAGGAACAACGATGTTGTTGGTATGAGGCAAATTTTTCCGGAGGCATCCAATAATCAAATGAATGGTTTGACAAACTTGAGGAGAGCCGACAATATTCCAGATTCTACTATTCACAGTTTAAAAACAAGAAAAAATAACGTTAAACAATCACATCCCGAAACAGTAGTTAGAGATAGAGCGGGTGTCGAAAATGCACTAGCGCAGAATCCGCGTTTAGGCGACTATTTAAGGGGTGCCGGATATGTGACATTGTTTGGAGTGGGTGTTTATTTAGTTATTAATGTCGCCGATCTTGTCGGGTCAATAGTTGACGCGATAAACCGCACTGGTGGTAGCTGGTATTTTAGAGGAAATAATGGGGCTGATAATTTTAACAACATTCAATCGTGCATATTGCGCTACAGAACTTGCGGCGTACCATTTACAGATATTCAAGATTCGGTATGTGTTCTAGATCCACACGACGCTACAAACGTTGACCCACTAATGACTTTAGAAGAAGCAAGTGATTTTTGCAATAACTATAATCATGCAACAGAACAAAGTGTTTGTCGTGGTTCAGATCCAAACGCAAATCCTACAAGTTTACAATACCTTGACATAAGTCTTCTTGCATCCAATCAAACTATAGAATGTATCGAACCCTACGATTTTGGTGATTTAATAGGAGATTTAGGATTAGATTGGTTATTAGGCGATAATGGTATTGTCACCGCCAGCTCTAACAGTTTATTAAGTGTATCGGACAATTTTTTGACCATAATATTAGTGATAGGGGGAATTTTAGTTTTGCTTTTCATTGGATTTATAATCTACAAAGTAACTATAACGAAAAGAAGTATATGAACACGAGTTAATAATGAGCGTGAGTTAAAATTAAAAATTTTAATTTTAAAAATATTTGCTATTTTATGTCGCGCTCATTATTTGCTAAAAATACACAAATTTGTATATCGATAAGCGCGAGTTAAAACAGCAAAAATTTTTAAATTTTTAATTTGCTGTTTTAACTCGCGCTCATTTCTAGAAACAAACAAGCGAAGAGCGAGCGGTGTAACCCAAATTGAGATTAAAGCTCATTTGTAAAATGTGTATAATCAATAATATAGTAACATATTAAGTGATGTAAAATAAGTATTTTAGCGAGATGGATTTTAATAGTAGTGATGAAAATCTTCCGCTGGCGTTTATGCATTTGTATTTTGAGTTAGACAAAAGACATACAGAAATTGACAATTATATTAGTGACAGCAAAAATTATGCAAGAATATTAGATTATTTGAACGAAATAAATCTAAAATTTATAATTGGCGACGCTAGTGTCGACACCTTTATTTACATCATGCCACAATTCAAATTTGTTTGCGATAAAGATTATCAGTTGGAAATTGTAAAGTTTAGTTTTGGAAATGCGTATTTAAGAAAAGGTGCATTGGTGTTTGCTACAAATTTTTTTGTAACAAATCCGTCTGATGCTTTTGATTTCATTATACCAAAAATACCTCTTTTACGAGAAACTTTCGAAACACAAACTAGAATTGGAACCAAATTTTATATATGGAATGGCACAGACGGCATAATTTTTTCTCGTACATACCTCGATTGGATGGGTATGAAAGTTTGCAACGGTAAACCTTACTATACAAATAACTATTATAGAATGTATGTTGTCGGAGAACGACTTGCTAAACAAATTATAGAAGAAAAGATTTCTATAGAAAACACACCCTTCGATGCTGTTCTGAAAAATTATTATAAAGGCACATTTTTAAGGTTCACCGATAATGAAAAATATGTATTAGCGGATAAAAAGATTAACACCAACAATTATGATGTGGTGTTTGACATGTTTGAAGAAGAATTCAAATCCAACGTCGCGCAAATACATTTCATACAGCGCGATTATATATTTGATGGAAAGTTTCCTTTAGATCTGTTAAATGAATTACAAAGTTATTGGACTTCCGACACTTCAGTATACAAAGTGATTAACAAATTTGGGCCAAAAAACCAAATACAAGATTTAATCAAAACCATTGTAATCGATAGATATTCTGTTAACGGATACAGAAAAATGATAGTTGACAATATACATTTTGTTTTGCCAGCAAACAGATCCTCTGATGTAGAACATGTGTTTATTCCTAGAAATGTCATTCAAATTAGGCACACTTTGAACGCAGCGTTTGTACCCAACTTGGGTTTAGTAATAATGGCCTCAAATGTTTTTTTCGGCGCTCGAATTGTGCTTAACTTTGAGCCTCACGTAGATTTAAATTATTTTGTAAAAACTAAAATTAATGTAAAAGACACTGACATTTTTTATCATGTGGGCGGATCTTACTTTTTAGAAGAAACATTTTTTAACACTAACAATGTGCAGATATATATTTTGGTAAGAATAGATGAAGATTTAATAGTAAGACATAATTTAATAAGAACTTCTCATAAATTGACAGACCTAAAATACTATTGGGTGTTGAATACTATTTTGAGTTTATTTGTAAGAAAGTAATATTAAATGGACACATTTAGAGGAACCGCTGATACTGGCGTTAATCGACGTATAGCTGGTCTTGAGCCAAACTTATTAATGACCATACTGGTCGTGTTGGTAATAGTCATTTTATTAGTATTATTGTTTAATATGAGTAGTGGCAGTGACAGTTCTGGTTCGGGCGCAAATCCAAATGCAGGGTTTTTCAATCCACTAAACACAGCTATGAGAAACAACACAGTTAGAAACACACCCGTGGTAACCACAGCAACCACCACTCGTGCTGTTTAAAAATAAAATAAAATATTTTTAAAAAATAGTTTTATTTAATATACAGATCGGGAACAATTACATTATCATAGATAGCCATGCCATAATTGTACGTATTGTTATCATTTTGTTCCCCCATCAAAATGATACCATCGCAACTTTCCTTATTTCCATATGTGTTTATACCCGATTCGTAGGTTCCTTCGTCGCTATGAATTTCTTTTTCCCACGCCGACACTTGTACTGGATTTGCAGTAATCACAACCGTGTGTATTTTGTCATCTTCATCAAAATATTTTACTACATACGACTTTAACTTCGATTCTATTTCAGAATAAGATATTGGTTTCTGATTGTCATATTCCACAACCAAAAAGTTACAATTACAAAACTCTCGCGTATCATCAACATTTATATTTTCGTCAAAAAAATATTTTAGTTTTTTGGTAACAGCCAAGTCCATCTGCTCATGTGGCAATTCACCAACTTGATAAAATTTCACATCATATCCTCTTAAACGGGATGTAAGAGCCCAAAATTTTTCTTCTTCATAATTCTCTTTAGTCAAAGGGGGTCCTACAGGAATGTTTCTAATGTGATTTTTGATGTTTTCGTCAAGCTTGACATCGCTGATAAAGTTTTTCTTCATGCTGACAATGTCGAGTCCTTGGTTAGGTAAAATTTTTACTTTAAATTCTTCCATATTGAAACTTTTCAAAGGAACATGTCGAATATGGGGTTGTCCAACATAATCCCGCAGACACAAAGTAGCTTTGTGGTATTTAGTGAAATTCATCGTGGGTACTTGGTTTGTATGTGATCAAGTATGAACTAACTTTATTCTCTCTGTTCAGTTGTTTATATACGGCTGTCGGTGGCTTATCAACTGATTGTTTGGTCAAAGATTACTATCGGCGGCGTCTATATGGCGTCGATGTCTATGTCATTCTCTGCGTCGTCATTTTTGGGCCGCGGCGGCGCCAGCACGGCCTTAATGCGTGTCGCCGCCGCGCGGTCCGAGTACTCGATCTCCAGTTCCTCGGCGCTGTCGCTGCTATCATCCTCGGCTTGCTGCAGCCAGTTCAGGAAGGGCTGCGCGCGGCGGTGCACGTCAGCCATCACTTCTTTGCTGAGAGTCTTGCACGACGGCTTGTGGAACCACTCCATGATCGTTTTCTCTTGTACTATGTCTAGGTCGTACAGCAGTTTAAGCGCGCCGGCCACTTTGGGCAGCAGCGCAGTGTCGAGCACACAAAGCGCAGTGAGAACGGCGCGTTGCGCGCGCGGGTCATGTTGCGTAAAGCGCAGCAACAGCGCGCGGTACTTGCGCACATCGCACGCCAGCGCGGCCGGACGCACCAGCACCTCAAAAAGCACCAGCGGCGCCTTTGATTTCACTTTTAACCGTTCAGCCTCGTGTAACAGATCCGCAGCGACTTTGTGTTCCGAGACATCGCCGGAGGTGTGCTTCTGCTTGAGGTACACATAGAACAGGTCCAAACGTTGCTTTTGGTTTTTTTCCATGTCTTCGTTCAACGTCATAGACTTGGTACTCTCAGTCAGGTTTTGCATGCGCGCGCGCACGGCGGCCTCGCTGACGTCAACGGTCCAGATGCCGTCGTCGTAATCGATTTTCTTCTCGTGCCGTGACTCGGCCACTACTTTGCTTTCTGGTTTAACGTCATTGTTGTCCGCGTCGGGCTTAGAACGCTTAAAGCGCTTGCCACGGTTGCTCTTATTTTGCGAAGAACCCTGCGTGCTAGGGTCTTTAGGTGGAGGATTCTTCAGTATGAAGGTGTTGAGTTTGTGTGATAAATCCAGCTTGCCATGGTAACCGCACGCTTTGCAGCCCTGAGAGATGGTGTTTCTCTTGGTAGACACAATAAGCTCGGTCTCCGGGTTATCGCATTCCCGACACAGCACAAACTTGCGAATAAAGCCGTCAAGTAAGTCCTGCAGCTTGGCAGAGTTATGCGATCCGTTAACGATGAAGCGCTCGTTTTTGTGATCAAACTGCGTCTGAGCGCCAAGTTCGCACCCGAAATATTTCGTCGGGTAGGTGGCAGGGCGTCCGAGCGCCTTAGCGACTTCAGGCATGTTGACAATGACGGTTTTAATACCGTTTCCCTTACCCTCGACCTTGGCGCAGATGCGCGGCATTTTGTAGCGGTAGAACGCGTCCGCCACATTACGATTTACGTTCAGGGTCCCCATCGTGGTCGATACTTATGATAATTGTGTGCAGTTTCATGCACGCTTGACGACAGCCGACCACTACTCGCTTTGTACTGATATGTTGCTAAAGTAAATACTATTTTAAATGTTATCTTATCAACGATGTAATTTCAATTAAGCCATTTTATATCAGACTGCCTCTAAAGATTAACCTATGTGAGTAAGGTTATAATTATGGATGTAATAAATGTTTCCACATTTTTATTTGTGTTATTTATTATTATCAAAATTATTATTTATCACGGCATGAAAAATCTACAAAAACAGACTTGGTTTAAAGAACGCTTGTGCGTCAATGGTTACTACGGCTCTGTTGCAGATCCGTTTGAATGTGATGCTTATTATCATTGCCCTGAAGGTATAAAATTTTATTGCGACACAAACGAGGAATTTGACGCAGATAAAAATGTTTGCGTGTCAATATCTACCAACGGTTGTTATGGTATTACCGAACGACGTTTATTAAATTAGTGGGGCGATAGTGTAGTATATAAGCGAGTTCGATGTTATTAATCATGCAGTCGAGTTAGATTCTCCTTTAATCACGTTTACTGTATTTGTATTTACAGTTGGAGTTGGTGCCGCTATCAATAGACCATGTAAGTGATTTTTATTATTTATTTTATAATTGAAGGCACGCAACAAGTCGAATGGAACAAAACCGCTAACTAAGCACCTTACTTTATTGTATTCGTTTTCATTTGCTTTAATTTTTTTGTATACCATAGCAGCGGGTAATTCACTACCTTTTTTTATACCAATGACGTACCAAAATTCTTGGTATTGATTAGTAATTACTTTAACGACGTTAAGTTTAATTTTATCTACCACGTCGGGTAGTAGACAAGGTGCGCGAAACATGCTTATTACGAATTTGTCGTGATGTGACTCGTTATTGATTGAAAAAACGCAATTTATAGGATTGTTGACGTCGAGACCGCTAACCGTTTTTGTTTTTTTATTGACTGGTTCTTTTATAAATTTATAGTTAAACTGTGTAACTGAATTTAGAGTGTTGGAAAATTGAAATATTATATCTACGTCGTTGTTGGATTTCGCTTTGCCTATTTGAAACATTGGAAATTTTTTTACAGGAATAACACTTATATCGATATGGAAGAGGAGACGCCGTTTGAATTGTTGACCACAAACGATTCGGAGTACGAAAGCGAAGAGAATGAAATCGAAATGGACATATCTGAAGTTAAAACGGTCGAGGTGCAGCCTATTGTTCAACCTTACGTCAATCCTGATAATCATGTCAATCCTGATAATCATGTCAATCCTGATAAAACTGAAAGCGTTCAAGAAACACAATTTCAAGATGAAGACGATAAATTAACAATTTTTCGGTGGTTGAATCATTTTAGAACTACAACGTTTCACATGTTTATATGTAATTGGGACGGACTAAAATATGTCAAAAATGAACGGTATTGTGAAGATGTGTATTTAAGAAAGTACCATCAAGTCAATGGCAACGCTTATGAACTCCTGTTAAAAGATTGTAAATTTTTCATTACTACAAAATTGATTCAGCATGGCAAGATATTCTCATTTCCAAGCGAAAAAGTTATGAAGCATGTAGATTTAAAAATTGTCACACCGCTTTTACAGATTATTATGAAGGACGGCAACTCTTTACATCAACATATTATGGAAGCTTTGATTAACACTGTATTTATTGGGGTTTCTAATAACAGTGTTGGGGTGGTAAAGCGACGAATGTTAGCTGATAATTCGGCAAAGAGAATTAACAAGATTACCAACAGATATAGCTGGAATAGTGAAAAAATAAAAATTAGAAATCTGTGCGAAAGCAATGATGTTCAATCACTGTTTGATATAATGTACAAAAACGGAGGCTATTACAAATTTACACAAGACTTTACTTTGGATTACACTAAATTCATAGCCCAATTTAATTATAATGTGCAGCGATTAAAAACAGATATAATAGAACATGTGGATAATATTAGTCAAACAAAAATGTTGGTCAAAAATTTGGCGGCTTTGTTGTATAAAACTGAAAATCTAAGGGATATGCAAGAATTAAAAGATATCAAAGGTAATGAGCAGGACGTGGATGATTTTTTACGAATTTCTTTAAATTATCCAATGGGAGATGTGTTATTTAACATGAAAACTAAAGGGACCAACAGTCAACGTTACCGGCTAAATTGCTTTAAAATAGATCAAGTTTATTTGTGGATTAATAGTATGGTTTATAAAACTAGCAAGTTTGATTTGGAATCTGTAATACTAAAATATAAAACAGGAACACACTACATTATCAGTTTTAAATATGTATTTAATACCATGTTAAGCAAATTACACTCTGAAGTGGTCAAATTGGTAATACGGTATATTCTTTCTAAAAGAGAATATAGTTTATTGGAAAATGATATCAAAATAAACAACAAATTACTTTACAAATGTTTAATATTTTCATAAATTTGGTTATGTAGAGAAATAAAAAATGAGATTGAATTAAAACGTTAAAAGTTTTTAAAAATATTTTTTAAGATTTAATTCAAACTCATTATAATTTTGTTGTGTTTGACAAAAATTTTGTTAAAACGTTGTGTAATATGAATCTGATTTAAAACGCTAAAAAATTTTAAAAGTTGTTTTTGGAATTTAAATCGCATTCAAATTTTGTCAAACTGTTGTAAAATGTTATGTTGTAACTTAACACTCATTATTGTATTCATTTTTAATTATTTCCAAGTCGTACGCTTTTTTGGTTTCTTTTAATAAATCGCCAATACCGTCTAAAATTTTTCTTTTGTTATTTTTGTTTGCCATTTCCACGAATCCTTTTATAAGTGTGTCAATTAAAAGTTTTGAGCCTTCGTCGAGTTGTGTGTTATTTTCAATATAAATATGTAAATCTTGTAGTTCGTTCCATTCGGTTTGTTCTTCATAGTTTAAAATGTTGTCCATTTTTTTTGACAATTTTGAAGTGTATTATAACTTTGACGAGGTTGTTCAGTTGGTGTTGAAGTATAATTTAGAAAAAGCCGACAAAAAAATGTTAAGTGTTGAATGTTTAAAAATTATATCTGCAAATGAGCAAGTTTATTGTACCGATGGTATTAGTATAAATAATAGATTAATTAACTACGATGAATGCTATATTTCTTTTGAGGGTGTGATGGAATTGATAGAAGGTAATCAGTTTGGTGATAAAGAAAATTTAGAAAATTTATTGGTCGAATGTACATTAAGGGTGGTGTTGAATCCGAATCATGAGTGGTTAAAGAAATATATAATACGTCTGCAAGCTCGTGTTGGCGCTTCTTTTGATTTGTATTTTAAAATATTAGAGCAATATATTTTGGCCAATAAGCCTTGTGTTGAAAAAATTGGGCCGACATTAAACGAGTTGTTAACGAAAGCAAAACTATATAGACATTCCCCAAATGATTGCGTAGTGTTAAATCAGTCTTATCGCTCATTTGATCTAGCTAGTAATCTGATGTTGCAGTATATATAACGCGTAATGGTAGGAATATTTTTAAATTATTTTCAACATTTGTAGCGCAAACAACATGACTTCCGAGAGGCAATGTGATTTTTTATCTGGCAACAGTTCTAATAATAAACGCAAAACCAGCACAGATTCTTCGGAAATTGAAGAGGAACATAAAAAACGCAGATGGTTTACCAAACAATATACGCAGTTGATTCGTTTAGTGGTTATTAATACACATATTGGTATGATGAATCACTTACTGTGGGTAAAAAAAATTTTTCCATTTGCCACCAAAAATGACGTAAAGGAGTATTTGGATGAATTCAAAGAGTTTGAAGAAAATGATTACAAACCCAATGAAGATGATCAGAAAAAAGGAATTAACAGTGTAATAGAGCAAATGCAGCGATCCCATAAAACACATAATCCTATATGTTTTGCGATTAAACAAATAACTAATTGGTTATCCGAGAGTTTGAGTACAGTTGATTTGGAAAAATTCAACAAATTTATGTTAACTAATAAAGGATTGTCTATTAAAGACGGAGATGACTTGTTTGCATCTTTTACGAGTTTGTTAGACGGTAGTTTTAATCTAGATTTAGAAATTCAGAGTAATATTGATTATTTTAAAATGTTGTATAATGAATTAATTATTATGTATAATTAACCTGGTATTGACAAAAAATTGTAATTGTGATTTTTGGAAATAAAAAATAAATGATTAAAATTTTAAAAATGGATGTTTTATTATTTCATCATAACTGCTGAGGCGTTTGTTTTTATCAAGTGTCAATAATCTTATTACAAAATCCATAGCTTTTTGAGAAACATTTTCGATGCGTTCCAATGGCTGCGAATATAAAGTCAGCATGTCTGATGGGTTTATGTCCATCATTTCTTGGTTATCATTATCGTTAATGTCGAATGGATAGTTTGACGATAAAATTTCATAAGCCACCACTCCCAATGCCCACCAATCAAACGATGGATCACATGGTTGTTTGATAATTTTTTCCGGCGAATAATAAACTGTTGTACCGTCGTAACATGAAGGAGTGCCTATTGACCTTGCCAACCCGTAATCGCACAAGTAAGCTCTCCTTTTTTTTTGATGAAACAAAATATTTTCCAATTTGACATCATTGTGAATAAATTTTTTGTTGTGCAATTCGTGCAAAGCGTTGATTAAAGTAAAAATAATTTTACAGCATGTTGGTTCGTCTAAATCGTAACTTTTTTTATTATGAACCAAATCAAACAAGTCTCCACCCGGAATGTAATCCATGAGTATTAACACATCACCCGATGAGTTGTAAATAAAATTGTGTACTTTGATAAAATGGGGGTTGTTGCGCATAATTACTGCAACGCTGAACTCCAATGGATTAAATGATGACTCTTTGATGGTTTTACAGACGTATCTTTTTGGGTCACCTTTTTTTTTGCATAAATATACGTTATCATAAGAGTCTTCGTCATTTTCGCCTAGATTTTTTATAATTTCAGTGTTTTTTAATTCCAATAACACTCGAGATATGGATTTGTTAGGATTCATTAAAAGTAAAAATTACAATGCTGACGTTCGTGACACAATAAAGTTAATGAAATGGAATAATAGCTTAAAAAGAAAATTAAACACGGAAACTGACGACAACGTGTTAACGTTAACGGTGGAAGAGTTGACTGAGTTTTTGGACAGCGTTTATAATATGATTATTAAAATTTGCAAATCACCAACAAATAAGGTTGATGTTGCAAAAAATTCTTCCGTTGCAATTACTTCTTCGTTACCCAAATCGAAGCCGGCGTCCAATAACATCAACGTAATAGTTTGTGATAAAATGGAAGACTTAAATTCTAAAATTGTTGATACTCAAATAAAATTAGACGAAAATGTCGCTGAAAAACAGGATTAATATGCGGGACCAGTAAAAAGCGGTACATCTGGTGCGAATTCTTTAATTTTAAACAATAGCGACACCTCGATCATAATTTCTTCGATTTCGGCGGAAGTGGTTCCCACATATACTAAAGGACGGTGGAAATACGGCCAAAGAATGTCGTCGAAGAATCTCTCAAAGTTGTCATTGTAGACGGATTGAAGACACGTGAGCGGGAATGCGAATCCTTTCTTGGACAAGTTGATGCGTTCCATGTTGTTAGGACCAACGTAGTAAGGATCCTGTTGACGGATTACATCATGTGCAACGTATTCGGGGTTAGCACCAAGCGCGTATTGCATCGTAAATTTGTAACAGCGATTGGGTTGCATTGGTCTGAGTTGAATTTCAAACCACAAATCCATGATTTCTTGGTCAGTAGTGATGGGAAACTCTTCAGAAATGAAGCGTGTCCATGTTTCGCGAAGGAATTCCTTTCCGCTCCAGTTGCATACCAATTTCATGGTGTCTGGTTGAACGCGCCTAATTTCCTTGAAAAGGGTAATTCGTACGTTCTTACCGGGTCCACGAAAAGGATCCTCGGTCACCATGTACTGATTGGCAATATCTAGAATGGGTTCGTATTCAGCCTCACGTATGCGGTCTTTTTTGTGTCGAACATCATTCAGCACAGAACCTAAGCTTTTGAGGTGGTGGTTGTCAATAACGCATGAGGTGCCGTCGTGACGACTGTATCTTAATGATTTGTTATATCCCAT